TTGGTAAGTCAACAGGAAAACTGGTTGAGAAAGGTATTGAGAGTTTAGCAAAATATAAAGCAGTAAATTATATGGCAACTTGGGGTAAGAGTTTAGCAAAAAGTTTTGGTAAAGGTATACTTCAAAAATTAGAAACAAAACTAGGACAAAAAATTGTTGAGACTTTAGATAAAAAGGCTGTTACAAAAATTGAAGATTATTTGTGGGAAAATGGGGAAAAACTTACTGTTGATCAGGCAAGACCTATAGTTTGTAAATGGGGTGCAGCGTATTGTACAACATTTGATATTATGGCAAACACTGTTTTAGTTGCAAAAGAAGGTAAAAAGGCCATAGAATCAATTAAAACTGGTGGTGAAAAACTTGATAAAATAAAAGATGCTGAAAATTTAGTGGGTAAAGTTAAAACTGGTGCAGAAGGTGTAGAAAAAATAACAAAAGGAACAAAAGAAACTCTTAAAACTACTAATAAAAGTATTGAGGGTGCAGAACAAGTTGTTGGTGACGTACAAAGAGGTGACTATAAAAACCAACAACAAACGGGACAAGGAATTCAAACAGGTGGTGCTATAGCAACTAAACAAGTGCAACCAAAAAAACAACCAGTACCAATGGCTGAAGATGTTTTAGAAGAAATAAGAGAAATTAATAGATATATGAGAGTAATCCTCTAAAAAAATAAAACCCCATCCTAAAAAGGTGGGGTTTTTTAATTGGTGGACCTAGTGGGCTCCGACTCCCACGTCCGGTTCGTTTTGTCTAAGAGACAACTACATGTTTAGGTTGGTATTTTTTAATACCCCAAAATAGTTGATTTGTTCTTCACCATCGTAAATCAACAACCAATGGTCCCGAATCGGATTTAGAGAGCCATCCGGTGTGCTCTATCAAACTACGACTTCTGTTGCTAGGTTATATGTCTGCCGACCCCCCGTTTCCGTAAACTTCTTAAGCTACAGTAACTTCAGAACCTCTTACTAATCCAAGAGTTTCCATTTTGTTTAGCACATTGCCAGTTGTTTTCTAAGTCAGTTTTTAAAGAGATTAACTCAGTCCCTACATGCCCTTATTCTTCAGCCAATACCTGTCAAATCCAAAAACACCCCCATAATTTCAAAGAACTATATTAAATAAATATAATAATACAAATATAAGTATAAATTAACTTATATCCAAATTTTAATATATTTATCTTTATAATGTCTGATTATAGCGAAACATATGAATTTTTAAAAACAATCTCAGAGGGAGACACTTCAAACATATCATTTAATAGATGGTCATATCCAAATTTAATTTATGATATAAAATACAACAGTCAACATCCAGGATCTACAATAGTTTATATCGTTTTTGAAAATGATGAGGAATACTTAAAGGTCTTAAATATTGATGACGATGATGACATTTATATTTGGAACAAATTTATGGGGAATTATTATTATGGTTATGATTATGAATATGATAGATATAACGAGGACTGGAGAGAAGGTTATTTAATAAGAGAATTTAGTCCTGAAAATATAGAACTTGTTAAAAAAATATTGGCAATTTCTAACCCTACTTTAAATTTTGATATTAATGATGAAGATAGCGAATCTAAGGTGTCAAATTACTTATATAAAAGATTTGATGATATAGAGTATATAATAAATGACTACACTGAATTAAGTGAAGAATGTAAAACAAGGGCGGTAAAGAACGTTTTAGAATCTGAAACAAAAAGTCCTTTTCGTAAATTTGGGATAACTCAAGAATACGGTAGAAGATTTAAAACAACTGTTAATGTTTTATTACACTGGTATGATAATTTAGATGTTAAAGAAGCCGATTTAGAAGAATTACTACAGACATTAGTTTTAAGATATGATAAAACAGATAGAGGTGATTGGTATGAGTTAGAATATAATGTTTGGTGTGAGGATTTTGATAGAGATACTTTTGATAGAAACACTAAAAGTACGTTAGAAAAAATTATAGAGAAAATTGAAGAAGAGATTTCAGAAAATGTTGATCTTGAGGAAATAAACGATCTTTATAATAAAGTCGATGAACTAGGTGGATTTAATAGGTGGATTAATTTAAAGGAAAAAAAGGCTGAGGTTTATTTTAGAGATTTAGACACTAAAAAGGGAATTTTAACTTTTTATTATAGAAGTCCTGAAACTGGTAAAGCAACTGAGGATAGATCTGTTAAAGATATGGAGGAATTAAATTTATCTTTATACCATCCTGAATTATTTGAAGAAATTAAAAAAATCAAGGGGATTATTTTGTAATTAATAATTAATTTCCATATCTTTGTAAAATGGAAAGAGACTATAATTTACTCAAAGAGGTACTATCTGTACCTTCTAAAACTTATCAAGAAGATTTATTAATACAATTTATCTGTGATTGGTTAGAAAAAAACAATATAGATTACTATGTTGATGATTTATATAATATTTACGCAACAAAACAAACAGATGAAAATATAGAGTATTTTCCTTGTGTAGTTGCCCATACAGACACTGTACATAGTCTTGATACTATAAACGTAAAAGAAGAAATGTTACCTGACGCTCAAGGAAACGTTAAACTTTCTTTAAAGGCCTATAATGATGAAGGAAACCCAACAGGAATTGGTGGTGACGATAAATGTGGTGTTTATGCTTGTTTGGAACTACTTAAAGAATTACCTAATTTAAAGGCGGCTTTTTTTATTGCTGAGGAAACCGGATGTAAAGGGTCATTTAATGCGGATCCTAACTTTTTTAAAAATGTTGGTTATGCTATTCAGTTTGATGCTCCGGAAAACAATATGATATCTGAGTTTTTAATGAATAGACCAATGTTTAAAAGAGATAGTGAATTTTTTAATGTTGGTGGTAAATTAATTACAGAACATTTTCCTGGTGATACAAAATATCACAAACATCCTTACACCGACATTTATCCTTTGAATCAAAATTTTGGTTTATCCTGTTTTAATATATCTATTGGTTATTACAACTATCACACTAGAAATGAATATGTTGTTGTAGATGACACTTACAATGGTATTAAAGTCGGTAAGTTAATGATTGAGGAACTTGGTTATACTAAACATTAATAAAAAAGGAGGGTTTTTAATCCTCCTTTTTCTTTCTACCCTTTTTTGGTTTATTAACCACATCTACATCAATTTTTATTTCCTCATCAGAAACACTTAATTTATAATCAACACCCTCCAAAACTTCATTAGTTAATATTTTTTCAGAAATAAGATCCTCTATTTTATTTTGGATTGCTCGTTTAATTGGTCTTGCACCATATTGTTCATCAAAACCAACCTTACTAATTAAATCAATAACAGAGTTTTCATAAGAAACTTTATATTTCATAGATAGTAGCCTACCTATTAATTTGTCAATTTCAAGTTTAACAATCTTATCGATATGATCTTTTTTTAGGGAATTAAAAATTATAACATCATCTATCCTATTTAAAAATTCAGGAGCAAAAAACTTACTTAATTCTTTTTTAAGGATGTCTCTTTTATATTCTTCCTGGACCTCATCACTATTATTATTTGTTTTAAATCCAACACCACTTCCAAAGTCCTGTATTTTTCTAACACCAATATTTGATGTCATAATTATTAAACAGTTTTTGAAATTTATCTTTCTACCTAATCCATCAGTTAAGTGACCATCATCAAGCATTTGTAATAGTGTTGAAAATATATCTTTATTTGCTTTCTCTATCTCATCAAATAGAATAACAGAGTATGGTTTATTCTTAACTTGTTCTGTTAATTGACCACCTTCCTCATGTCCTACATATCCTGGAGGAGAACCAATAAGTCTTGAGATTGTGTGTTTCTCTTGATATTCGGACATATCAACACGAATCAAACTATCCTCACTACCAAATATTTCTTTTGCTAATTTTTTTGCTAAAAAAGTCTTACCAACACCGGTTGATCCCAAAAATATGAATGATCCGATAGGTCTATTTGGGTCCTTAATTCCAACCCTATTTCTCCTTATAGATTTTGATATCTTACCAACAGCGTCTTCTTGACCAATTACATTTTTATTAAGAACTGACTCAAGATTAACTAAAGAATTTTTTTCATCTATGTTTATTTTACTAACAGGAATTTTAGTCATATTTGAGACTACTTCATAAATTAGATCTTCGGGTATTCCCCTTTTACTGTTTTTTAGATTATCCTCAAATTTTTTTCTTTCTTCTTCTAATTTCATTAAAACACTTCTCTCCCTATCTCTAAGTTCCGCCGCCTGTTCATAGTTTTGTTTTTTTATTACATTAACTTTTTCTTTTTTAATTTCTTGTGCCTCTATTTTTAATAATTCAATCTCTTCGGGCAATTTAATATCTATTTGCATTCTAGACCCAACCTCATCTAAGATGTCAAACGCCTTATCAGGAAATTCACGATCTGTAATATACCTATCCGCCAATTCAACACATAACCAAAGTGATTCATCTGTATAATTTACTTTATGATGATCCTCATATTTACTTTTACTTTGTTGTAGAATTTGGAATGTTTCTTCTTTTGTTGACGGATCTACAATTATTTTTTGAAATCTTCTTTCTAATGCTCCGTCCTTTTCAAAATGCTTTCTATATTCATCAAGTGTTGTGGCTCCAATACATTGTATTTCACCTCTTGATAATGCGGGTTTAAAGATATTAGAGGCATCTAAAGAACCTGAACTATTACCAGCACCAACCATTGTGTGTATTTCATCGATGAATAAAATAATATTAGGAGTGTTTTGTAATTCTTCAATTATTACTTTCATCCTTTCTTCAAATTGACCCCTATATTTTGTTCCTGCCACTATAGAATTTATATCCAAAGAAACAATTCTTTTATCTGCTAAATTTTTAGGACAATCGCCACTATATATCATCATGGCCAAACCCTCAACAATTGCGGTTTTTCCTGCACCAGGTTCCCCTATAATAATAGGATTATTTTTTTTTCTTCTTGATAAAACTTGGGCTATTCTAAAGATTTCTTTTTCTCTGCCAATAACAGGATCTAATTTTCCTAATTCGGCTTGTTTAATTAAATCTTTACTAAAGTTATCTAAAACTGGAGTTCCTGTTTCTCCTTTCTTTTTGTTTTTTTCATTATCATCTACAAAGTCTAACATATTTAAAAGTTTTATTTAAATTTAATTATAAGAAAAGTAGTAGTCAATACTTGTCTTTTTGTCGGTATTTATTTATATTAACTGACAAATTGTCATATTTTCTATTATGGTATGATTTTAATAAAACACAAAAAAAATAAACCTTAAAAAAATAAAATATTATGTTTAATTGGAATGAATTTGATAAACTTTTTAATGATATGTTTTCATTTAAAAGTGGAATTAATCTTAACGATAATAGTTGGGAAAAAAAAGTTTTTAAATCTCCTGATGGTTCCTATTCAATAACCTACCTTACAAAAAATTATTCTAAGAATAACAATACTTCAGAGGAAATTGAATTTTTAAAAAATAAATTAGAGTTTGCTGTTGAGGATCAAAATTTCGAGGAAGCTGTTGAGTTAAGAGATAAAATTAAAAATTTAGAAAAAAATACGGAAAAAATTTATGAATTAAACCTTAAATTAGCAGAATGTGTTAAAAACCAAGATTTTGAAAAGGCTATAGAATACAGAGACCAAATAAAATTGTTAAAATAAAATTATGTCGGTAACAAGAGAAGAAATAAAGGGAACAAAAATTTTAAATGAAATACAATCATCAAATATTGTAAGAACAGAATATGATACTGAAACAAGAAAAATGATTGCAGAATTTAAAAATGGTCTTAGATATGAATATGAAGATGTCCCACATGTAAAATATACTGAGTTTAGAATGTCTCCTTCGCAAGGGACGTACTTTAATAAAAACATATCTAAAATTTACAAATACAAAAAACTATAATTAATGAGTATTTATTGTTATGAATACTCAAGATATAATTAAAAGTTTTGATGCTCAAGATGAGCTAAACCCAAAAATATGGGAAGAAAAAAATGGAGAGTATTCCATGAACCCAAAAGTTAGAGAAAACCTTTTAGAAATTGCAAATCTTTTTATTGACTTTTTAGGAGTCGACGTTTTGATAACTGATATCATTATGATAGGATCTTTGGTTAATTACAACTGGTCAAAATATTCAGATATTGATTTGCACATAGTTGTTAATTACGGACAATTTTCTGATAACACTAAAGAACTTTATGTTGAGTTTTTTGATCTTAAAAAAGTAATTTTTAACGATAGACATGATATTAAAATTTTTGGTTATGACGTTGAATGCTTTGTCCAAGATGAGGTTGAGACAACATTTAGTAGCGGTATATATTCTATATATTATGATATGTGGGTTAATGAACCTAAAAAAATAAGTACAAAAAACGTTGATTTAGATTTAGTTAGAGAAAAGGCAGAACAATGGATGAAGGTTATTGATGGGGTTGTGGATAATATTAAAGATGAAACTCCGGATACAATTAAATCATTAGTTAAAAAATACAAACAAAAATTAAAAAAATTTAGAAATTGTGGATTAGAAAAAGGTGGGGAATTATCAATAGAAAATTTGGTATTTAAACTATTAAGAAGAAATGGATATATTGGTAAACTATACGATATACCAACAGAAGTTGTTGATAAAAAATTATCAATGAATCAATAATTAAATCAAAAATAAAATAATAGCAAATAATGATATATTTATTTAATAAAATAATTTAATCAAAAAAATATACTATGGGAGGACTTAAACCTATTGGAAGTGAAAAATTAGGTGGTATGGATAAAATTCGTAGAATTATGGAGATTGCTAATTACAATCATTCATTACCTAATAAAGAAATAGAATTAAAATCAACAGAATATAGACTACCTCTGGCGGATGGTAATTCGTATGAAATTGTAAAAGAAAGACAAGGTTATATTATAAAAAGAAATATAACAGAATCTTATTCTGATTATATAGAACCTATGAAAAATAGGAGATATTTTAGATCATATTCTGAAGCATTAAAAAAATTAAATTTAATGGCCAAAGAATTTAATACTTTATATGATAATGATAAAGGGACTAATTTATTTACAGAACAGAAAAAATTTAAATTAAAGGTTGCCAAACCAAAGGCGGATGTTGCCCCTGAAGAGGCACCAACATTACCTGAACCGGCACCTGCCCCATCCTCATCACCTGATCCTATGGCTGGTGGAGCGCCTGATCCTATGGCTGGTGGAGCACCTGATCCTATGGCTGGTGGAGCGCCTGATCCTATGGCTGGTGGAGCACCTGATCCTATGGCTGGTGGAGCACCTGAAACAGGTGGATCACCTATGGGAGATGAAGAAGGAGACACAGGAATGGGGGATGAAGAACCAATGGGAGATGAAGAACCAATGGGAGATGAAGAAGGAAAAGAAAAAGGGGGAGTTTCTTTTAAGTTAATACAAAAATTAACAGGAAAACTTTCACAAAAAATTAGAAAATATCTTAATAACGAAGAGATGGATTCTGACGACGTTAAATATATATTAAATTCAATAATATCTTCATTAGACATTTCTGTATTAGACGATGAAGATGTAGAAGAAATAATAGATCGTTTAGAAGGTGAAGAAGAAGATGAGGAAGAAGGAGATACAGGAATGGGAGATGAAGAAGGTATGGAAGATGAAGAATCTCCAGAAATAGAAACCCCTCAACCACCAACTGAAGATGGTGAAATGACTGAATATGGTTATAGAAATAGAAATAGAATGCAAGTTGGTCCTTTAGGTACTAGAGTTGATAATATGTTTTCAGAATCTAAAGTTGACAAAATTATCGGTAAATATTTCTCAATCACAGAAGATGAAAAAAAATCTTTAAATAATAAAAAAAGATTAAATCAAAATATTTTAAAAGAAAATTTTATGGTTAATGAAATGGAAATTAAAAGATTATCATCAACCATTTCTCAAGAAAGAGCGGCATTAAAGTTTTTAGAAAAAAATCCAAGAGCAACTCTAATTGGGTCTACAAATAAAAAGAACTTATTATTTAAAGTTGGGTTAAAGGAACATAAAATTTCAACCAGCGGAAAAAGAGTTCTATGATGTATCTAATATACATAAATGGAATGGGACCTAATTATAAAGGTGACAACATTTATGAATTCATATTTTCAGACGCATTAGATGTTTGGGGGGAAAATTGGGAATCAAAACCATCAAATGGTTATCCATCACCCCCTGATTTTGAGTATGTTAAAAAAGTTGGGTCATTAATAAATGGAGAAATATCTTTAGAATTGATTCAAAATTCAGATGTTTTTTCAATGATGGACTCAATGGATGGAGTTATATCTTTAGGGTGGGAAAAAGAAACAAATGAAATCGATTTTTCAATAACTAAAAGGTTGGTCTTCAAGTTTGGAGAAACGGAACAAGAAGTAAAAGATAAACTATATGAACGTGATATCGTTCTTGAATTTGATAAAAAAGTAGTGTATGAGAACTAAAAATCATATTTTAACTTTACTTGAAAATGGGTTGTCGTTTAATACTATTAGTAATTTAAATGATAGTCAGATAAAAGTATTGTCTGAAAAATTTTCAAAGAAGAAAGAAGCAAAAGAAGCCCAAGATATAGTGACTAAAATAAAAAAGTTTAGTGCTGCTGAAGTCTCGGATGCTAAATCAAAAGGAGAATCACTTCCTGGAGGAAGAGCATTTAAATTAAATACTGATGGTAGTGTTGATGTTACGTTAGAAGGTGAAATGTCTGAAGATGACACTTTAAACGTAGTAAACGATCCTGATGCAACTGAAGATGGAATGGGAATGTTTGAATCTGATATAAAAGAAAAATTTGAATCTAAATCCCAACAAGCTTTGTTTTGGTCAAAATGTGATAACAGTAAAGGTAAAACAAAAGAAAAATGGTGTAAGATGGCTAAAGAATTTTCTGATAGTACATCCAAAAAACAATACAAAAATATGCCAGAAAAAAAACATCCTGAAAAAACAGTTAAAAGAAAAACAAATGAAAATTTAGAAAGATTTTTAGAAGACAAAATTCTTGATATGTTGGATGAACACATCAACCCAACTTTTACTAAAGGTAATATGTTAAAAACTATATCTGAAAAATCTAATAAATTTAATTCTATGATTTTGAGAAATCCAAAAAAGATGTCTATGTTTTCAGACGAATCAGGAATAGAAATGAAAAAAATGAAAAGACCTATATCAAGTATTTTTTCTTTAGGTGAAGACACAAAAGAAAAAGATAGAACTAAAGAAAAGGATAGAACTAAAGAAAAGGATAGAACTAAAGATAATCCATTTAGAGATCCTAATCCTGGTGTTGAAGAACACCCAAAAGCAAATACAAAAGAAAAAGATAGAACTAAAGAAAAGGATAGAACTAAAGAAAAGGATAGAACTAAAGATAATCCATTTAGAGATCCTAATCCTGGTGTTGAAGAACACCCAAAAGCTGGGACAAAAGAAAAAGAAAGAACTAAAGAAAGAGAAAAAACTAAAACACCAACAAGAAGAAAAGGAAACCCTTTTAAAGATCCTAATCCTGGTGTTGAGGAACAACCAAAGGCTAAAATGGAAAAACAACAAAGTAATTTCATTGACGCTATAATGAACGTATTAAATTTTTAATAATGGGACATAGAGAACTTGAAAGACTAATAAGAAGAATTGTAAAAGAGGCTCCTGTTGATTATGGCGATTACCCAGAAAGAATGGACCCAAGAGTTCAACAGAAAATAGAAGATCCTGAAAATATATACGCAAAAAACAGAGGTTTTGCTGGTGGGGTATCTGACGTTGAGAGGTTGGCTGGTGATAGATTTAAAGAAATTGTGGATTATGTTAAAAGGTATTTTGGCACTGAAAGAAATATAACAGACCCTTCAGTTATGTCTGCAATTCAAATGGAACAAATGATGGCAGTTAGACAAGCCATGATGACAGAACCAAGACATAGAGAAAAACTTAGAGATCTTGCCGTTGAGATTGGCGCAAAAGAAGAAGGGTGGATGCCTCATGATATGACAATGGAACAAGCATTAAGAGAAGGGTATATTAAAAAAAGAAAATCTCGTGATGGAGGAACAATATTTGAATTTGAATTTTTTAATTTGTTAACGTTTTTAGGTGAACAATCAATAGACCCGTCTATTTTTCAAATTAAAGCAAAAGAAAATAAAAAATTACCAATACCGGCAAATTTTTCATTTGATATTGATGAGTTAACACCTGAAGAGCAAAAACAACTTGAGATTGAAAAAAGAAACATTATCAATGCTTATGTTATGGGTAAGGCAAAAAGAGGTCAATATGGCTATCAAGCATATAAAAATAGATTAGATGCAATTGACCCATCACTATATCCACTATATAATAAAATAATGGGGGCAAACGATTTGATGTATTTTACAAATCAACAGTTAATTGAGATGTTGGGTGGTAATGCTGCGGGTTCCGCAGGTAAGGCCAAGGCCCCTGAACCAGATGATGACGATGAAGATGATAATAATGATGGTGAATCGGAAGAAAAAGATACTTGGTTTGCTAACGGGTTAATTTTTCCAATACTTTTACATGAAGTTGATAAGGCGTTTAGTATGGTTACAACAAGAGAACAGTGGAGGAATATGGATCCTGAAATGGCAAGACAAGTTATTTCACAGACAGATACTATGGAGAATGAACCAATGAATTTTAGAGTTGGTGCTGAATTAGCAAGAAAAATAAGAACAATGTTACCTGATGAATTAGTTTTAGACCCTTCTGGTCGTGTTTATATGCCGTTCTTTGAGAAAGCCCTGTATGAGGTTCCGGCTGAAAGATTTTTAAAACAAATAATCGCTAATGTAGTTTCAAATAAAAAAGAAGACAATTTAAAGGCGGTAAAAGAATTTAGAGAGTTGTATCAAAAAGCAAAAAAAGAATATGATAGACTTAGAAGTGATGATGATGACGAATATGATTATGAAGACGACAATTACACTTATTAAATTTAATTAACCCACCTAAAAGGTGGGTTTTTTTATAAATAAAAATTGAGAATGTATTTATAATAAAATACTTTATGAGTTTAACAAAAGAACAAATCATGTTGGAGTATGTTAGGTGTATGAAAGATACTGAATACGCTTTAAAGACATATCTACAAACATATGATAATACAGTTTCTAAATATGTCCCTTTACAATTATTTCCAGATCAGGTTTCATTGTTAAAAGATTATGAGGATTATGAAGAAAATATTGCTTTAAAATATAGACAGGCCGGAGTATCAACAGTTACCGCCGCATGGGTTTCAAAAAGACTAGTCTTTGCTAAAAAAAATCAACCTGAAAAAATTCTTATAATTGCCAATAAACTTGATACCTCAATGGAGATGGCAAACAAAATAAGAACTTTTGTTGATCAGTGGCCTTCATGGGTTGGTGCTGGATTTTCTGTGGATAAGAACTCACAAAAACATTACAAGTTAACAAACGGTAGTGAGGTAAAGGCGGTTGCAACATCAAAAGATGCACTTCGTGGTTTTACGCCGACAATACTTGTATTTGATGAGGCGGCATTTATTGAGGCTGATAGTGATTTTTGGGCGGCTTGTATGGCATCACTTTCTACAGGTGGTAAAGTTATAGTTGTATCAACACCAAATGGATATGATCCAATATATTATGATGTATATAATCAGGCGGTTAAAGGGATCAATAATTTTAAAATATCTGAAATGTATTGGTGGAGAGACCCAAGATATGCAAAAGATTTATTTTTGGTGCCTACTGACGATTTAGTACATTACCTTTTAAATAAAGATGAACAAGATGAATCTAAACATATATCATTTGCACATCTTGATCCATACGAAAGAAATTATGAAGAAATTTCAAATTACTTTAAAGATGGTTACAAACCATGCTCAACATGGTATGAAAAAATGGTAAAAAAATTAAAGTACGACAAAAGAAAAATTAACCAAGAGTTAAATTGTGAATTTTTAGGTTCGGGTGATAATGTTTTTGATAACAAACAATTAGAAGAAATAAAAAATAATACATTGTGTGATCCTAGTGGAAAATTAATGGGTAACTCATTATGGGTATGGAAAGATCCTATACAAGGTCACAGGTATATAATGGGCATTGATGTTTCAAGAGGTGACAGCGAAGATTTTAGTTCGATACAAATAATTGATTTTGACGATAGAGAACAGGTTTTTGAATACGTAGGAAAAATACCTCCAGACGCTTTGGCGGAAATTGCATACAAATGGGCAATAATGTATTCGGCTTTTGTTGTTGTTGACATAACTGGCGGTATGGGTATAACTACAGTAAGGAAATTACAAGAATTAGGTTATAAAAACTTGTATGTTGATGGAGTCGATACTACAAGTATTTGGTCTAACACAACAAAAATGGCGGATAAAATTCCTGGTTTAAACTTTAATAATAAAAGAGTACAAATTATTGCCGCATTTGAGGAGGCGGTAAGACATAAGTTTAAAATAAGAAGTGTTAGGTTATATAATGAAATGAATACATTTGTTTATATTAACGGAAGACCTGACCATCAAAAAGGACAACATGATGATTTAATAATGGGAATATCAATGGCAATATATGTTGGGGAATTTTCATTTACAAAATTAGAAAAAGTAGTACAACAGGCAAAAGTCATGTTAGAATCATGGACTGTGGCGTCAAATGATTCTGTTGCTAAAGAAGTACATTTTAATCCTGTGTTACCTAATTTAAATATTAAAAGAGATTATTTAGGTAAGGAGATTAATTCGGCAACTAAAGATGATTATATAAAATATAATTGGTTATTTGGTAAGTAATAATATTTATAGCTATGGGTAGTATAAGGAGAAAAAAAAGTGGAAAAATAATTGGGGGATCAAACTTGATTGTTAATGGTGAAGGAATATATTCGGTTAAAATAATAGAGCCTACTTTTAGAAAAAAAAGTCAGTATAACACCATTGATTTCATAACAACCACAACAACAACAAAATTAGTCTAATGTAATATAATTATAATATATCACAATAAACTTTATATTAAAAAAATATAAGTTAAATTTTACATATGGAAGAAAATAAAAAAGATTTAACGGTTTGGCAAAGGTTATCCAAAACATTTGGACCCAATTCTTTATTGGGGATGGATGATCCTGTTTATAAATTTGATAAAAAAGAAATTTTAAAAACAACAGATAAGTCCCAATTTGAAAAAGAAAAATTAGAGATACAACAAACTTTATTTTTAAATGACAATTGGAAAAAAATTGAGAATAATTTATATAGTCAGGCGGTTTATTATGAACCAAATAGAATATCGGCTTTTTATGATTATGAATCAATGGAATATACTCCTGAAATATCTACAGCTTTAGATATATATGCAGAAGAATCTACAACATCAAATCATGATGGTTATATTTTACAAGTTTATTCTGAATCAAAAAGAATAAAAAGTATTTTAGTTGATTTATTTAATAATAATTTAGATATAAACACAAACTTACAAATGTGGGTAAGAAACATGTGTAAGTATGGTGATAATTTTGTATATCTAAAACTTGATCCTGAAAAAGGAGTTGTAAGTTGTATGCAATTACCAAATATTGAAATCGAAAGATTAGAGCGTGGTATGGAGACAAGATCTACAAATACAACTCCATCTATGAAAGAAAAAAATCTAAGGTTTGTATGGAAAAACAAAGACATGGAATTCAACACTTGGGAGATAGCTCATTTTAGATTACTAGGAGATGATAGAAAATTACCTTATGGTACTTCTATGTTAGAAAAGGCCAGACGTATATGGAAACAGTTGGTGCTTGCTGAAGACGCGATGTTAATATATAGAACATCAAGAGCACCTGAAAGACGTGTGTTTAAGGTTTATGTTGGTAACATGGATGATAAGGATGTTGAAGCTTACGTACAAAGAGTTGCAAACAAATTTAAAAGAGATCAAATTGTTGATTCTAAAACTGGTAACGTAGATTTAAGATTTAATCAGATGGCAGTTGACCAAGATTACTTTATACCTGTAAGAGATGCAACACAAACAATGCCAATTGAAACATTGGCAGGGGCCGCTAACTTATCGGAAATTGCCGATATTGAATATATACAAAAGAAACTTTTAACCGCATTAAGAATACCTAAAGCTTATTTAGGTTTTGAGGAACCTGTTGGTGATGGAAAAAATCTTTCATTACTTGATATTAGATTTGCAAGAACAATACACAAAATACAAAAAAGTGTTATTGCTGAATTAAATAAAATTGCAATTATACATTTATTCCTTTTAGGATTTGAAGATGAATTACAAAACTTTACATTAGGTTTAACCAACCCATCTAAACAAGCTGATTTATTAATGGTTGAGGTTTGGAAAGAAAAAGTTTTGTTATATAAAGATATGGTTACAGAAATACCTAACTCATTACAACCAACATCGGCAACTTGGGCTAAGAAACATATTTTTGGATTCTCAGATGAAGAAATTAAAATGGAATTACAACAAATAAGATTAGAAAGAGCGGTGGCCGCTGAATTAGCAAATACCCCAACCATCATAACACACACAGGTTTCTTTGATACTGTGGACAAATTGTATAAAGTACAAACAGGTAGCACCCAAACCGCGGGAGCGGCACCAGCCGAAGGAGGAGCAGGAGCACCACCACCGCCAGGAGGGGCACCACCACCACCGCCAGGAGGGGGAGGAGCTGAAGGCGGAGGACCCCCAATCCCTGAAAACTTTAAAAAAGATAATTTAAATTTACTTTTAGAAAGTGACGATATAACAGAAGATGAGTATATAGATTTATCAAAAGCCTCAAATTCTTTAGGGGATATAGAAAACGAGTTAGATAAATTACTAAATAGCTAATATTTATAATAAAAAAAATTATGAAGTTTGGAATTTTAAAATCTAAAATAGAAAAGTGTTTAATTGAATCATACAATAAAAATACATTTAAAGATAATATTTTTATATTTAACGAATTAGTAAAAAAAAATAAAAATATAAGTAAACTTTATTTTTTGTATGACGAACTTTCTTCAAAGAAAGGGTTATCAGAATCCGTTGCAAATGATTTTATTAATGAGTCAATTATTATTTATGAAAACACTTTTAATAAAATTTCTAAAAAAAATTTAGAAGAAATTAAAATGTGGATTAATAACATAAAAACTAAAAATAACTATGAGGAGATTGATAATTTATTTTCTAATAGTGTTGTTATGTTAGAAAATAAATTACAAAGTAGAAAAAAAATTGTTGAGTCTTTAAAGTCTGTGGAGGTTATATCGGAAAAAGGAAAAATAATTAATGTTCCTTTACAAGATATGGTGGATGTTGCAAATAAAACGGTAAATGAATTTTTATCAAATATTAGCGAATCTGAAAAAAAAGAATTAATGACAATTATAAAAGAGGATGAAAATAAACTTATCGTTAAATTTGACTTTATTAAAGAAAATACATTAAAAAGACTTGATAGTATCTTAATTTCTGAGTCCGATAACGAAGTAAAGAAAACAATATTAGAGACAATAGAAAAAGTTAAAAATGAAACTTTTAATAAAATTTCATATGTTAAACTAAAAAATTTAAATGAAAGTCTTTAAAGATTATTAAAGTTTTTTTGTCGATATTTTGCTTTATTTAAAATCTGTCTTTTAATGACAGATTTTTTTTTATATTCTTTTAGATCATTTAATAAACTATTTTGTCTTGTTTTAATTACCTTACTTTTTAACTCTTTTAAAGATCTCTCAATATCACCTTTCTTTACTTTGACTATTAACATATGTTGATTATAAATTTATTTATATTGATATATACTCCAAAATTAAGTAAATTTATTTAAAATAAACTATTTCGACATGAAAAAAAAATATGAAAAAAGGAAAAACGACAAAAATCAATGGATTCAGAACATCAAAAATTACATATGGGACTGTAGACTCAAAAGAATTTAAATCACTTTATTTAAACTTACAAACTTGGGTAGAACCAAAAAAAGACTCGGAAAATTGGACGAGGGTTGTTTTAAACATGAATAGATCAATAAAACACACTATTTACCATAATGTAGATAGGAATTTGTTAGATGAAAAATTTATTGTTGATCTTGATTTAAGGACAAGCGGATTACAACTAAAAAAGAAATCATTTATGAATTTAGAAATAAATTTTTATTTGGTAGAAGAAATTGACTTTAAGTCGCCAAAATTAAAAAAATCACTAAAATCTTTAATTAAAAACATATATGATGATGTTCTAAATAAAAATGAATATTTTAAATGTTATTTAACTAAAAATGGAAATTCTAAACAAATAAAGGTAAAAACCGAAAAAGTTTAATATTTATAATAAAATTTAAACATGAAAATTTTAGGACCAAACGAAACCGGTAAAGGAATCCTTATTGAATACGACGCTGGGTATATCAACCCAAAAACAGAAAGTAATCACTACATAATGGAATCTAAAACATTTTTAGACCACTCAAAACCATTTGAATTTTACGCTGTTTTACAAAAATATAATACACCAAATAGAAATGGTAGAATATATCCAGAAAAAGTATTAAAAAGAGAGGCCGAAAATTATAAAAAATTGATTGAGAAAGGAACTTCTCTGTCAGAACTTAATCACCCTGAATCTTCACTTATAGATCTTGATAGAGTGTCTCATATAATAACTGAGGTATGGTGGGACGGTCCTGTACTTTTAGGAAAATTAAAATTACTTACAAGTCCTGGATTTCACGAAAGAGGGATTGTATCAACAAAAGGGGATATGGCAGCTAACTACTTAAGACAAGGTGTTACTTTAGGTATATCTTCTAGGGGAGTTGGTTCATTAAAAAAGGTTGGGGAACAAAACGAAGTACAGGATGATTTTGAACTTATTTGTTTTGATTTAGTATCATCACCATCAACTCCAGGGGCTTATCTATTTTTAGATAAAAATGATAGAATAAAATTTGATGAAAATTTAGAAGAAGATAAAAAAATGGCAGTAGAAAGAAATATTGGAGAAACTGGAAATAAATCTCTTGACTTAATGAAAAGATTGTCCGATTATTTGAAATAAATAAAATTATGGAACAAGGAGAAAAATATTTTGTCGCAAAAATTACATCTGATTTATTAGATTCAGAATCAGGTAAAGTTAAAAAAGTAAAAGAAGAAAAGTTAGTATTGGGTTATACACCAACTGATGTAGAAGCTAAAGTAACTAAAGTTTATGAAAATTACACCATGGATTGGAGGATTACTTCAATTACCGAAAGTAAAATAGATGAGGTGATAGAATAACTTTTAGGTTTTTAAAATTTTCAAAAGGGGATTAGTTTTAAACTTTTCCCCTTTTTTTATTCTCATTATTAAAAAAAATGATTTTTTTCTAAAGTCATTATATTTATTTGATAAAACAAACTATAAATGAGTAGAAAAACAGTAGTAGAAGAGGCAGTTATTCAAATGAAAAATTTGGAGGACGCTCTTAAAGAAAATGCAAAAGGAATACTTGCATCGACAATGAGGCAAGAAATCAATTCTTTAGTAAAAGAATCTCTGAAAGAACAAGATGAGGTTGAGGTTGATGATGAAGAAGAGGCGGTTATTGCATCGCCTGAGGGAGAAGAAGACGTTGAGGTTGATGATGAAGAAACTTTTGACGTAGAAGACGACGAAATGGATGACGTAGAAGACGACGAAATGGATGACGTAGAAGACGACGAAATGGATGACGTAGAAGACGACGAAATGGCGGATGTTGGTATGGTAGGGGCTGACGACGAAGAAACCATTGACATGAGAGGAGCAAGTGACGAAGATGTTGCTATCGTCTTTTCAAAAATGGGTAAAAACGATAAAGTTTCAATTGAGAAAATTGGAGATTACTATGACTTAAAGGATATGGAAAATGACACAGAATACATTATAAAACTTAATGAATCTGAAGAAGATTATTTAAATGAGTTTGATAGTGAAGAAACTTTATATGAACTTGAGGTCGGAGATGACTCTATGGGTGGTGACATTGGTTTAGGTGAAGACATGATGACTTATGAAGATATGAGTTATGAAGATGAACTTGGTGAAGACATGATGACTTATGAAGATATGAGTTATGAAGATGAACTTGGTGAAGACATGATGACTTATGAAGGCATGGACGGATTGTACGATGATGAACTTGGTGAAGACATGATGACTTATGAAGGCATGGACGGATTGTACGATGATGAACTTGGTGAAGACATGATGACTTATGAAGATATGAGTTATGAAGATGAACTTGGTGAAGACATGATGACTTATGAAGATATGAGTTATGAAGATGAACTTGGTGAAGACTCTTGGTCAAGTATGAGTGACGAAACAGATAAATTCAAAGTTAATGAATCTAAACAAAAAACAGGTAGTGCGTCTAAATTCAAATATAGTAAAAAACCAAACCAAGAAGGTGGATTTAATACAAAAATGAAAGAAGGTTCTAAACGTTATGGAAAATCAGGTAAAGCTAAATTTGATTTCGATAATGAAGATCCTAATTCAGAAATTGTTATGAAAATTATAAACAAAATAAAAGGAGGTAAAAAATCTGAAACTAAAGAAGCTTCAAGAACTTTAGGGGCTGGGAGAAGATTTGGTAGAAAAGGTTTAAATAAACCAGTTGCAGCACCAAGACATTTAAAAGAAGAAGTTGAGATTCTAAGAGAAAAGAACGATGAATATAGAAAAGCTTTAGATTTGTTTAGAACAAAATTAAATGAAGTAGCTGTTTTTAATTCTAATTTGGCATACGCAACAAGATTGTTTACCGAACACTCAACAACAAAACAAGAAAAAATTAATATTTTGAGAAGATTCGATAACGTTGAATCTTTAAAAGAATCCAAAAGTCTTTATCAAATACTTAAAAATGAACTATCAAATAATACATTGTCTGATAAAAGTATAAATGAATCTATTAACAGAACTGTTATGAAAGCACCCTCTACAGGGTCAGCGGTTAATTTAATTGAATCTAAAACATACGAAAACCCTCAATTTTTAAGAATGAAAGACTTAATGGGTAAATTAAAATAAACTTTTTAAAATAAACGTATATTTATAATATACATAAATAAAAAATAAAGCTAAAAAAAAACAAATAAAAATGGGAGCATTATTAGAATCAGGTCTTGTTGGTAACATTGGTCTTAAGCACCTTAAAGTTATCAAAGAAGATACAATTAACAAATGGGACAGATTAGGGTTCCTTGAAGGTCTTAGAGGCCACCTAAAAGAAAACGTAGCACAGTTATATGAAAACCAAGCTTCTTTCTTAATTAACGAAGCAACTTCTGAAACTTCTAACGGAGCATTCGAAACAGTTGTTTTCCCTATCGTAAGAAGAGTTTTCTCTAAATTGTTAGCGAACGATATCGTTTCTGTACAAGCAATGAACTTACCTATTGGTAAATTGTTCTACTTCGTACCTCGTATCCAAGGATATAATCCTGACGCAACACCTTCAGCACCAGACGGTGGAGTACATTACTCACCAATTGGTTCTCCTCAAGCACTTGCTGATGATACAAATAATGTTGGTCAAGGTTATCCAGGTACTGTTACATTCCCTAATGGTAATGGTAACGCACCTTACACAAAAAATCTTTATGATTTATTTTACGAAGGTTCTGAGGCGTCTTTAGATCCTCCAGGGTTATTCGATTATTCAAAAGGACAATGGACTGCAGTTACTCAACCTGCCATTGCTATGGTATGGTCTGGTTCTGATTTAGTACCGGCAGATGATGAGTTTAATGGACAAAATACAAGAAAAATGATTATCAAACTTTGTGGATTTAATAATGCAGGTGTTGGAAAATTAATTGGTCCTGATGGTAATGAAATTGATACTGAAACTTTCCTTTCAGATCTTAAAATAGTTGCTAACTTAGATCAATTATCAGCAGGAAATCAATGTCCTAATTTGGATCCTATTACTCCTCTATCTACTTTATCCGCTCCATTATTGTTTAGAGTTGTTACTCAAATTTATGGAAAAGGAATTGTACAACCTACCTCAACTACAACACCAACTATTTGGTCTTCAACAGGTAATGGAGGTTCTTACAATGATATTTGTTCACAAGATGGTTGTATCTTCTTAGAAGTAGATCTTTCTTGTCCAGCATGTGCTGATTGTGGAGCAACTACTTTAGATGGTTATACAGGTACTACAATAGAAGACATTGGTGATAATAGTAGTCAATCTTTGGCAACTGCACCATTCCAAGCGGTATATAGAAGATATAAAAACTTAGAATTCGAAGATCAAATTGGTGAAGTTTCTTTTGACCTTGAGTCAGTTACTGTATCTGTTACAGAAAGAAAACTAAGAGCACAATGGTCACCTGAATTAGCACAAGACGTTGCGGCATTCCACAATATCGACGCTGAAGCTGAATTAACGGCTTTATTGTCTGAACAAGTGGCGGCTGAAATCGATAGAGAAATCTTGAGAGACCTTAGAAAAGGAGCGGCTTGGAACCTAAGATGGGATTATAACGGATGGAGAAGACTACAGTTAACAACTTCTTACACTCAAAAAGATTGGAATCAGACTTTGATTACAGCAATTAACCAATTGTCTGCTCAAATTCACAAATCAACTTTAAGAGGTGGAGCTAACTGGATCGTTGTTTCTTCTGAAGTATCTGCTATCTTTGATGACTTAGAGTACTTCCACGTATCTAACGCATCTCCTGAACAAGATCAGTATAACATGGGTATTGAAAGAGTTGGTACTTTGTCAGGACGTTACCAAGTTTACCGTGATCCTTACTTCCCACCAAATCAAATTTTGATCGGACACAAAGGAACATCATTGTTAGACACAGGTTACATCTACGCACCGTACGTACCTCTACAATTAACACCTACAATGTACAACCCATTCAACTTCACACCAATCAAAGGTATTATGACAAGATACGCTAAGAAAATGGTTAATAACAGATTCTACGCAAGAATCACAGTTGATGGAGTTAGAACATTCGACTTAAGAGAATTGAGATAATCAATTAAACTGAATAAGAGAAAGGAGATAAGAAATTATCTCCTTTTTTTGTTATATGATAATTCATATCACCATTATGCTCAAACTTTTAATTTAAACGTTGATAATAAATTATTTCATAAGTATTTATTAAAAAATGATCACCTATGAAAAATTCTCTACTTATTTTTTTTCTTATACTAACAAGTTTTTTTGTTAGGTCACAAGTAAGTTCTTATACGTTTGGAACATCAACCGGAACTTATACACCAATAGTTGGGGGTAGTAACTACGATAACTTTACAAATTGGACAAATAGTAGTTTTAACGGAACTACCGGTTTTTTTGACGATGTAAGTTCATCCGCCTTAGAATCAATTGGTTTTAACTTTATTTATAATGGCACAACATATACCCAATTTGCGGTAAACACCAATGGTTTTATAACATTAGGGGGTTTACCAACTAACAGTTATTTACCACTATCAACAGGTACGTCAAATAATGTAATATCCGCAATGGGAACCGATTTAATTGGTCGTGGTTCGTTAATTATGACAGTAACTAGCGGGTCACCTATTATTACGATTACAGGTGGTGATATTAACTTAATATCAGTTGGTGATAAGGTACAAGGAAACGGCATCCCAACCGCTGTAATCCCAACCGTTATTTCTAAAACCGCAACGACTATAACAATTTCATCAAATGCTACAGGAACAGGGAGTAATAGACATTTAAGATTTTCAAGGTCAGGATTTGGTATTAGATTTCAAACAATAGGTACATCACCTAATAGGACATTAGTGGTTCAATGGACAGGATGGCAAAGATATACAACTTCAGGTGCGTTTGGTGAATTATATAATTTTCAGATAAGATTAAATGAAACTACTAACACAATTAATATCGTATATAATATACAAGGACCAACAAGTACAACTGCAACAACGTTTCAAATTGGGTTAAGAGGATCGTTAAATACGGATTTTAATAATAGAACAACCACAACAAATTGGTCATCAACCACCGCAGGAACATTAAACAGTTCAACTGTAACACTTTCAAATACTGTAAAACCAACTTCAGGATTAACTTATACTTGGACACCGCCCGTTATTCCCGTTTGTTCAGGAACACCAAACCCAGGAAACACACTTTCTTCTTCATTAACATCACCACCAAACGGAACCGTAAATCTCTCACTACAAAACACTACAACTGGTACAGGAGTAACTTATGTGTGGGAGAGTAGTCCAGATAATTCAACATGGACAACTTTTGGTACCTCGTCGGCAACACAAACGTCACCACCAATTACATCACCTACTTGGTTTAGATCTACCGTTACTTGTTCAGGAAATAGTGGGATATCAACACCTATTCAAATAACATTATCATATTGTACATATAACATAACCAATAATGACCCTACAGGTATTACTTCCGTAACGTTTGGTACAATATCAAATACAAGTATTGGTAATCCTGCATATAGTGATTTTACCACACAATCAACTAACGTAGAACAGGGTGGGATTTATCAATTAAATGTTAAAGTAAACACAGATGGTAATTGGACAGTAAATACAAAAGTTTGGATAGATTGGAACCAAAATTACGTATTTGAAGTAGGAGAAGAGTATTCTTTGGGTAGTGCATTAAACACTACTAATGGGATTACATCACTATCCCCTTTAAATATAACTGTACCAAGCGGAGCAACTTTAGGAGAAACTCGAATGAGAATAGTATCAGTTGAAGCTAGCGATCCTGCACCACTATCGTGTGGTACACAACTTTACGGTGAAGCTGAGGATTATAAACTAACAATAACACCACCAACAGGACTTCCTGTTGAGTTATTATACTTTGAGGGTTCACCATATCCTTCGTTTAACTCGCTTAAGTGGTCAACCGCATCAGAACACAACTCAGATTACTTTGATATAGAGAGAAGTATTGATGGTGAGATATGGAAGGTTGTTGGTAATAAATTGGCTTCAGGTAATAGTACGGTTGTTATTAATTATAGTTATTTAGATTCTTTTGATGATTTGGTAATACATTACTATAGATTAAAACAGGTTGACTATGATGGTCAATATAAGATGTACGGACCTATTGGTTTAGATAATACAAAATCATTTAAAAAAGTTGTTAAATACATCAACCTTATAGGGCAAGAAGTTAATTCAGATACAAAAGGATTTATATTTGAGGTATATGAAGACGGGACTATGAAAAAAATTATTAGATAATAACTATTACTCTACTGAATCTTGTCTAGATAAAATTCTAATTGATTTTGATATTACTTCACTTTCACCAATAGAGAAAGATCCTCTGTTGTGTGCTGCCTTTACTGACTCAACTAAATAGTATATTGCATGTTCTCTATCCATGGTGGTTAAGATCACTTCTAAATGTTCTTCTGAAAGTATATTAATACTACCAAAAAGATTTCCAAATAATTCATTTTGTTGTTCCATAATACTTGTATGTTATATTTATATAATAATGAATATTAAAAACATAGTAAATAAAATAATAAATGAAGTAACCTCAACTAGTGGAAGTAGAGGTAGTTATATTGGTCCCTTACAACAAGGTATACGTAGGTTTGAAAAAGATAAATTAACCCCATTTACTATTGAAGTTTCAAAATATGATAGTCCGTTTTTAGAGTACGATAGTTACGATAATAATATGGGAACCCCTAAAAAACAAATTAAAAAATTAGAATCCAAAGCAAAAAAGTCTACCAACTATTTGAGGAATAACCCGTTATCGACGTTTAGTGATGATGATGGTAATTTAATTAACCCAACACCGGGTAGAAATAAAAAAATTGTACCAATTAAAGAAGCGGATACAACAATTACCGCAGGTTTATATAACGGTCCACTAGAACTTGGCCTAATGAAATGGAAAGACAGTAAACTGGCTCCTTTTACTGAATTTGTTGATACAGAATTTAATCACAAAAAGAAACAAAAAACAATGAAGAATAATATAAAAAAAATTGTGGGTGTTCATGAAAAAAATCCTGATGGGTCTTATAATGTAGAAACATATGATACACATACAATAAGTGAGGATTTGGCGGTTTGGTTTGGTAAAAAGAAAAAACCAAAAGGATCATCACAACCCAAAGGACCTTGGGTTGATATATGTAGAAAGGTAAATGGTAAACACCCTCCTTGTGGTAGGCCTGACACAAATAAAGGCTCATATCCTAAATGTAGAGCGGCTGGTGTTGCAGGTAAAATGTCAGACTCACAAAAAAGATCCGCATGTCAACAAAAAAGAAGAGCGGAAAAAAGAGATACTCAAACAGGTAAAGGACAAAAACCTATAATGACATCTTACAAACCTAAAAAAGAATCTATTGATAATTTAGTCAATAGAATTATTTTCGAGATTAGAAATTCTTTCTAAAACATTATGTAATGAATTTTTAATTTGAGAATTGATATTGTTTTCGTAATTTAAACGTCTTTTTTCCGTTTCATTATCAAAAATATAAGTGATCCTTTCCCAATCCCTATTAGTTAAATAAACATTATAGTGATAAACATGATTTGTTAAATCGACTCTTTTGTCGTACATAGTAATAAAAACATCCATTTTTTTATTTTCAATGTAACGTTTATTAGACATTGGAGCAATCATAAATTTAGTGTCGGGATGTTTAATTACTTTTAAACATATTTGAAAACATGTTTTTTCGTAAGACACTGGAGTATCTTCATGGGTTGGTATAATTTCATTATTTTTTTTTCTACCCCACAAATAAAATTTTAATTTAAGTCTACGGAAAAATCTTATAATTCTTTTTTTCATTATTTACTTTTTTTTACAAAGATATGTAAAATAAAAAATAAAAACAAACAAATATAATATTTTAACAATAAACTCCAGAACAACGTTTTTTACCGTCTAAACCAGGTTGTTTACCTTTACAAACTTGTACCGCATAACCATTGGCATATGCGCTTGGGTAAACGTCATATTTAGCCTTTGCCGCCGCCTTTCCCCTTGCACATAGTTTTGTTCCTGATTTTTTTCTACCCTCCATCATCATATCTTTATCATCAACAGACATAGACATTTCCATACCCTCTTTTTTTGATTCATTCATAATAAAATCAAATACCTGATCCATATTGTTTTTTGCTTCGGCGATATGATCTTGAGCCCAATCATGACCATTCTCTAAAATGCCCTCAACCATAGATTCATCTAAATCTAAAAGAAGATCACATTGTCTTCTCATCTGTTGTAAATTTGAGAAAAACATATATCTTTTGTTTTCTCTTTGTGATTCATTAACAATCTTTCTTACTAATGAATTTATTTCTCTTGAAGTGATTCTATTCATAATTAATTATTTAATCCGTTTTGACCACCTAAAGTAATCATATTTAATTGTGTTACTTGGGTACCATAGCCGTCTGTCCATTCTGGATGAGGTGGATTTACGCTTACAACGGTATTACCTTCAGGAGTACATATTTCTAAACACATATCAACTTCTGTGTTTGCACTTCTCGGTGGTTCACAAGATAAACAACCAGTATAAGAATTTAAATAAGTGTATAACGGTATGGGCTCAAGATCAGTTTCAGATATAACTGTACCACAAATTGGTGTATCTTCTCCAAAGTTAAAATCAATAACCTGAAGGGGTGATAGCACTGTGGATGCCGATACTATATACTCTAAACCATCTGAACAACCTTCTACAATATATTTTACCATTTTCCTTTTTTATTATAAATATTAACATTAATTATTTAATCCGTTTTGACCACCTAAAGTAATCATATTTAATTGTGTTACTTGGGTACCATAGCCGTCTGTCCATTCTGGATGAGGTGGATTTACGCTTACAACGGTATTACCTTCAGGAGTACATATTTCTAAACACATATCAACTTCTGTGTTTGCACTTCTCGGTGATTCACATAAACAAGAAGTGAAAGGTCCATAATTCTCAAATGAGAATGGATCCGCATCATATACTATATCATACACGTAAAAACACAGACATTCGTTAAACTCAAATTCAGGAGGAGGACATAAACTATAATAAAGGCCTAAAGGAAATACTGTAAAGTCAGTTGCAACAACAGGACCATCAGTAGGTATTGTACATCCTGTCACAAGAAAAGAAAAATTATTATCTTGTAGACATTCTAAACAATTATTGTACGGTGTTACACTATTTAATCCTTCGTTTATACTTCCTGAGTCTTCAGATATTACAGTACCACAAATTGGGAGTGTTTCACCTGTAAACGTAAAGAAATATAATTCCCCAATTGCAATAACATTTATTCCTGGATCTACAACATATTCTGTTACATTATCACAACTTCTTATAAGATAATTTGCCATTTTATATTATTTTTATTTTTTATTAACTATTTGAAACTTAATCTGTTTCTTATAAGAATTTATCTCACCAGATGAAATTACTTTTATATCGATAAAATATTCATTTGGTATTTTATCTCTTGTATCGAATATGAAATAATACTCGTTTGGTGTTCTATTTATTTTTGTCCAATCTTGAACTTGAACTTCTGTCGTTCCTTCCCTTACATAAATACGATAATAAACATCAACATTAGGTAGTTGTTTATTTGTTGTGTAAGCCTGTTTTACAATAACCCCAACTTTTCTAACATCAGTGTTTAATATCATTTCATCTTGTTTAATACCATAATAATCAAACCCATAAACAGATGGTGAGTTTGTTGATGTTCCTATTTGTATAGATTTTTGTATTGGGTATATTGTAAAATCATTATACACATCTGGTAAATTAAAACCATTTAATTTAATATTTGACCATGTGTCATTAAATATACAAGGAGTTTTATATCCAATTAATGGTGGTATTATAACTTCATAAACTCCTTTTGTTTTTTGACATGACTGAATATTAATTAACCCTTGTATGGGATCTCCAGAAGAATCTGAAATTGTTACTTTTGGTAATTCGTCTAAGTTTTGGAAATCTCCGTCTTGATAAATGTATAAATACAATTTGTTAGTTTTACCTAGTGTAAAATTATTTCTATCATCTTCTATTAGATCATTATAAGATGTTTCTAAAAATGGTTCATAAAAAGTCTGAGTGTGTCTTGAAAAGAAACCTACAGAATACATCCCTGTAGTCCCCGATAAATTTTCAACTTGAGGTAAAAACGCAACCCCCCAACCAACAGGATTAATTAAATCCCCTTTCAATAATGAGTTGATCTCTTCGGTCATATCAAATTCAATATCCTCATCCCCAAATTCAAAATGTTGTTGATCAATTATGGTTAAAGCAGAATAAGGGGTTAATCCTGTATTTAAATTATTATAAATTCCAGGCTCTTCCCAAAAATCTATTGTTGTTGTTTGATACCAATTAGATGGTCTATCTGAAAAATTTTTATCGTTTGGTACTGAGGACATAATGTCGGCATAGTCATAACCAACACCTTCATCCCATTTTTGTGGTTTATTAGGATCTAAATCAACATATGGAATTCTAAATAATATTAAATCAAAAGAAGTGGCTCTTAACCTTCCTTGAGATGTTTTTTCATTTAAAAAATCTTTATTAAAAAAACACGTATTTGTCATGCGTAAAGTATGTTTAACATTTACACATAAAGGATTTATAAAACCGTTATTATATTTTTCTTTTAAAAGAGTTAAATCAAGATCAAAAATAAATCTACTAAATCCTTTTGGGTTTAATAAAGTATCATTACCATAAAATAGCTCAACTACAGGGTTTCTACCTGTATTTGTTAAACTATTTGAAATTAAGGTATTGTTCCTACTAAAATATGAATTATTAATTGACATTTACTTTTTTATAATAAATATCAATTAATTCTAATATTTTGATTTAATATTGTATTTGGAGCATTTAATAATTGTTCTAGTATTTCTGAAGTCCTTGTCCCGTCTCTCCCAACAGGGACTGGAGACAACCCATGAAACGGATGAACGTGAGAGATTAAAAATTTAACAATAAGATTAATTAGTTTCATTAACTCATCTCCTCTTACCATTGGGTCTGTTTTTGGTATTATTTCTTTTGTATATTTATCTTCTTTTATACCATATAAAGTTGACGTTAAATCAATTTTACCTTTAGATGGAATTTCAGTACCATGTGAAAGTATAAAAACCTTTTCAGCCCCCATAGTAGAATATGTTATTGGTGATGTGGAATATAATATAGGAATATATGTACTAGTATTAATTTTTATTGGTTTTGTTGTTTTATTATAATCCCAAACTAAATTATATCCAGTTTGTGTGTCATTTGCATTTAATTTAACTTTATTACTTATTTTTGAAACATTATCAATCTCAACAGGAGTCGCACCTGTAAGATTAATTAATTTGTCATAAGTATTTAAAGTTGGTCTAAAATAAAATGGAAATTGATCATAAACATTATGTATTGTATAACCACTTATATTAATTACACCATCATTTACTCCTTTTATAAATTCATTAATTAGAGTATAAGTCTCATTCAATGTCTTACCTATAAATTGTATATAATATTCAGGGGCACCAACTATTTGTGATACATTACTAACAACGCTAAAGTCTTTAGATTCTAAAGACACATTTGTTGCTGGCGAAAGATTATACGGTACGTTATAGAGATAAATTGTCCCTGTAAAGGCATCCATTGTATTATCAGGATTAATAATATCCCAATCTATTACCTTTCTAATTGGTTTACTCTCAACAAAAATAGTTTGTTCTTCCCTTTCTTCACCGTTTTCTGATTTTGTATTATAGTTAGTTAAGTGTAAAAAGGCCCTATTGTCATTTTCAATTGGGAATTTGTTAACATCAAAAACACTATTTGTTTTACCCGCTCTTAATAAAACCTCTTCTTTTTTTACTATAATATCCGCAGTACCTCTACCTAAAATAGAATTATCCCCTGGTTCGGGAAATACGCCAAAACTTTTAACATTTCTATATTCACCTTTTTGATTTTTTAATGACAAAGATTGTTTTATTTTAGAACCGGCAGCAGTAAATTTTTTTGCAGACTCAAAAAATTCATAATTTGTTGATTGGGGCGAAGAAAATGGTCCTTGAATATAATATTGATTTAAGTTATCAAAAGTTTTATCTTGATAAATTATATTTACAAGTTCATTTTTTTCAGGAATTTGATTGATATAAAAAGGGAGTAATGGTAAAAAAACGAATGGGTCTCTTTGTGTCCATGGATCAACCTCTTCATTCCAATTTTGTATTGTGCTTATAACTCCTTCATAGTCTTTTACTTCAGGTCTAACTCTAAGTCTACCTAAAACCATTGGGTCTTTATTATCTATAACAACGCCAGGAAATATTATTTGATTTTCATTACCCGCCATTTCTACTATTGTGTTCTTTTAAAATTATATTATAAGTGTTTTCCACTTTATCTAAATATTTTGATAACATTATTAGTTTTTCTTTTGTTTGATTAAACTCACTATTTAAAAAATCAAGACTTTTAATTAAGTCTTTATTTGATTTGTTTTTATAGTCTTTTACTATCTCAGCAATTTTTTCAACCTCTTTAATATCCATATTATATTTTTTTTCCATTTAAGTTCATAGGTAAAACTATACCACCAGGAAGCCAAGTTCCAAATCCAGTTATACCCTCAACTTTACTATTTTCATCTTCTTCTTTTTTGTTTGCCTTTAGTTGTGAAAATAAGGAAGCCAATCCCAAATTAGGACTACCATCTGGCATAGGTCCCGTAGGTAAACCTATTTTTTGATACTCCTCAATAGAATTTACAAATGCTCTTGACGCAGAATATCCACTAAGTAATTTAGTTGCAACCAATAATGGTTTAGGTACAGTATCACCAAATCCACTTATCGCAATTTTTAATAATTGTAAAATTTCATCAACAACACCTTTACACTCACGCCAATCTTTTATTAATCTAGCAACAGTTAATATAATCTCTATTAATCTTAAAATAATCCTAAGTCTTGTTTGTGCGGTTTCTTTTGTTACATCTAAAATAATCGCTTGGATTAAATTTTGTATGTCTTGTTTGATAAGTTTAAAGAGTTCTTGAACAAAAATTGCCCCTATTTGTGACATGATTTGACTCACTAATCTAAAAAACTTTTTAGCGAAGTCCATTAGAGACTTTACTAAATCACCTATAGATGACCCCAAAGATTTTAACATAACCATTATTGGTAATAATACTTTTGGTGAAAATAATGCAAATAATATAGCCTTAGGGATATTTTTTAATAGACTTAAATCAAAACTAATTTGTAATCCAAAACCATTGTCGTTTGATGGATTAACAACCGCAGATGATGCGTTATTTATTGCATTATCAATCGTTTGTCCTGATACAAATATTAAATTATTAATAGCGTCTGTTATTAAAACAGGATCAACTGGTATATTGATATTATCACAATCCTCAAAAACAATAACACTTTGATATATATTGTTTATTCTTTCCTCAATTTCAAACAAATCAACACTTGTAAATTCAAAAAAAGATTCATCAACCTCATCTAACTCTGATGTCTTTGATGTTCCGGCAACATCAATTTCTTTTGTTGAGTCAAAACATAAACCTAAAATTCTTTGTAGAATAATTTGAAACTTAGAAAAGTCTCCTATTTTTAGGTTACCAGACCCAAATTGTATTGATAAAAATCCTGTAAGTATTTCAAAAAGCATTGATATTACATTATTAAAATCTAAAACATCTATGGAGGAGTAATAATCTTTTAAAGATTCTGATATTTTGTTTATACCTGATGATCTTGCCTGTAAAGTTACTTTAAAAAACTGACCAGGATTACCAGACCCATCCTGTAAAACATATTCAATATCAAAAAGATCTTGACCTGATCCACCTTTATAATATTGGCCATATTGAGCAAAAAATGATGTACCTAAAGACTGTATTCTATTATATAATTCCTTATTCATTGCGAAAGGAACTGCACCTACACTTATCGAATTTTTTTCATATAGTATTTTATTTTTATCTTCAGATGGATTTTTTTTTAGTAAAGATAATAAATCTATAGATCTAACGGGAATATATAATGGTTGACCTGGGGTATATTCTTGATCTTGACTACAACCAATAGTATTAATAGATTCTTTTAATAAAATCTCAATTAATTTAGGTTTACAATTGGCCAAAGATCTAACAAAAACTTTTTTTAAATATTCAATAGTATTAGATCCTTTTCTATTGGCCAAACTAGCAATATCAACTAATTGGTCTAATTGTGTTTTTTGTTTTTTTTGAGATCTTTTTTTTTCTTTTTTGGCTTCAGATTTTGATCTTCTATTATTTTTTGAATTAACTTCTTCGTTGTCTCCTTTTTTTTTTGATAGTTTGGAGATATCTTCTTTAACTTGATTGTAGGTTTTAGCTGCGTTAATTTTACTTTTAACTTCACTATAACTAAAATCTAAATCTTGTGACGGCATTATTTTTTAAGTTTATAATTTTTATCATCAGTATCTTTATCTATTAAAGATTGTAAAATATCTTCGTCCATATCTATATCAGACAATGTAAAATTGTCTTGTTTTTCTTGTGACTTTTGCCATATTTGGGCTTGTAATTTTGATAGAGATAATTTTTTTTCCACACAATCGTTAATTATTTTTTGTTGTTTTTCAATAACAGGACCTATAAGAGTCATATCTTCAGGTTCTTTCATCATAGTTAACATTTTATTTTGTATTCTTATTGCGGTATTTCTTTGTTCAACTATTTCATTATATATTTCTTGCATTAAAGATAAGAGAGAATCTTTACTTAAATTAATTTCTTTTTTTGGTGGTCTTGGCATATAAATAAATATTTTTGTTTTTATTTTAAAAGATCATTTATAATTTCTTGATATATTTTTTTATATCTTTTAAGGGAATTACGTATTTCTTTAGTTGATAAATTAGTCATTTCCCTTATTTCAAACAAAACAACGTTTTTGTTAAATTTGTTATTGTTTGTATCGTCAACAAATATATTATTATAATTTTTAAAAATTTCCATAAGAGCCTGACCTAACTTAACTTCTTGTTCATTAATATTTTTTTCATCCATAGAATCACCTAATTTAATAATAAATTTATTTATTATTTCTTCTGTAGATACATCATCATTATCAATGTGATAAATCATATCAGGGGCGTTATGTAAATCCGCCGAAATGTCCTCATAAGAAACTTTACGATTCATATCTTTTTGATCTTTTAAAATCTGACCCATAAGATAGTTTTTACATATAGTTCCAAAATAAGAATATGCTTTTTTTTCTTTTGATGGCTTAAACTTATCAATTTTAGTCATCAAAAATGAATGAGTATCAATATGAATTTCCTCAAAGTTCATATCTTTTCTATATAATTTATATCGTCTTATTATTGACGATATCATTTTGTCTAAGGGAAATCTTAAATAATCATTATAAATTTTATTCTTTTCATCCATTGTGGTTGCGGTTAGATACATCCTAACCGCATTTTCTTCTGGCTCATCAAAATAATTATTTAACTTAGGTTTTCTTCCCTTCTTTTTCTTTTCATTCGTTTCTTCGTTTAAATTAGTTTCTAAATTCATTAAACCTCTTGGGGTTCATATTTTATTTCTCTTTGTTTAATATAGAAAAATTCTTTTTTAGCAGAATCTATCCAAAACTTAACTTCATCCTCACTTAGTCTTTCATCCCCATTTTTATAATTCCAAAATATAGAACCCTCTCTAAGGTTGACATGTTTATAACCAATTTTAGGGATACTCATAATTTTAACAGAATTCTGAGTTAATCTTAAAAAGAACTCATATCCAAAAGTTAGTTTTATGTTGTTTTTTAAACTACCATTATTAATAAACTCTTCTTTTTTAACTAAAATTCCTGAAAATTGAAAATTTTGATAATTAAGTAATGTTTCATTAGTTAAAAGTCCTAGCTCTTGTGATATATTTGCCGCAAAAGTTGCTTCATTTGTAAACCCAACAAAAACCCCTTGTTCGTTAACATCGACAACTATTGGTAAAAATACACCAACATTTTTATAAATATCCATATATTTTTTTGCATTTTTAAACCATATGTTTGAGTACTCATCGTCAAATTCTAAAAATGAGACCCATTCAGAATTTGAAGACGAAACACCAAAATTAATTTGATCTGCAAAATTAGGATCTTTTTCCCAAAGTAATTTAACAACATTTAAACCATCAAAATCATAAGAATTAATATGATCAACCAAAGAAGTTTCGTCACAATAAACTATTATTAATTCATTTATGTATTCTTTTTGATTTTTGACAGAGGTGATACATTTGTTAAAGTAATCCTCAAAATTTCTAACTTTACCAGATTTTATAGGTAAAACCACAGATATTGTATTTTTATTTTCCATATTTTATATTGTTTCTAATTTATTTAATTGTGATTCAAAATTCTCTAATCTTGTTGATATTATTTGATTAAAAAACTCAATTACATCTGTGTTAAATTTTTCGTCAGTAGATAAATTTTCAGATGTTTTTTCCATGTTATCATATAATTCAGGATTAATATTATCCTCTAGCCAATTTTGAATAAAGTCGGCAATAACATCTGGAAACATATTTTTATTATTAATCCAAACCCCATTATCTTCATTCATCCAATTAGGGACTAAATTAGGTACTAAACCTATTACAGGGATTCCCATTTTTATTGACTCTAAAGGAAAAGTACCCCATCCACTAACCTCATCAATCCAAACTGAAACAAAACTTTCTTTCATTGCATCTGAAAATTCAGTTTCAGATAATCCCCTTAAATCTCTAAAGGTAATCCATCTATATTGAGGAAATTTTGCGTAAAATGTTTTTATTAAATTTGTAGTATCTCTATGTTCTCTTGTATGGATTGAAACAATGGTTTTAGGTGGGGCCTGTTGTTTTTCAAAAACATTAGAAATCTTAGGTTCAATAACATCTATAGAAATATTTCTAACAACATTTTTAATATATTCTTTTTGATTTTCAGATGTTGTTAAACATTTAAAGAAACCTAAAAGGGGCCATGTTTGACCTGGTTGTAAAGTTTCAAAAATATGATCATATGCTTGGCACAGAACAATTTTACCACAAGGTAAATTTGTTATTTGGTCCATCACAAACCCATATATTTCTGGTATAATAATAAAATCTTCAGGAGAAACATCTAAATTTGTACCTTCTATTGCTTTGTGTGGTAATTCGTTCATATATTCATCCCCAAGCCAATTTGCAACACCGTAATAATCTGGTTTTTCATGCAATATAATAGGATTAAAACCTTCTTTTTTAAGTTCTAACGCTATATGATAAATGTATCTAATTGATGCCTTAGCGTTTCCTTTAGTGTCTTGTACAAGAAAATATATTCTTGATTTTTTGTCTTTCATGTTTTGAATAGACTTTTCTAATTTTGATATCTGTTCAGTATTCATAGTTTTATAATTTGTTTATTATTTTTTTTATTAGTAGAGTATTAAATGCAACTTTAAAAGGTATTGACAATTCACTATTTTTTAAACCCAAATTATCATCAATTTCGTTACTTTCGGTTAAAACAGTCTCTAACATAGATTTTATTGTTTCATACTTAACCAAATGTATTTGAGGTTCCCCACTTAAACTTGTTATATTAACATAGTCATCTAATACATCAAGATCAATGTAATAGTTTTCATTAAAAATTTTGAACATCGTAATTTATTTTTTTAATTATACCTTCAAATTCAGATAAAGATTTTATTGTGTATTTGACAGGTATTTGTTTATTATAATCAGTTTCATATTTTATTAAAATTTTATCCTGATAACTATTTAATAATAAGTTAGGATTTGAAGTAAGTAAAATATCTACTTCATCAAACATTTTATTTTTTGTTAGTTCACTATAAAAAAATACTTTTTCGATTAAACACCCAAATTTAGAGAGAAAAAATAGTGAAGATGGTTTTGATTTACCTATCTCATCGGACACAATTAATATATCATATTCATCTCTTAAATTATAATATATTTCATTTAGTATATTAAAAGTGTTAATTTCTGATGAAGGAGAATGGCCAAAAATTTCCATAGTATATTCTTCATACATAAATGAATATAATTCATCTTTAGATTTAAATTTAAAATGATTCAATAAGTCTAAAGAATTTACATCACTAATAATTTCGTATTTAAATGGTTCTGTAGATTCTTTTTTAGAAATATCTAAATACTCATCCTCATCTAATTTAAAATCCAACTCATATGATTCTAATTCGTTATTTTGATCAGAATCAATTAAATGTTTTTCATAAATTTGCTTAAATTTACCTAAAGTATCTCTAAGAACACCGTTAACCTCAATCCCTATTCTCTTCATATTCTGCTAAAATTTTACTGATTAATGGATTACGAACATTTTTAGCGTTTCTAAAATCATAAACACCAATGTCTGGAATACCTTTAAATCTTTGTAGAGCGTCATAAAGACCGGATTGTTTTTTATCTTTGTACCGGTCAGTCTGTTCTAAATCACCAGAAATAAAAAATTTACTATTAAAACCGATTCTTGTTAATAATAATTTCATTTGATTTGGTGTTGAGTTTTGAGCTTCATCAAAAATTAATATTGAGTTGTCAATGTTCATTCCCCTCATATAGGCCAAAGCAAACACCTCAATAATTTCAGCTTCTTTTAATTTTTCTCTGGATTCCTTCCCAATAATTTTATTTAAAAGGTAATAAGATGGAAAAATATATGGATCTAACTTTTCCTCAAGGTTACCGGGAAGTGAACCAAGTTTTTCTTCGGCCTCAACCGCCGGTCTTACAATAATGATCTTTTCATATGAATTATCCGGGTCTATAAGTAAATCAACCGCAGCTTTCATTGCAATATAAGATTTACCGACTCCGGCTGGTCCTGATGCAATTGTGATTTGATTTGTTTTTAAAATGTTGTAATAATCTTCTTGGTGTTCAGATAAAAATTTATTTTTTTGTTTTTTCTTTATTACTGTATTTATAAAGTCTTTTTTTGATGCTATTGGTACTGATGATTCTTCTTTCTGATGTATAGGTTTTTTTCTTGTCATTTTTTTTATGTTCTTAGTTTATTGTAGTAACTTATTACGTAATCCCATAGGACACATTTTTTTTCATAGTAAATATAAACAGAATTCCAAAAAAGAAAATCTCTATGATTTACTCCTTTTGTATATGTTTCGGGCCACTCACATTTTTCTAAACACCCACTATGTGCCAAAACATTACCAACATCAATAAATCCAGATTTTGGGTAAGATGGTTTTAATCTTAAAGTACCATTTTTTCTTATTTGTCGACCTATAACAATACCGTGAAAATTTTGTTTTTCACATAAAACATATTTTTTATACATATTTATGTTAAAAATTGTATCGTCATCTAAAAAACAAAAATAACCATCTTTAATATTTTCTAATACTGATCTTCTTTTTTTGAATGCTTCATTATCATCACAATCAACTTCGTATATTTTTATTCTATTATCTTCATTTAAAAAATTAAAATTTAATTTTTCTGTTTTATTTGACTTTGAGATATGCCACGTAATATCTGTATGTTTTGGAATAGATTCCCATATTAATTTTAGGTTATTTGGTCTATATAGAGGTGTTATAATGTGTAACATTTATAAATTTTCTTTTATTATTTTACATGGATTACCAAACGCAATAACATTATCAGGAATATCTTTAGTTACAACCGAACCAGCTCCAATCAAAACATTTTTACCAATCTTAATATTATTAATAATATTCGTACCAATTCCTATTTCCGTGTTTTCACCAATAATTACACCACCACTTAAATTAACTCCAGGATTTATAGTTGAGTATTTACCTATTTTACAATGGTGACCAATATAAGACCCCCGATTAATATGAACGTAGTCTTCTATTATTGTGTTATTAGAAATAACACATAATGGCTCTATTCTTACCCCTACACCTAAGTCACAGTAATTTGAGATAACAGATGAGTTATGAATTAAATTTATAAATAAGCTGCTATTTAAATTTAATTCCTCAATAAATTTTTTCTTTCCAAAAGGTTTTGCAAAACATAAAACATAATTTTTTTTATTTTTTAAAGATTCTATCTTTAAAATATTTTTACGAACAAATTTTTTGTTTTCAACATGTCTATTTTGGTTATCATAAATAAAAATATTTGGGTTAATTCTTAACCCATCTATAATATCCAAAATCATATAAAAATGTGACTCTGTAAACCCTAATATTGTTATCTCCTCCAAATACTATTTTTTATTTAAAATTTTATTACCAAAACCTAATTCTTTAAATTCTAAAGGCGATAAAACTTCATAATTTAGTTCTACTATAATTCTGTGAATTCTTTTTAATAGATCTATATTTTTTGTTAAATTTTTTTCATAATAATATAAATTATCTTCAAGACCAATTCTTACTCCGTTAGCATACATTAAACCCATAATATTTGATTTTAATTGATCTTTACCAATCCCACCTAAACAAACTTTTGTATCTTTTGGTAAATTACTAATTATTGAGGATATTGTTGATATGTCTGTTTGTGCGTTATAAATATTACCTAAAATAATATTCATATAATTAGGTTCATCTAAAATTTTTTTATCCATTAAATACTTAGTATAGTTAATCATACCTGAATCAAAACATTCTATTTCAGGAATTACACCATACAATTTCATTTTTTCTATTAGATCTAAAATAATTTTTGGTTCATTAATAGATGATGATTTTGGGAAATTTAATGATGACATTGTTAATGATCCCATATCAGGATACAATTCTAACACTTCAGATCTTTTATCAAACTCAGGAAACAATCTTCCCGTTAAAGAAACGCAAATCACTAAATTGGGGCAATGTTTTCTTATGCCATCTATTATAGGCTTATATATTTCTTTCTTATATGTGTTTGAAAAATCTTTAGGGTCTCTTGCATGAATATGGGTCATGGTAATACCAAACTCATATGCCTCATGAACTTCTTCGATAATTTCATTTGGTGTTAGGGGCGCTAATGAATTTTCTCTATTTGTTTGTGTTCCTGTTGGTGTAAAATTTATAATTTTTTTCATAATATTATCTTAATTCATAACCTTCTTCATCGTGTCTACAAGTCAACACATTTATTAATTTACTTTTTAAATTATTTTTTGTTATATGTTCAGAAACACGAGACCAAAATTCCGCATCACCAGGTAAACCTATTTGACCTGTTTCTTTAAAAATGTCAATATATCTTAAAGGTATTGTTTTTATATTCATGCAAACTGAAGAATGTATTAAACCGCAAGGGACCGGATTAAATTCTACGTATTTGTTTTCTGAATTTATGTTTGGTAACGTACCTCCTCTGTTTGTAGATTTGGTACATATAAAATCAGTTTTATCTGTTGTTATTAAATTATTTATTTCTTCTAGATGCTCTGAATACCAAAAATCATCATGATTTAAAAAACAAACATAATCAATATTATCTTTTTGACATAGGTCCATTGCGTAATTTGTTGCAAAAGTCCCTGCGTAAGACCACAAAGCAATTTTGTTTTCCCCATAAACATCTCTTTCATTTGCAAATCCTAAATTTTCACAATGAGAATCAATTGATGATAATAAATTTCTATATAACTCAAACTCATCCCTATCCTCATATCTATCCCCTATTAAATATATTTTATAATTTTTATATTTTTGATCTAAAACTGAATTTAACGTATTTGTTAAATACTCAAACGTTTTACCATCTTTTCTTTTGTATGTACAAATTATAATTCCAATCTTCATAATTTATTTACCTTTTTTACAAACAAAAAATATACTAGAACATAAGTCAGGATATTGTTGACCTAATTTATAACAACCGTCAAGATATTCTTTTGTGATTATATCTGTATTTAAAATCTTATCCCATTGAAAGTTCGATAAAGATTTAAAAAAAATACCGCTTCTATATACGACCTCTAACCCAGAATTAACAATATCTCTTTCTAATGTGTCTAAAGTATATGTTATTCTATGTCCGTGTTTTTCTTCAGAATCTGTTATTGCGCTATTGTGTGTTATTAGACCCATTTTTACGGCAATCTGTCTTGATGGTGCATTTGCATTTGGGCAAACCACAAATAAAAATCCATCATCTGTTAACCAATTGTTATTAATTTTTTTTAATAGTCCTATTGGGTCATCAATATGTTCTAATACATGAGTAAGAATTACATTGTCAAAACTTCTTTCTAGACAAAGATCTTCAAATGTGGAATGTATTATTTCCACACTTTCATTAAATTTTTCCTTTGCTATTTTAACGGCAGATTCGGAACCTTCAATACAAGTTATGGTTTTAAATAAAGGTATTATTTTTTCTGTAAAATCTCCTTTAAAACTACCTAATTCTAACACATTATCTTTTTTAATAAAAGGCTCAAAAGATTTAACCATGTAGTGGTGCATTACGTCAAAATCAAAATTATATGCGTATTTGTGATCTTTAGTGTCTAAAAATTCTTGATCATAATTTCTTGTTGCTAATTTCATAATTAATTTATCCTCTATATTTTTTAATATTTTAAAATTATTTTTTTTATAAAAGTTAATAGCATTAATATTTTTTTTAAATACTTCCAATAAAATAAAATCATAGTTTTTATAAAAATTAAAATCTTTACAGTTATTTAATAATTTTTTTGATACTCCTTTTTTTTGGTGATTAATATCAACACTAAGATTTGTTATAAAAGTTGATTTAGATTCTTCATTAATATATAATGCCAATAACCCAATTAGATTTCCGTCATTATATGCTTCAAACCTCACACTTTTATTAAAAATTTTATTAGAATATTCTAAAATATTAACATAAGTGTTAAGTTCGGGAACAAAAAGTTTAGAACAATTAGTTAGGTGATAAACTATGTCCTCTATAGTTGAGTTATTTATTTTATATTCTATATTCATTTTTCTAATTTAGCAATCCCAAATCCATACCTACCAAAATCATTTCCATTATATGTCATATAATACTCTTTCCCAATATTAAAGACATGAGGGTAATGATGCATTTTACTATCCCAACCATGTTCTGAATATGTAATTCCTGACTCATTATCTTTACGATCCCAGTTTAATAAATCTAATGATGTTGCGTAACCTATTTTATAACCTCTACCTTCTTTTGTTCTAAAATCTAAACCTTCCCTATAAACAAAGTACATGTGATATAAACCGTCTTTGAAAAATACATCGGGTCCTGCTTGACATTCATTCTCATCTAAAACATCAGGAATAATATTTTTATTATATTTAACCCAATTAATACCGTCATCTGAAAAGGCCAATTTATTTTTATATATTATTTCTGGTTTACCATTATAATCAATCCATTTTGTTCCTGATAAATAAAACATGTACCACTTGTCGTTGAATATCCTAACTTTTGGTCCGCTTAAAACAAAAGGTTCATTAACACTCGCAGAAAGTATTGGTCCTTTTCCTATTCGTTTAAACGTTTCTCCATTATCTTCACTTATTGCTAATCCTATAGAGGTGTTAAAAGGTACAGATTGACACCTTGACCAGCCAGCATAGTAAAATAAAATTTTGTTTTTATGTTTTATATTACAAGAAGGATAAACCGCAAATTCATCAAAAGTACCTAAATCACCCAAAGGTAGTATTGGTTTATCCGAAACTCTTACGATTTTTGTCAAATCGTTTTTATCCAAATCTAAAAATGTTGTATAAGATTTAGCAAACCCATTTACATCATTTTCAGGTCTACAAGAAAAATAAATTCTAACAATATTGTCTAATATTAATGAATGAGTACATTGTGAATGACTTTTCATCCAAGGCCTATCAATACCATCATCCCAAGTTGTGGGATCAAAAATATGTCCTAATTTTTTCCATTTCATATTTACTAACAATTTAATATCCAACACCTATTACCCCAAGGATCAGAATAATCTTTCTCACCTAAAACATCATGAACGGCTCTTTTCACATCATCAAAATCAATATAGTCATGACCCGCTAAAATACCTCCATGTTTAATTTTAGGTAACCAAGCCTTAATGTCGTTTACAACATCATCATATTTATGACTTCCATCAATAAAGACAAAGTCTAAAGATTTGTCTTCGTAAATTTTAGTTATCTCTGGAGAACCTGTTGTATATAATTTGTAATAATTTTCTAAAGGTTTCATGTTATTAATAAAATCATTCTTTAGTTCTTCGTGTGTTATTTTATACTGAGGCATTTCATCACCAACACTTAAAAAAGGATCTATACAATCTAATTTAATTTTTTTTCCTGATTTTATAATCTCGACTCCCATAAAAGCCGCGCTTCTTCCTTTCCATGACCCAACCTCAACAAAATGACCATTATCAGGTGAAGATTCAATCGCATGTAAGTATAAATTAGGGTATGTAAACCACCCATGAATTTTTTGATAAAAATGTTCCATTTTTTTTATTTTTAAGTTAATGTATATTCGTCTAATAAATTTTTTATTTTTTCTTTTGAATTGAACATAAGTACGTCAATTATAGACAACCAAGGTATAAATTTATTATCAAATTGTTTGTAATCTATCGGATTTGTCTTAATAAATAATAAGTCTATTTTATTTTTTTTAAACGTTTCTTTATCATATAAATTTATTCCTCCTATTGAATTTATATAAACTTCTGTTTTTCTATTTTTACAAATCGCTAAGACCTTTTCTTGGGATTTTAAATTATGGTCTATATCTAATGAAGATGACAATATTATTGGGGTTTTAATATCTAAATAATCATTTATGTTAGATATACTATTATATATGAAATTAAAAAGATTATTTTCTTTAAAATTTATACAATTATAAATTAAATCAAAAACTTCTGAAAAATGATCAGCTTTTTTGTAACTATTATTTATTAGGGTAATAAGTTTTTGTTTATCTACATCCCAAGTATCTGATACAAACCTCTCAACTACATTTGAGTAAGTTGACCCATTTTTTAATGGTAAAGTTATTATCTTATCTGAACCATTTGATAAAATTCTATTTCTATTAATCCAACCCTTTTTTGTATATTGGATATTGTCATATATTATAAACTCATCAACAGAATTTATCAACTGAAAATACCCAATGTATGGCATAAAATAAGGTTGCATTATTGCTATTTTTTTCATATACTATGTTTTATAATAATTTTTTTTATATCTGTTGGGATTTCTATTGAATTTGGGTAATACCACTTTTCCATCCTATCATTTATTTCTTTAAATGAACTTAAAGAATGATGTTTATGATTTGTTGCATATTTTTTTAAATTTATTTCGCTGTTTTCTAATAAAGTTAAAAAACAAATTTCTCTTAAATTAATTAAATAAATGTATTTTTTTTCTATTATAGATGGTCCATGTGATATGTTATAACCATGTCTACCTTGACTTTTGGGAAAAATATTTTTTTTAAAAACGCAAACTTTATCATATTCATGAGTCCATTTACCAAAATTTCTTTGACCTAAAAAATTTTTATTTAAATCATAAAACTCTTCATTTTTATATTGAATTATTTCAAATCCTTTTGAAATCAAAAAATCATCTTGGTTATTTAAAATAATGTTAATATCATCAACTAATATTAACTCGTCAGGATCAATATAAATAATTTTTTCATATTTATAATCATTATATAAAATGTTAAATATACCGTTAAAAAATTTTATATTATCTATTTTATAGATATTTTCTTTATTTTTTAACTCTATCACTGAAATTTTAATACCTAAATTTTTTAATTCATTAACTTTATTTACTATCTCAGTAACTTCTCCGTCTAAAAAAATTATAATATCTAAATTATAATTCAAATAGTTTTTTAACCACAAATCAAAAAATATATTATATCTATCAAATCTAGTTGATATACACGTCTTCATATATTTTTTTTCGTATAAATTTCAAATTTAGATAGGTCTGGATATGGCATTTCTATATCTTCATTATGTTTTGGGGTTTCTCCTTTATAAAATTGATTCATTAATAACAAACCTCTTGATGCTAACTCAGGCATCATATAAAAGTTCCAACCTAACATATCAAAATTATCATCATGGTATGAACATTCTCTCCTTCCACTATATCTGGCTCTTTTAAACCAAAGATATGCATCATGATCGTCAGTTAAAATTGCTCCTCCTTTTGATAATTTAAAATGCTTATAGGGGCCAGTAAATGAAACACACATGTGTGTATTTGGTTTATACATATTATAAGTAAAGCTTAATGCCGAATCCCAAACATTACTACCCTCTAAATTGTAAGACCCTTTTAAAGTTTTACCCTCAACCGATTTAAAATTAACATTTAATCCTGCATGAATTATTTCACAAGGAACAGATGGGTACGTTCTTGATGGTATTGTAATTGTGTCTACATCTATAGATTTTTTTATATTTTTTTCATAATATAACGACAAAAATAATGCATTAGATTGATTATCAACTGTTATAACATAAGGGGCACAAGTGTAATTAGAAAGTGCCTGCTCAAACTCTTCTGTTATTTTATATATTCCATTTGCCATATTTAAACTATAATTATTTTATCTTTTATTTTTTCTATATTTTCTTTAAGTACCGGTAATAAAGTAGTGTTATAATCGTTAACTAATTTTTTTTCATAATCTAAATCTTCTTTTCTTGTTTGTGATTCATAATGGTAAGCAACAGATTTACTACTAATAAAATTTTTTAATCCCATAGATATTAATTTTATATTTAATTCAACATCTTCAAAACATGAAACATAGTTTTCATTAAAATACCCAACTTTTTCAAAGACATTTTTTCTTACCATCATTAGACCTGCGGTATTCCCAATAACTTCTTTTGTTTCGTTAAAATAGTTATAGTAATTTTTCATATTTATATGACCTAAATGTAGTTTGTTATCATTTTTATGTTTTGCAATTAAAATGCCGTCGTGTTGTATAGTATTGTCTTCAAAGTGTAACCTACATCCAACAGTCCCTGTTCTTGGATTTTCTTTAAAGATTTGTAACATGCCGCTTATAACATCGTTCATTATTTTAATATCGTTATTTGAAAATAATAAAAATTCGTATGAGTCCCCAATTTCATTTCTTACGACCTCATTGTTTATTTTACCAAAATTATAGTAATCAAACTCAATTAAATTTATATTATTATAATTTTTTATAAAATATTTTATTTTATTTTTTTCCTCTTCTGATGAACCTGTATCGGCAATAAAAATATCAAAAACATTATTATCACAATTTAATAAATAGGACTCTAAACATTCAATTAACATTTCGGATTTATTTTTTGTTGGTATGATAATTGCAACTTTACCAAATTTTTTAAATTCTTGTCTTTTTATTTTTGGTGCAAATATAAATTTTGGTTTAAGATCAATTGGTAATTTATCTCCCCATTTTTTTAAAAATAAATCTTTTGATTCCCAAAATTCTTTATTTGGTTGTCCAATAGACTCATGAGTAATTTCAAAAGAAGAAGTAACTCCAATCTTAACTCCATCTATATAGTTTGGTATACAAAATCCATGATCATAAAAATGAAATTTACCAAAAGTTTCATCAAATTTATGTTTTATTTTATTTTTGTTAAAAGAAATAAAAAGACCATCAATAGTAACTACAGGTATTAGAAATGGTAATTTTGGAGAATATCTACTTAAAAATTTTTTCTGTTTAGGGGGAAAATGATACACTTGACCCACCATTGTTTGAGATAGTTTTTCCCAATAGATTCCAGATTTTGGGAAATAACAAGATCCTGCTTTACCTATTATTCCGTAATCTAAATTATCTTCATAATCTTTTAATAATTTTTTACCCCAATTTTTTTCTAATTTAATATCATTATGACAACAAACAATTATATCATGTATTGATTCAGTAATTCCGATATTATATACCTGAGATAATGAAAATTTGTTATAATTGACATATTCTAATATTTGAATCCCATCAACTCCAGATGTTTGTAATAGATGTTGTTTAAATTTAGAATTATATTCTAAATCTTTATGTGTTGAATATATTATTGTTATCATTTTAACTTAATTAAAAATCCTTTATTATTATCGTATAATTTATTAATTTCTTGTTCATCACTAAAATAGTGATAACCTAACCTTAGTTCTATATTTTCTTCAGATAGTCTTTCTGAAAAATTTTTATATCTATTAATTGTATAATTTTTACCCAAAAAATTATAGTGAAACATGTTATAATTTTTACAATAGTTTAAAATCCCAACCGGATTTGATTCGTGACAACCATAATTGTAGTTTATTTCTTTAATTTTTGTTTTATTAAATAATAAAATTTTGTCGTACCCTTCATCAGGCCACCCATAGGAAATATCTTCTAAGTTACCATCATTATGATTCATTAAATTATATCCGTTAAATTTGAAGATTGTATGTCCGTTTTTTTGTTCTTTTTTTAATTGTTCTTCATTAATTTGGATTAGTTCATCACAATCACACACAACAACCCATTCAGTTTCAGAATCTTTCCAGCAACTATTTTTTATTTCAATATGTTTTTTATCTGAAAACTTATTATTAGTATCAAAAAATATTACACAACAACCAAATGATTTTGCGATTTCTACAGTTTTGTCTGTTGAATAGTTATCAAATATTACAATTTTACAGTTTGGAAAATTTTCTCTATAGTGATTTATAAAAAACTCAATAATTAACTCTTCGTTATAAGTTACTGTATAAACTGTGACCATTTAAATTTAAATTAATCCTGTACTTCCAAACCCATTGTTAGACCTATCTTTATTTTCTACTTCAGAAACTTTTACAATATCTACCCATTTACCACAAACAACAGGACACAAAACCGCTTGAGCGACTTTCATTCCTTTTGTAATTTTAAACTCTTCATTGTTTGTGTTAAATAGTATTACTTTTATTTCGCCCGTATACCCTTGATCTACAGTTCCAGGTGAATTTAAAACAAATAAACCTTGGTTTAATGCCAATCCACTTTTTGATCTAATCTGAATTTCATGGTTTTCAGGAACATCAATTACAATTCCTGTTGAAATTAATGACCTTCCCATAGGTGGTATTATGTGTTCATCAACGGAATATAAATCAACACCGGAGTCCGTTTCATAAGCAAATTTAGGTAATATAGCATCTTTATGGATAAGTTTAATATTCATTTTAACTTTTGGTATATCATCAGTAAAAACTTTTTCTAATTCATTTAAATCTATACCATACTCATTCATAAGAGCATCTAACTCAACATCATCGTTTAATTCAGTACCCTCAAATAATTTCTCAAGATCTTTTGTTTGAGATAAAATTTTATTTAAATCATTTTTATTCATTATTCTAAACTTTTTAATTTCATTATTGCGTCAATTAAAACTTCAACATCCTTCTCACAATATTCCGCAATTTCTTTTATTTTTTGGTCTTCCCAGTATGATTTGTGAACAGAAGATCCTGTAACTTCACCATCTTTTGGGGTTGGGATATTTAAACAAGAACATAATAAATCTAAAGATCCTATTGACGTATACGCTCCATATTGCCAAATTTCTTTTGTGTCAATTGCCTTTATTTCCCAAGGTTTTGTATCATAAGATGGAAGAATTTTTGAGGGACGAATTCCATTTATGATCATTCTTTTTGCTAACATTGGAATATCAAAATTTTTTAGATTGTGACCACAAAGAAAAAACCCAAGTTTTTCACAACGGTCAAGAAGAGTCCTAACTTCCTTTAATAATTTTTTCTCGTCATCACCGTAAAAAGATTGTTTTTTAGTTTCACCATTTTCTAAAACAAAGGCCACTGAAACACAAACAATTTTTGCAAATTCTGGTACAAGAGCCGCTCTTTTTTTAAAGACCTCATTCATTCTTTTATCCGATTCTATTTTTGTTTTTGGTACCTCAATATGATCTTCAGGAAATCTTTTTTTAAACCAATCATAATATTTTACATATTGGTCTGCAATTTCAGGACTAAACTTTTGACAAGATTCATAATCAGGACATCCACCAACAGTTTCAATATCCAAGAATAAAATTTTTGTAATTGGTATATTAATCATTTTTTTTATTTAATTAGTGATTTGTAAAATGAAGATCTTTCTTTTGTGACGTTATTTAAATCATATTTATCTTTTACTGATTCATATAATCTTTCCCCAAGGTCTGTAATCATATTAGGGTTCTCGACCAATTTTTTTATATTTTTACTCCAATCACTGTGGTTATTATTTTCATTAACTAAAAGAGCGTTTCCATCAGTAAATTGACCGTTTTTAAGTGCGTGTTTTAAATCAATAGTATACGGACCTACATTAGATGCAATTATCGCTTTTTTATAAAAACCAGCCTCAATTACTTTTAATTGTGATTTCATTCTATTAAAAATATGGTTTTTAATTGGGGATAAAGATATATCAAACTTCGAGTAGTTCTTTGCGTAAGACGTAACCGGTCTTGTCCAAACCCTAATGTAATTTTCTTTTTCTGTGCTACCAAAATATTCTTCATCATTAAATTTATCTAAAAATTCTTTGTATTTTGGTGATACTATCTGGTAGTTGTTAGTAAAAATTTGTTCGTATTTAACCCAAACAGTTTCTTCAGGTTTAATAGGTCTTTGTTTTTTTTCACCTGTTTGTTTATTTATTTCCGTAACAACACCTCTAGTGTCAAACCCACAAACATAAAATTGTAATTTTTCTTGTAGATTAGATAACTTACTAACCATACCCTCTAATAATTTTAAATCATGTAAGTGAGACGAACCTCCCAACCAACCAACTCTAATTTTTTCTGAAGGTAATGTTGGTTCATTATATTGAGGATCTTGCGGGTCTATTGCGTTTGGTAACACTATAACATTTTTATTAAATTTTCTAATTTCATTTGCAAAAATTTCAGTTGTAGTTGTTACATAAGATGCCGCCTTTAAATTAGATACAATTTTTTCGTGCATTTTATTTTGTACGATTAATTGATGTATAGGATGCTCTTTTGTTGGTAACCAATAATCATCAATATCACCAATAACAATAATACCTTCACTTTTTAGCTTATTAATAAGTTCTACTGATTTTTCATAATCTTGACCAATACTTCTATGAAAATGGATAATTTGATATTTCTTAAAGTAGTTTATATCATTTACGTTTGGTTGATAATCTATATCAACATGAAACTCATCTGGATACATGTTTTGTAGTTTAACATGAGGATCTACGGACCTATACTTACCAACACCAGATTTATCTGAAGGTAATACTAATACATTAATTTTTTCCATAGTAAAAATATATTGTATTAATATAAGAATATCAACCTAAAAAAACAAAAACCCCCAATAATTTATTGAGGGTTTAAATTTAATAGTTAATAAATTATTTTGTAATTTTTTTTACTTTTGTTAATTTACCCTCAAAAATGTGTTGACCAACCCTAAATTTAAAAATATCATTAGTTTTACTTTCAGATTCTGTTAGTAGACCATTTTCTTTTAAAACAGACTCAACAGTTTCTCTAACAATATTTCTTATATCCTCAACCCCAACATTAATTTGATTTGTTTTATTTTGTATAATTTGTCTTTGTTGTTTATTTTCACCAATGTAGTCACCTTTAGAATCAACATTCATTAATCTAGTTGCCTTATTAACCAATTCATCAGATAAAACAGAAGAATTTAAATTATTTGTAGGTTGTTGTATTGGATGCTCAATCATCAATCTTTTTATTTCATCAGGTAATCTAGAATTTAAAATTTTATCTTCAGTATTTTCATACTGTACTTGTTGTTGTTTTACGGCTTGTTCTGATAAATAATCTTGGGGGATGTTATATTTACCATTAATAGGTTCAAAATCCTCAACACCCACATTTCTATTTATACTTTCTTTAACTGAACTTCTACCCATATCATTATGTCTCTCCATTATTTTTTTTGATATTTGTAGTTTTTGTAATAACTCCTGTTCTGTATTCATATTTATTAAATTTTATTTTTTAATCAAAAATCGCATTAATTATAACTCTTGACATGCTTTTATCACCATTAGGATTATAATCTGGTCTTGGTTCGTTAAATTTTTCCATTGTTGGTTTTAAAGCAATAATTTTATCAACCCTAAATAACCGCCAACTAGGTAATGGTTTTTTACCCTTATATCCCCTATGTGAGGCTCCCTCCATATCCCAAGCTCTTAATACTGGATTTCCTTTTTTACTGTATCCAAAACAAACAGGTTCAATTATTCTCAAACCTTTACCTCCTGGTTCATCACCATCATAATACACAATTACTCGACGTTTTTTTTTAATTGCGTCTACAATTGAGGATATTGATGCTACCTCAACAATAATATCTTTAAAAGAATTGTAAAGTTTCACTAGGTTGGTTTAGTATATGGGTTAGTTGGTTTGTATTTATTTATAACTATTTCGGATTGTCTTTCTAAAATATCTGTTTTTGTTCCTCCGTTAGTTACATCTAAAAAAGTTCCAGTACCTCTACCTTTTTCGTCTCCATCACTTAACGCATCTTTATTTGTTGCTGAATATTCGTTTGTTGTTTTATAGTCATTTTTAGGTATTAATTTTTTTCTTTCTTGATCTGCATATTTAGACAACAAATTGTTAGGTTGACTAAAATCAAGTGGTTCTAAAGTTGGCATATTAAATTATTTTTTTAATTAAATCATTTATCCTGTTAAGGTTTTCTTTTATTTTTATATTATCTGTATTATCCTCTGGATCAAATTGACTGGCCAATGGACCCAAATCTTTTAAAAAATTTTTATCTATAGGTTCTTCAGGCATATAATCGTTATGTATTTTTTTTGTAAAACCATCATTATCTCTTAAACCTTTTATTGTGTTAGTCACCCAATTTCTCATAGTGTCTCCACCATTTAAAATATAAGGAGCGTCTTCCTTATTTCCGTTATAATATCTAAACCAATTATCTATTCTTTCTAACTGTTGAAAGGTTGCGTATTTTGAATTTCTTAATTCTTCGTTTCTTTTGTGACCCTCGACAGAAGAATCAGAATTAGGAACACGTTCAAAACATACCGTTAAATGGTCCAACATTTCTTTTGGTATATAAATTATTTTATCATATAAATCCTTATTCACCTTTTTTTAAAATTTGCACTAATTTATTTATTCCTATGTTTTCTTTATCTGCAATTTTTTTTATAGATTGTAAATTTCTTTGAATTATTTTTAGAATTGGTTTTTCATTCCCTAAATCTTCTTTTTCTTTTTTTACAATATCTTCGGAATTTGATTTTTTATTTAAAACAATCTCATCAATTAAAACATCTATTTTTTCTTGCTCCAATTCCGATAATCTTTTTCTAGTAAAACATTTTTTACACTTACCCTTTCTTTTTTGGAATGTTAATTGTTTGTCTAAATTTTTATCAAATCCAAAAGTTTTACATCTTTCGTCTCTTTCTAAAAATTCCTTAACCCCAAGTTTTTTCATGGTTCTCATACATTCAGCGTATGTTCTATCATTTTTTGTCTCTTCATCACCAAAAGCACCAGACATATCTTCTTCATCTAATACTAGTTTATCTTCTTTAGATTCTCCATAATAAACTCTTATAAAAGGAAACTGACTAACTCTAGACATCCTCGCGGTTTGGTCCATAGTTTTTCTTGGGTGATGACTTAGTTTTAACATTGGTATATTAGATCCTATTGGGGATCCATCCGCATTGACTAATTCTTCTATTTCACCATCACTTTTAACTTCTTTATTTTCTTTATATTTTTCAGGAACTTTACTATTTAATGTTATTCCTAATTTTTTACTTAATTTTAAAATAAATGGAGTTGCGATAGTTGATCCAGGTATTAATTGAAAAACAATAATGGGTATTAATTTTAATATATCTGAAGATTGGTCTTTTATAAATTTTTTTTCTTCGTCACTTAATTCAAAATCTTTATTTTTCAAATATTGTTTAGTAGTGGTTATTAAAATTTTTACAAGTAGTCTTGTTTCTTTAAGTTCACTAACCGCAGAATCTTTATATTTTTTTAAGGCACTAATAATTGATCCAGTGTTTTTTGGTTTGTCTTCTTTTAACAAATTATTTAAATGTGACATAAATAGTTTTTTATATAAATACTTTGATTTGGTGTATTTATTAAATAAAAAGAATGGCGGAACAAAATATTAATCAATATGTGTATCAGAAATACAAAATTAATCTTGTTTCTGAATCTATGGATATGTCTTTAGCTTCTGATGAAAGAAACTATAAAGAAGAAGTTGTATTTTCACCATACTTAATCGCAGAAACTTATGGTAATAAATTACCAATTAATATTGATATTAACAACCCTTTAACCTCACAAACAGGATTAACATTAACATATAAAAATTTTAATCCAAACAATGTTTTTGTTTCACAAAATTATTACAACCCAAATAATGAAGATTTAACTTGTTTTTCCTCAACAACACTATGTGATGTTGGATTAACGGGGGTAGACAATGGGTTGGTAGAAAAAATGACCGGAGAGACTTTAAATTATACAAAAGGTTTATATGATGATTTTTTAAAATTTGATAGATTACATTTTGATAGAAGATTTAAGTTATTCCAAGTAACGGGATATACAGAAAATAATAATAGATTTTCAGGAATATCTAAAAATACTTTATACGAAATTGTAAGTAAAAATGATCCTATTATAGGTAAATACCATGAACTATATGGTGGATTTTATCAAGGTTTTTATAAGTTATTTGGTTTTGATTATGAAGTTTTACCAGAAAGAACATCTAAAGGTTGGTCCGTTGAGATGTTATTAAAACCAAGACTTGTTGATGAATACTCCCCATTACCAAATGAAACCACATTAAATTTATTGTACCCAAAAAATAAAAACACCTTTTTTTATTTTGGTACAAGAGCGGAAAATAAATTTTACCACCATGCTGACGGACACCCAAATTGTCTGACAGGATATACTAGAGTTACAGAATCTCTAAGTGGTTGTCCGTCAACATGTGCTTGTTGTGATAAGACTGTAACTAATAGTAGGTGTATATATGTTTACCCTCCTAGATCTAAAAATAATCAACATGATCCACATGTAAATTATGGTTGTAGGTTATGTAATGGTAACCTTGAGGTTTCAGTAACTTGTGGTTGTGGTTGTAACGAATCTCCTTGTGAGTCTTGTGGGTGGGAATGTCAGATACATAATTGTAAGACTGTGGTAATACCAACTCCAACCCCAACACCAACCCCAAGCCCAACACCTAATTGTAATGTGCAAACACCTATATGTACCCCAAGTTGTACAAAATGTTATAAATGTGATGAATGTACAAGTTGTGAATATACAGGTTTTACGTCTGTGGAATACACCTGTGAGACAGACCCATTGTTTGATGTTATGTCTAATAATATATCTTTTAAATTATGTGGAAATCCAAAAAATCCACAAATTGGGGTTAAAGTTTTAAGGTTTACTGGTGGATGTGAAACAACAGGAACTTGCACAACAGGACAAACATATGTAACAGGGTATACTATTGATGAGTATTGCTCACCCCCAATATACCCATATTGTGAGGTTGTCAATCCAGCCTTCTTAGATGAAGAACATTGGTTTTTAGTTAATGTTGTATGGGAAAGATATTCATGGTTTGATTTCTGTGATTTAAAATTTTATGGTGGATTAGGGGATATAACTAAATTTGAATATTTAGATTCTTTATCTAATAATTCTGTTGATCTTATAAAACCTCCACTAACTCATTTAGATAAAGATGGAGAATTAATTGAGTTAGTTAATTTAAATGATATATGGTTAGACGAAAAAAAATACAGGTTGGGTAGATTAAAAATTTATGTTAATGGGAAAAAGATATATACCATTGAGGACTTTGAAGAGGTAATACCTAGAGGTTTATTTACCGATAAAGAAAAACAAATAGGTGTACCATTTAATATTTCTTGGGGAGGTGGTACACAAGGATTACATGAGAACCTAACATTTTCTTCTTGTTCCGCATTAACATCAAATTACATACAAGATCCTGAATGTCTACCAAATAATATTTTAAGTGGAACTAGTTTATCTGGGTTAAACACAAATATTTTATTAGAACAAAATTTTGGGGGTACTTTTGAAGGTGGTATATCTCAATTTAGAATGTATATTGATCCTTTATCTTCTGATGAAATAAAACATAATTTTATTATTTTAAAAGATAAATTTGATTTGTTTGATCCTGACTGCCCTGTTTGTGATACTAAATTTTGTCCAACAAATGATTTAACATATCAAATTAATGATAATATTACTACAACAACTACAGTTATTATATGAGTTTAAGTATTACAATAGAAAGTATAAATTTTAGTGGAGAAAGTGTAACAGTACTTTTTAAACCGGATAATGATTTAATAACAATAAATTTAGGTCAAGTTATATTACCTTTTGTATTTTTTCCTAACGAATTAAACCCACCAAGAGAAATTTACGGAACATATACAATTTTAGTAAATGGTAGTAAATGTGTGAACATAATTAATGTCCCTAGATCTACACCAACCCCAACACCAACTAATACTCCAACAAGAACTCAAACACCAACCCCAACACCAACTAATACTCCTACAACAACTTTGGATCCATGTAAAGTACCAACACCAACACCTACAGTTACTCCAACAATAAGCGTTACTCCAACAATAACACCAACACCAAGTGAGACTTGTACAAACCCTTGTGGTTGTAATAACCCAACACCAACACCAACAGTTAAACCACCTAAACCAACTCAAACTTGTACAAACCCTTGTGGATGTACACCAACACCTACTCCGACAGGAACTAATACACCAAAACCTACTCCGACAGGAACTAATACCCCAACACCAACAGTTACTAGTACACCAACACCAACAGTAACGGCATTCGTATTTTATATTGTTAGTGAAGATGGGAATAAAATTCTATCAGAAATAAGTCAGTACATAATTGCAGAATAAACTATTTATAATAAAAAAATAAAAAATGTCTGATGTTAAAATATCACAGTTTCCTTATATCGGAAATACCGGCTATACACCAATTGATTTATTAGTTTTTGTTAACTATTTAAATCCGACAGGAACCACAAGTAACACAAAGATAGATGATGTTAAAGATTATGTCATAATAGATTCTTATAACTATTTTTTACCATTAAGCGGAGGAACAGTTACCGGATCTACTTCTTTTACAAACGGTATAAATACAAATATCATATCGGCAACAACATATCAAAATTTACCAATTGATCCTGACACATATGTTACAGGTTTTACATATAGTGATAATGTTTTCACAATAAAACAAAATAATGGTCAACCCGATTTAACTCAAACAATTAATACTGTAACAGGTTTAACCGTTAATGGAAATTTAAATATAACCGGTAATACGTCCGCACAAGGACTAATTGCAACAACTTTTAGTTCTTCTACAGTAAATGTAGGTAATACAACAGGAACACCAAATCAAGCAGCATCTTTTGATTCATCAGGTAAATTAGTTGCTGGGTTAGGTCAGACAACATATAAACTATATGGTAACGCATCTCTTCCTTTATCAAATGCAACTACAGCATATTTTGTTGTTCCAGGATTATCCCAAACCTTTACCGTCCCTAGTAATTGTTCTGTTTATGTGTCTTCAATAGGAGGTATAGGTAACACCAATGGGTCTAATTATACATTTACATCTTACATTGGTATTTTTGTTGATGGATCTTTACAAACAGATGGTGGATTTAATCACATAAACACAATGAACCCAAACACTATAAATGTGGCCTTTACTAATACAACATGGTCATTAAGTTCTATATTAAATTTAAGTGCAGGAAGTCATACAATTGATATTAGGGCTAGGTACGTTAATACAAGTACTGCGGCTCAAGGGGCGGCGGTATCTGGGGTTTCGGGCAACTCAAGACAAGGAGAATTATATATAATAATAATAAAAAATTAAAATTATGGCAAACAATCAAAAATACTTTTTTATGGAGTTGTATAATGTTGATAAAAATATCAACACTTACTCAGTCCCGAACGAAACATTTTTTTTAGATGATCAAAATAATTTAATTACGTTATTAAATGATTTTTTTATTTGTATGATAAATGATTTAACTTATGTGAAAAATCCTGAAGATATTAGTGATTGGGAAACGGTTAAATTTTATTTATTAGACGGAGAAATAAAATCTGTGGAAATTATAAAAACTAAAAATGAAATGAATCAGTATCCTTCTTATGGTGAGGGGATTTTATTAGTTTACAATCAAATAATCAATAATAATTAAATGTCAAATGAAATAACCATAAACGTTATTACTGGTACATCTCCTTATGATGTTTATGTTTGTGACATAACAAATACAATATGTGTTTATATAACGGGACTTACTTCTTGTCCACCGTCTTACACTTTTACTGTTCCGTCACCATTAAATACGTCAGGATCTTTGTTAGTTAAAATAATAGATGGGGAAGGTTGTGATAGGTTTGAGTTATATACATGTATTACACCAAGCCCTACACCAACACCCACACCAACCCCAAGCCCTTTACCTACGGAATGTAACTGTATAGAGGCAATCGCATTAACGATAGAAGGTGGAACGTTAGATTTTGTAGATTGTTTTGGTAATATTAATACATTAGTACCAATAGGTCACATATTGCCAACATATTTTTGTGCTTCAAACGTTACAAATTTAGTTAACGTTAATATTGTAACAGGACCTCCTTGTGTTTCTAATCTTTGTCTTTAAATTATTTATTTTATTTTATTTGTTTATTATTTTTTACAAAAAAAGTAAATGAAAATTTTTATACAGATTGCGTCTTACAGAGATCCACAATTAGTACCAACAATCAAAGATTGTTTAGATAAAGCAAAAAACCCTGAGAACTTAGTTTTTTCAATTGCAAGACAATTTAATGAAGAAGATAAATTTGATGATCTTTCTGAGTTTGATAATGATAAGAGATTTAAAATTTTAAATATTCCGTACGTAGAATCAAAAGGAGTTTGTTGGGCAAGAAATCTTACACAACAACAATACGACAATGAGGAGTACACATTACAAATAGATTCTCATATGAGGTTTGAGAAGGGTTGGGATTCTACTCTTATTAGTATGATTACAGATTTACAGAATAAGGGTTATAAAAAACCTTTATTAACCGGATATGTTTCGTCTTTTGATCCTGATAACGACCCACAAGGTAGAGTAACTGAACCATGGAGAATGGCGTTTGATAGATTTACACCTGAAGGTTGTGTTTTCTTTTTACCCGAAGTGATTCCTAATTGGAAAGACTTAACGGGTCCTATTCCTGCAAGATTCTACTCGGCTCATTTTTGTTTTACATTAGGTGAATTTACAAAAGAAGTACAACATGACCCTGAATATTATTTTCATGGAGAAGAAATATCAATTGCGGTAAGGTCTTATACCCATGGGTATGATTTATTTCACCCACACAAAGTTGTAATTTGGCATGAATACACAAGAAAAGGTAGAACAAAACAATGGGATGATGATAAAGAATGGTATAAGAAAAATGATTCGTCACATTCTAAAAATAGAAAACTTTTAGGTGTTGACGGTGAAACTTTAAATGAGGATATTGGGATTTATGGTATGGGGTCTGAAAGAACGATTAAAGACTATGAAAAATATTCGGGTATTTTATTCTCTAAAAGAGCAGTACAACAATATACAATAGATAAGAAATATCCACCAAACCCATATGAATATAAGAACGAGGAAGAATGGATTAATAGTTTTTCAATGATCTTTAAACATTGTATTGATGTTTCGTTTAACGATGTTCCAGAAAATGATTATGAGTTTTGGGTTGTTGCATTTCATAATAGTAAGGATGAGACTCTTCACAGACAAGATGCGGACACTAATGAAATCCTTAGAATGAAAAAGGATCCTGATGGATACTGTAAAGTATGGAGAGAATTTAATACAACAGAAAAACCAAAGTATTGGGTTGTTTGGCCTTACTCTAAATCAAAAGGGTGGTGTAATAGAATAACGGGTAATTTATAAAAAATGTTTAGTATTTTAAATGAGGTTTTAGCCAACAAGGGTTTTTTTATAAATCTTGATAGTAGTGTAGATAGGTTAATCCATGTTAATAGTTTGATTTCTAAATATGAGATAAAAAACTTATTTAGGTTTCCTGCCCAAACAGATGATTTAAAAGTTTATTCTTGTACTAAAAGTCATTTAGAATTATTTAAGATTGCAAAAAAAGAAAATTTAGAAATAATTTTTGTGGGGGAAGATGATTTTAATATTGAGGATATTTGTTATTACCCAAAAGAAAAAAAAGAATTTACGGAAGTATTAAAAAAAGTTGTTTTAGATTTAAAATCTGTTGAGTGGGATGTTGTATTGCTTGGGTGTAACCCAAAGGAAGATTTAAAATATGTGACGGACAATCTATATTCGGTAACTAAAAGTACTGGTTCATGGGCCTATCTAATAAAAAAAAGAGCTTATGAACATTTAATTGATAATATTAATTACAAAAAAGATTATATTGCAATAGATGACCATCTATGTTTATTATCTTCAAAGGGGTTTAAAGTTCTAACTACAATACCTTTAATGATAAATCATGCCGTTGGGTTTGTATCAACTTTACAACCTAATGGTCCTGTTAATTACGATGTTTGGATACAGGGTAACTACCATAATTTTATATATGATAAACTTAATAAAGAATAAAAAACAAAATGATAACATTAGTTACAGGTTTGTGGGATATAGGTAGAGGTAATATGACCGAAGGTTGGTCAAGAAATTTCGATTTCTATTTAGAAAGATTTAAAGAAACATTAAAAATTGATTGTAACATGATAATTTTTGGGGACCCTGAACTTCAAAAATTTGTTATATCTCAAGGTAGAGATCAAAACAAAACAAGATTTATATTAAGAGATTTAAGTTGGTTTAAAAATAATGACTTTTATAATAAAATACAAAATATAAGAAATAATCCAGAATGGTATAACCAAGTAGGTTGGTTAAAAGATTCAACACAAGGTAAGTTAGATATGTATAACCCACTTGTTATGTCTAAAATGTTTTTACTACATGATGCCATGTTACTTGACCCATTTAATTCAGAAAAATTATATTGGGTTGATGCGGGAATTACAAACACGGTGAATGTTGGGTATTTCACCCATGACAAAGTTTTAGAAAAAATAAACAATACTTTTAATAAATTTACATTTATTTGTTTTCCATACGAAACAAACACAGAGATACATGGGTTTTCAATAGGACCTATGTCTGAATACATTGGTAAAAAACCAAATATGGTGGCAAGGGGTGGATTTTTTGGTGGAACAAGAGAAACTATATCACAATTAAATGGTTTGTATTATCAATTAATGTACGATACTTTGTCATCAGGTTACATGGGAACTGAAGAAAGTTTATTTACAATTCTAACATACAAATATTCTAATTTAATTGATCATGTAAAAATTGATTCAAACGGACTACTATATAAATTTTTTGAGGACATAAAAAATAACATTGTTTTATTTGAAAATAAAAGACAAAAAATAGATCAAACTATAGATAATAATGGTGTTGGTTTATACGTTATTACATTTAATTCCCCAAAACAGTTTGAGGTTTTGGTTGAGTCTATGATGGATTATGATCCTTCGTTTATAAAAAAAACTAAAAAATTTTTATTAAATAATTCCACAGATTTAACAACAACAGAAGAATACTTAAGGATTTGTGATATGTACGGATTTAGCCACATCAAAAAAAATAATATTGGTATTACTGGTGGTAGACAATTTATTGCGGAACATTTTAATGAACAAAATGATTTATCTACTTATTATTTTTTTGAGGATGATATGGCTTTCTATAATAAAGAATCTAGTTTATGTAAAAATGGATTTAATCGTTATGTAAAAAATTTATTTAATATAACACAAGAAATTATTAAAAAAGAAAATTTTGATTTTTTGAAATTAAATTTTACGGAATTTTTTGGTAGTCATGATAAACAATGGTCATGGTATAATGTACCACAAAGTTTCAGAGAAATACATTGGGTTAATAATAAAACATTACCAAAACAAGGTTTAGACCCAAACTCTCCTAATTTAGAGTTTAAACACATAAAGTCACACAAAGGAGTACCATATGCTAGCGGGGAAATATATCTTTCAAATTGGCCAATTCTAATGACAAAAGAAGGAAACTATAAATGTTATTTAAAAACAAGATTCCAAAACCCCTATGAACAAACATTAATGAGCCATTGTTATCAAGAAACAATAAAAGGTAATATTAATCCTTCCGTTTTACTCCTAACCCCAACTGAACATAATAGATTTGATTTTTATGATGGCCAATTAAGAAAAGAATGTTAGTTGTTATATTTATTAATAAAAAAGATTAATGGAATTTTTTATTAAAAAAAACGCCACACTACCCTTACTTAAAATGCAGGTTGTAAAAGATGGTCGTAGTGATTATAATAGAATGATGGAATTGATAGAAAATTCTGCAATATTTTTTTCTATGGTAGACATTGAAACTGGTATACCTAAAATAATAACAAGACCTGCCGGTTTTGTTTCTAAAACAATGATAGACCCAAACTCAGATCCTGAATATTATATTTATTATCAATTTACAAATAAAGACACAAGAAAGGTTGGTAGGTATGAAGGTCAATTCCTTTTAAGAAATAGTGATGGGGTTTTAATATTACCAATAAGAGATAAATTATATATAAATATACAAGAAAGTTTTATTGCGGATGACTTACCATACGATAGTTGTTACGTTTCTGAATTTCCTTGTTGTGTAGGGCCTAAACCACCATTACCTGTTACAACAACGACAACATTATTAATAATCTAATATTTATAAAATAAAAAAATGGCAAATAAAAGAATATCACAATTACCATATGTAGGAAATACAGGGTACACATCGGCAGACATTATGCCAATAGTTAATTATGATGTACAAACAGGAACCACAAAACACACACCAATAATAGATTTCCAAAGTTGGGTTTTAAGTGCGACCCCTATTACATACGCATCATTTGTAAATTTAATTACAAATAATAGTTTAATACCTGGTGCCTTCTATAACATTGTAAATTTTAGAACTTGTTATGATCAACCTAATTTTGATGTAAACAATAACCCAATAACAACAGGAAATTACAAACAAGGACCGGTAGAACCTATTATGGTTTTAGCAACAAGCATTAATACAATAAGTGAAGTTGCTTATCAATCATCACACCCCTTTGACAGAATAAGATATGATTGGACTTTTTCTACAACTGAAGTAACAAACGGTGTTGCTTTTGGGAGAATTACAGAAAGAATTGATGAGTTTAATAATAGAACAGACTATGACCATAAAAACATATTATTTAAGAGATACAAATTATATACCTATAGATTTGATTTACCATTAAATGGTTTAATTGACATTGCATTAGGTGGTGTTGTTACAGGTACAAATACAAAATTTACAGATTTAAGTTTAGGTGATGTAATATATGTTGATGGAATAAATCCTAGTTTTTTTGAGGTTGTTAATATAAGTAATGATACCTCTATGACAATAACTGGTGACACCATAACAACAGGTAACAATTTATCTTTTTATTTAGGTATAGAAGAAACAAATGGTACTAATGGTTATTTTAGTTATAAACAAACAAATGTTAAAACTAATGATTTTTACGAAAAAACTACTTTTGGTGATGCAATCCTTAATAGTTATGCCATTAATAATTACGTTGGTGATTATGCTAATAATTATCAAAATATTGGGTCAGGTATTTTTTTACTATCAAATAATTTATTTTTAGAGGGTGAATACAATAATAATAAAATAGGTAACAATAGTTACAATAATACTTTTGGTACCGACAATGAAAATAACGTTTGGGGGGATTATTGTTTTGAAAACGTCTCAACAAATGATATCGATGAGTGTGTTTTTGGTTATTATTTTAATAATAATATAATAAATTGTAATCTTTCCAATAATATTATTGGTGATGTATTTGAATCGAATAGATTTTTAGGTGAAAACTCAACCTCGTTTTCAGATAATCAAATAGGTAATAATTTTATTAATAATATCATATATAACCAATTTTCAGATAATCAAATAGGTAATTATTTTACTAACAATATTATAGGGGATGCCTTTAACAAAAATAATTTTGTATTTTCATCTAACACAATAAAAGATAATTTTGATAACATTAGACTATTTTCAAATTTTAATAATAATAATATCTATGATGATTTTACAAAAAATATAATTTATGGTGTCTTTGAAGGGAATGACATTGGTCAGGGATTTTTTGCAAATATAATTGATGATTCGTTTAAAGAAAATGTAATAAAAAATAAGTTTTCTAGTAATACGATAGGTGATGGATTTGTCTCCAACAGTATTGGAAATAACGCCACTAAAAATTTATTTAGTTATAATTTTAGTAGTAACGTCATTAATGATGGGTTTTTTGGAAACTCTCCTATTAATAATTATTTTTTTGGTTTTAGTGATTTTAATACTATATCAAATAGAAATTATGTAACCTTTAATGATTCATTAGATGGTTCGATAGATGATTTAATAGTTGGTAAAGAACTAATAATGAAAGTTAATACCATACCAGACAGATACTTTTCAATTATTTTTAAACAATGGTCAATAAATAATGGAGGATTCCAATACGAAAGACAAGAATATGATTCTGTAGGAACACCTATAGGTAACAAATTATTATTTACTAAAACAGATTTTGGTTCTGAAATAGATGTTATTATACCTGGATTTTTAGAAATAACAAGATCTAATATTGGGGGTGGTATTTATAATTCAGCCGTTGAGGGTAGTTTTAATTCACTATTAAGTCCTTCAGGTACAACCTGGAATTCAATATATGCACAAAAAGGTGATAATGGTTCTGATTTTTCATATAATAGAATAGGTAATAATTTTAAATCTAATACTATTGGAAATAACTTTGGGACTGATTCGGTTATACCTTTAGGTAACACAATAGGAGATTTTTTTCAAGACAATGAAATATCAAATAATACATATAATAACAATATAGGTAATGGTTTTAACAAAAATGTTATAGATGACAATTTTATTTTTAATAATATAAAAAATTATTTTGTTAATAACACAGTAGGGCCAAATTTTCAAGGAAATGATATTGGGGATTATTTTGGGTGTACAAACGAAAAACAAATAATTGGTGGATTTTTCCAAAATAACCATATTGGTAATTATTTTGGAAATGATGGTTTAACTGATACAGGAGCAAACTTAATAGGGGTTGTAACAACAGTAGGGTATTCGACATTAAAAGGAATTCCAACAACAATAAACTTAAATAATGGTGGATCAGGTTACTCAAATTCCACAGGAGTACCAACAACATACGGAGGAACAGGAGTAGGTCTTACTGTTGATATTACAACAGATGGTTTTGGTGTTATAATTAGTGTAACAATAAGTAATGCCGGAACATACTATTCTGTTGGTGACATTATTACAATAACGACAGGAGGTAATGATGCGACTATCACCATAACAGATATAAATACATTTAATATTGGTGAAACAATTGAGGATGGTTTTGGTGGAAGTGCTGAAGTAGTTAGTGATAATGGGGTTGATGAAATGATAATAAATTTGATTATAGGTGATTTAACTGTTGGCGACACAATAGATAATTTGAGTGGGTCATCCGCAGTTATAACAGGATACACAATTGAGCCATTGGCTAGCGGTTTCACCCAAAATAATTTAATAGGTAATACTTTTATTAATAATCAAATAGGTACATATTTCCAAAATAACTTTATTAGAAATAATTTTGGTAGTTATAAAACAACTGGAATATCAAATATTATCTTAGATAAATTTTCAGGAAACACTATTGGTAATTATTTTGGTTTTGATTTGGTAGATAACGGTGATGGTGGTAACATAATAAGAAATAATTTTGCGGAAAATGTGATAGGTGAGTCATTTACATATAATGTAACAGTTAATACATCAGATTTAGGATATTTTAATAATGTTATAGGTTATGGATGTAGTAGAAATACTATCACAGATGGTTTTAATTTTAATCGTATTGCTGATATATTTTATGAAAATACTTTAGGTTCTTATTTTGCTGATAATGAAATTGGGTACTTTTTTAATTTAAATACTTTTGCTGATTTTGCAACAGATAACAGAATTGGGTATTTTTCTTGGATTAATGAAGTAGGAACAAACTTTTCATCTAATCATACAAATGATTCTTTTTATGGTAATAATATAGGTAATGATTTCCAACACAATACAATAGGTAATTTTTGTGGACAACCTTTTGTGTCTGGTAATATATGGGGATCAAATATTTTCGATAATCAAATTGGCGACCACATAGTAGGAAATCAAATTGCTAGTAATTTTAATAATAATAATATTTTTAATGACTTCCAAGGAAATATTGTTGGTCCTAACTTTCAATATAATATAACACAAACTCAAATTACGGGTACTGATTTTTCACCTGCAACACATGTATATAATTCATATAATTGTACTTTATTTGAGAATTCTGGAGGTAATAATAGATTGAGCTATTTTGATGCTCTTGATAATTTAATTATAGTAAACGTAAACTCATAATGTCAACAAAATATATAACATCAAGTAATAATACATATAAGACTTATGTTGCAAATTTAAGTCAAGTAGGAACATCCCCACCATCAGTAACTGTGTTAGATAATACTTTTGTGTCTACTATGACTTGGACATATGATAGTACAGGGGAGTATTTATTAACATCAACAAATAACGATTTTGTTTCAGGAAAGACAATGCTTTTTATAACACCAATAGATATTGCTTTCATTAAAATAAGAAGATTAAGTGATAATGTAATTAATGTTGGAACTCAAAACATTTCAGGAGTAAAAACAAACGGTTTATTAGATAACGTATCAATAGAAATAAGAGTATATAATTAAAAAATTATGGAAGCAAAAATAAGATTAGATGAGATGAAAGAAACAAGAAGAACACACCCTACTTTTGCATTTAGAGGTGTTGATGAACTTGTAATTATTGAGATAGACGAATTAATAAATAAAGAATTAAAGTCTTACAACAATATTAATAAAAAACTTAATAAGGATAGAAAAGAATTTAATTCTTTAATTGGTAAAGAAGACGAAATAAGTAAAAAAAGATCTGAAGAATTACAAAATATTATTGAGTCCGGTTATAAAAAAATAGATGAGTTTGAAACCGAAATAAAAAGGGGTGATATTGCTACAAAAATAATAGATCAAATAAGAACAAGAGAAGTTAAAAACCCTGATAATAAAGTAAGAGAAAACTTACAATTAGTTGGTTATGACGGTAAAGAACTTAATAAAGTTGATGCGAATAAAGCCAATAACTTTGTTCAAATGATCATAGAAAAAAAATTTAAATCTAATAAAATTAGAAATGAATTTTCTATGAAAAATAAAAGTTTTTTTGGGAAAACATTATATAATTCAGTACCAATTTCTAAAAGGTAATTGACTTAAATATTTTCAAAACATATACTTATAAAAGTAAGGTAAATGTCATCTTTGTATGACAGTTAATAAACCAAACTTAAATAATTATATGATATCACAAGAAGAAATTAAAAGTTTCCTTGAAGGAAACGATCCTGAAGAGCACATAGTTGCTATTGAGTTTGATTACGTATCAGACCACATTTATAAAATCAAAGAAGTTCCAGGTAAAGGTAAATCAATTGTTAGGGATAGTCTTATTGCTTTCGCTTGGGTTGGTGATCTAAAAGGTTTAAATTTTTACCAAGGATCAAAAGCTTTACAAAAAGAGGCAATGTCTAAGTATGGGATTATAATAGATAAACTTAGAACAGATAATAATAAAAGATTAGAAGAGGGATTAACTTTTATGGTTAAATCTATGAAAGGATATCGAGCTCTAACACAATTTTTTCGTGATGGTGGGATAGATCCTTGGGGAGAAAAAACAAAAGATAAGTTCTTGATGTTACCTCCTGTTGAACAGTATTTAATATCTAAAGAAAAAAGACTTTTTAAAGGGTTTGAGGAATATAACGATATTACTAGATTTGGATTTGACCTTGAGACGACCTCATTAGAACCAAAAGACGGTCGTATCTTTATGATTGGAATGAAAACAAATAAAGGATTTCTTAAAGTCATCGAATGTAAAAATGAAGATGAAGAAAGAAGGGGACTTGTTGAGTTCTTTAACACAATAGACGAATTAAAACCATCAATAATTTCAGGATACAATTCAGCAAACTTTGACTGGTATTGGATATTTGAAAGATGTAAGGCTTTAAATCTTGATATTAAAAAAATTGCCAAATCATTAAACCCAAACAGAACCATCTCTCAAAAGGAATCAATGTTAAAACTTGCAAATGAAGTTGAGAAATACAATCAAGTTCAGTTGTGGGGTTATAATGTGATTGATATTATACACTCAGTTCGTAGAGCTCAGGCAATTAATTCAAACATAAAAGAGGCGGGTTTGAAATATATTACAAAATATATTGATGCTGAGGCTAAAGATCGTATTTATATTGACCACAATAAGATTGGTCCTATGTACGCCGAAAAAAATGAATTTTGGTTAAACATAGAAAATGGTAAATATAAAAGAGTTGGTGATAGTGAAAAAGTAGATGAGGTATGTGAAAGAAGGTCTGACATTTATATTAAAACTACAGGAGATGATTTGGTAGAGAGATATCTTGACGATGACCTTGAGGAGACTTTGGTTGTCGATGACGAGTTCAATCAAGGTACATTCCTATTAGCATCACTCGTTCCAACAACATATGAGAGAGTATCAACTATGGGTACCGCAACATTATGGAAAATGATAATGCTTGCATGGTCATACAAATTTGGGCTTGCAATCCCAAAGAAAAAAGAACAAAGAAGATTTGTTGGCGGATTATCAAGACTGTTAAAAACAGGGTACTCAAAAGACGTATTAAAACTTGACTATTCTTCTCTTTATCCATCAATACAATTAGTACATGATGTATTTCCTGAATGTGACATTACAGGGGCGATGAAAGGATTGCTTACGTATTTTCGTAGTACTCGTATTATGTATAAAAATTTAGCATCAGAATATAAAGGAATTGATAAGAAAAAATCATTATCTTACGATAGAAAACAATTACCTATTAAAATCTTTATTAACGCATTCTTTGGCTCATTGTCAGCCCCTCAAGTGTTTCCGTGGGGGGACATTGATATGGGTGAACAGATTACGTGTACGGGAAGGCAATATCTACGTCAGATGTTAAAATTCTTTGTTAAAAGAGGATACACACCACTTGTGTGTGATACTGACGGTATGAACTTTTCATTGCCAGAAAGTGGGGTTGATGATCGTATTTATATTGGAAAAGGGTTAAATTGGTTAGTTAAGGAAGGTAAGGAATACAAGGGTTATGATGCGGATGTTGCAGAGTTCAATGACACATTTATGAAAGGTGAAATGGGTCTTGATTGTGACGGTACATGGAGTTCTTGTATTAACCTTGCTCGTAAAAACTATGCGACATTAGAACATAACGGTAAAATTAAATTAACAGGAAACTCAATTAAATCTAAAAAAATGCCAAAATATATTGAGTTATTTTTAGATAAAGGAATTAGATTATTACTTGAGGGTAAAGGTCAAGAATTTATTGAGTACTATTATGAATACCTACAAAAAATATTTGATCAGAAGGTGCCTCTTGTTCAGATTGCATCTAAATCAAAAGTAAAACAAACAATAGACGACTACATTAAAAGAAGTAAACAAACAACTAAGGCAGGTGCTCTTATGTCAAGACAGGCTCACATGGAACTTGCGATACGAGATGGACTTAATGTGAATCTTGGTGATATTATTTATTATGTTAATAATGGAACAAAGGCTTCACATGGGGATGTACAAAAAGTGAATAAACCAAAGAAAGGATGGGCACAAGAACAATTAGATAGTTATTATGAAAGTTACGGTACTTACCCTAACAATAGTTGGGATTCAATAATCCAATTAAATTCCTACATGTTAAACCCGTTCGATATTGAAAACAATCCTGACATGTTAGGCGAGTATAATATACAAAGAGCGATAGCAACATTTAATAAAAGGGTTGAACCTTTACTTATTGTTTTTAAAGAAGAAGTAAGAGATGGTTTGTTAGCTAAGAACCCTGAAGATAGAGTATTCTTCACAAAAGAACAGTGTGAACTTATAAATGGGGTTCCTTTTGAAGAAAAGGATCAAGATGACCTTGATGATCATTTAATGAAAATGGAAGAAGGTGAAGTTGAGTTTTGGGAAAAGGTAGGGATTGACCCTAATTATATTTATAATTTTGCAGAACCTGGTTGGGAGGAATTGGTTTAAGACATTTTTAACCCATCAGATGAAAGTATGTACCAATTACCTTGTACAAATTGGAATTGAACGCAAGATCCTTTTTCTAAAAGTAATTCATCCCATTCTTCATCAATTGACCCTAAGTCAGGTTTAACTAAAACTGAGGTTAAAGATTTTATAACTATTCTTTTTGTCACATTAGAATTTAATGTAACTTCAGAATTACTAACAGATCTTACAATTAATAAGGTTTCATCATTTGTTATATATTGTTCTTTAGAAATGATCAACGCTTTATCATTTTCTTTAGGGATATCAATTGATGTTTGATATTTAATAACATTTTTTCTTTGAGGTATATTTGTCATATTACATAAATTTGTCTTGGCATGGCTCTAAACTTAAGAGACTTGTTTAGGTTTTCGGCAATTAAAGCTTCCCTCTCCATAACTTTATCAGGTCTTAATCTTGTTAATTTACCTTCAGCCCCTGTTAACTCTTCTATTAATTTTGTCTTTTCATCTTTACCTTCAGTGGCTAAAGTTGCATATTCCATAGTTAAATCTCCATCAGGTGTTTTAAGATTACCACTAAATTTACCTCTAACCTTTGATAGTAATTCTTTTGCCGAAGCAACGAACCATCTTCTAACCCAAATTTGGGCTGGATTATTAAGATCATCCCAAGATAATTTATCAAATGGAACATCTGACGGTAATTTAATTATATCAGGATTATCTTTTAAACATTTATCTCTATCACCATCATTAGTATCATAATACCAATACCAAACTTTACCTCTCATTAAAGTTGAGTTACCAAAGTCAAATTTACCACCAGGAGTGTTCATTAAATGAATCGCCTTTTTACCGTCAGGTAAAGCGGTAACTCTATATGTAAGATCTCCTGCAATTATCCTTCTTTGGATATTTATCTCTTGCATTCTTAATAACATATCAAATGCCGGCATTAAAAAGTAACTTCCCGATACATTACCAACCTGAGCGTATCCTGCTGGTCCTGAAATACCCCCACCCGCAATACCCCCAAAAGCCCAAGGATCAAATAATAAATTATTCATCTCAGGTGGTGTAAACCAAAGTAATTCATTTAATTCTCTTCCTGCAGGTATTTCATAAATTTGTTGTTTTGCCTGTAATTGTATATAGTCTTTCTTTAAAACCCAATCCCCTCCGGCTTGTAGTCCTACTATTTTTGAATAGGCATATGTATATCTTGTCTCATAGTCTAAACTTTTTGTCATAAAAGCCCTAGACAACGATTGAGTCTCAACGTTTAAACCCCAAAGGTTTGACCATTGACTTTCAGTTAGCCAATCCTGAACATATTGTGAGTAATCCTCAATTGAGAATTCAAGAAGAGTATCTAGTTGTTCATCTTCTAATTCCACAGATCTTAATGGAGCTCCCAAGATATGTCTAACTCTTGTATATAACCTTTCTCTTTCTTCGTTACTTATTATTGACATGTTGATTGTTTTTATATAAATATCTTAGATTTAATTAATAAGTTCTTTTAATTCTTTTCTATAATGATTAATCATTTCATTTATTTCATCAGAATGTCCTAACTCTTTTAGTTTGTCTTTATAATATTGAATTCTTTCTTTAAAGTACTCAATTTCTTTATCAACATCTCTTTGTAATTTAGGTTTTTTTTCTGTTGATTCTTTTTCTAATTTTACCTCAAATTCCATATTACTTTTTAATGGGTTTTCATAATATATAACATAAAATTTAGGAAAAGTTGATGGATTTGCAACAGTTTGGATTCTTGTGTAGTCGTTTCTAAACATTATATATTTTTCATTTTGTTTATCAACATACAAAATTATATCAACATTTTGTTCTTTGTATTTACTGTGATTATGCCAAGAAGGTACCTTATAATAATAACCTCTTTCTGAACCATATTTTTCTATGGAGGTATAAACAGTTGGTTTTACTTGAATAAAGTAAGAAATGTTATCAATAATAACATCAAAATCTTGACCTAATTTTCTATCTCTTGTATCACCAGCACACCGTTCATTTATTTTCCAAGTTAAATTTTCCTCTTCTGGGTTTAATTTAAAGGATCGTATCAAAACACTTTTTGCGTAATTTTCATTTGCTCTACCATCTAATATTATCTGACTATTTAATCTAACTAACCTTTCAGTAAATCTACCTTCATTACCAACTAAATCTTTTATATTATTTAAAATCCATCCTCTAAAATTATCTAAACCATCAGTTTCTTCTATCCATATTTTCTGTATTTCTTTATGTACAGAACTATTTGTGTCAAATCTATTTATGATCGACCAATTACCGATACCACCATAGTTTTGTTCTGTGAAATTACCACCAATAACTCCCTCATCTGTTTTACAATCATCTGTTTCTATTTTACCTAAACATCCATCCATATATGTATTCCCTTCACATATAGGATAAACTTTATTAATAATATTTTTAAATGATGTAGGTGTTAATGGAAAAACTTCTTTTTTTTCAGTTATTAATTTTTTATTTTTAACAGACTCATCTAAAGGTTTTTTATTTGTTTTTTTTATAAAAAGATCATTAACAAAATCCCAATTAACATAATTCCAAAACTTTTTTATATATTCGTCTCTTTTATTTTGGTATTTTAAATAATAAGCATGTTCCCAAAGATCAAGTCCTAAAAGTGGAAAACCACCACCCTTAATTACATTCATAAGTGGATTATCTTGATTTGGTGTTGAGATGACTTTTAAAGTATTATTTTTTGTTAAAATTAACCAAGCCCAACCAGACCCAAATCTTTTTTTTGCAACTTCGTTAAATTCGTCTTTCATTTTTTTTATGTTACCATATTGACCCGTAATTTTTTTAAGGATCTCACCTTTTGGTATTTGTTTTTTAGGGGATAACATTTTCCAAAATAATGCGTGATTAAATGCTCCCCCTGCATTATTTCTAATAGTATCGTCGTATTTACTTATTGATTTTATAATATCTTCTAAATCTAAATCACCATAATTTTTTTTAGATAAGGCATCATTTAATTTTTTTACATAACCTTTGTAATGTTTATTATAGTGAATATCCATTGTTTTAGGATCAACAAATTGTTTTATTGCCGAATATGAGTACGGTAATTTATCAATACCTATTTTCTTCATCTCTAAGATAAAATCACTCTTAATTTTTTTCTTATCTTGTATTAATATTTCTTCTTTAATTAATTCTAATTTTTTATGTATTGGTTTAAAACCTTCAAAAATTATATCCTCTAAATCAGGGTTTTCCTTTTCAAACTTTTTTATTAAAGATCCCGACAACGCATTAGCTTCGTCTTCATTTTTACCTCCAATATCTGGACCTCTTTCTCTGCCAATAACATTTCTTTGATAAGAATGAATCCACTCATGTGACAGAGTTCTTAGAATGTCTCTATTCATTCTATTGTTAACTAAGACTTTAATACCTTTTTCTTTATGCTGACTACCTGTTGTCATTCTACCAATTCTTTCACCAACAAAAGTAATCGTTAAATCATTTTTTAATCCATAATTTTTTTGTAAAAACTTACAAAATTTTTTTAATAATTCTTTTTTTTTAGTGTCTATATTGGCCCCAATATTTTTAAAAGTAACTTTCATTAAAGATAAATATCAAATTAATTAAAAAACCCCATCTTTTAAAATGGGGTTTATTTAGATGAGGTTATATTTTTTTATTTTTTGTGTTCTTTAATTTTTGCGTCTAATTTATCACAACGCGAATCTATATGACTTGATAGATTTGAAATGTCAAATTTAGTTAGTCTTTCTAAATCTGTAAATCGTCTATCAACTTCGTCACTATAGTTGTTTAATTTAATTGATAAATCTTTATGTAGATCATTAATACGATTGTTTATCTCACCAAGTGAGTGCTTTCTTTCCCTTTCAATATGATCAATATAATCATGAAATGATTTAACTTCAGTAAAAAAAGTATTTTTACCAACCTTATCTTTTATCTTTGAAAACATGACCACAACTGATGTTACAACCGCAACCACACCCAAAGTAGATAAAACTGATATTAATATAACTGTTTCCATAACTTTATTTTTTTTAATTTTTATTAAACCTCATCTTTTAACAAGATAATTTAGATAAAATTAAAATAAATAAAAAACCCCACCTATAAAGTGGGGTTAATAATTTATATATTTTTTTAGTATCTATATCTACTTCTATATCTTCTTGACTCTGTCTGTACTGAACTTGCCTCAGTTTTTGCTTTATTAAGTGAATCAGATAATGCTTTAATTGCATTATTAAGTGCGGTTGATTTTTCAGTTATTTTGTTAATACAAGCTTGGATATTTTCAATCCTCGGTTTACTTGGATCATCAGTACACTCGGCTGGTATATCTTCTTCCTCAAATTGAGCGGTATCCATAACAGTTTTTTTAAGATCAAAAGATTCTTCTTCTTCTCTTACTATTCTTCTAACAAGACTTTCTATTTTTTTTTGATTATATCTATTCATAATTTTTTTATTAATAAATATATTATATTTTAAAAAAAATTATCTTCTTTTATTAATAAGGTTTAAAATCTCTTCAACAACATCACCAACATTTTCAGAAATTTCATCTCCCATTACTGTTCCTATTATTTTTTTCTTGTGGTTTAGTATATCATAGATAGCACCTTCAATTGTATTATCAAATAATGGGTAATATACTAATACGTTATTTTTTTGACCATATCTATAAGCTCTATCTTCCGCTTGTGAATGTTCTGCGGGTACAAATGATAGATCGTTCATTATTACAGCCTCCGCTGATGTTAAAGTTAAACCAACTCCTGCCGCTTTTAAATTACCGACAAAAACTTTTATTTTATCGTTTTCTTGAAATTGGTCTACAGCATATTGTCTTTGTACTTTATTACAACTTCCATCTAAATAAACCGCTTGTTTACCAAAGTGTTGATATATTGTTTGTAACGTATCTGTAAAGTTTGTAAATATAATAACTTTTTTACCTTGTTCTAAAATATTTTCAGCAAATTCTATTGTTTGTTTTGATTTTTCATTTGCAATTACTTTTCTAACTTTCATTAGTTTTGAGAACTGTACTGTAAGTGAAGAAGACTCGTTTGGGTTTTTATCAAACCAATCATAATATTCTCCCATTAATTCTTCATATTCTTTTGACTTTAGTCTTAAATATACCGGAGTAATGATTTTATCAGGTAAATCTAAAACTTCTTCTTTTAATCTTCTTAAAATTTGTTTAGATGTTCTATCCTTTAATTCTTCTAAGTTAGATGCTCCCGTGACATTCCATACCTTACGTTTACCGGCATTAAATTGATATCCTTGACAGTACCTTATAGCGTAGGCCATCCAATTTTGAGCAACAGGACTTTCAATTATATTTAAAAGGTTATAATAATTTATAGGTCTTGATGTCATCGGAGTACCGGTTAATAACCATACTCTTTTAATTTTTTTAACAAAACTGTTAATAATTTTTGTTCTTTGGGCTTGAGCATTAGAAACCATATGAGCTTCATCCAATATAACCAACTCAAAATTAGATTTATTAAGAAGTGATTTTTCTAAATCTTTAGGGTCATGAAAATTCTTTAATATGTCATAATTAACTATAACAAAATCCGATTCTGTAGAATACTTTTTCCCTTCCGCAATGAAACAACTTCTATCTGAATAATTTGCAATTTCTCTCTCCCAATTTATTTTAAGAGAAGCTGGACATATAATTAATATTTTTTTTGCACCTGTCTCTAAAGCCGCAATTATTGTTGAGGTAGTTTTACCAAGACCCATGTCATCGGCCAAAATAAACCTTCTTGACCCAACCAATTTTTCTATTGCTTCCTTTTGGTGTGAAAGCGGGGGTCTGTGCCCGTATTTAGAATAATCTATTTTTACTTCTTCTATTGTGTGTGATTTAATTAATGCAGATTTTGGTACCCAAAATTCAGACAAAGGATCATTATCAAAAAATTTACCCCAAATATGGTAAGACTTTTCTTTCTCAACTAATAATTTTTCAACATAGATTTTTTCAGGAACTTTTAAAAGATATCTTTCTTCAGAAAATTTTTTAGCAAAATAAGTATCTAAATCAACCCATCTTCTTGCAACTTTTGGTTGTGTATTGTAATAATTAATTATATATTCTGACTGTGTTCTTGTTGGGTAGAATTTTTTGTTAGATTCTTTTTTAGATTTAATATATAATATATGATTATTGGCTCCACTATATGTGCCCAAAAGTTCTAATGCTTGATGTTCTATTAATTGTTTATTAGTAGACAAAACCTTTTTTTATAAAAATAAGAAAAAAAAAGATATTTATCAATAAAACATTTAAATGAGTAATAAAGTACCTATTACAAGATTAGGAAAATTTTTTGGGGATAAGGACTTTTCTCTTGAAATTTCTATGGGTCAAGAGTGGTTATATGGTGACATGAATTATACTTGTGTTCTTTATAGGGTGGATAGAGCTAAAACAAAAACAGATGATGTTTATGGTGAGACTACTTCAGATAGTATAAATTTTTTACCTCCTGTAGAATTTAACGCCTATGTTGCTATTGCCGCACCTGAAAATAAGTTCATGGGATCTACAAGAATAGATCAAATTGAAGCGGGTAATATTACAATCTCTGTTTATTTAAAAACTTTGGAGGAATTAAATATTGATATTAGTTTTGGGGATTATATTGGGTATTACGATACAGAAAATTTTGTTAGATATTATACAGTTGTGAATGATGGTCGTGTTATATCAGATATAAAACACACATATAAAGGATTTAGACCTTTTTATAGAACAATAATTGCCGCGCCGGTCACTTCTAATGAATTTAGAGGATTATAAAATAATATATTATGGGATTACCTAAAAAAATAAAAAAATATATACCTTTAGAAGTGGGTGTAAATCCATTAGAAAGAAGACACCAATTGGCCGACATGATTGCCGATAAAGGTACATTTTTACCTAAAGGATTATTACATGCCGATCTAGATAAAGGATTTTTAGATTTTGTAAAAGATAATTTCTCAATATCAATTGAGGGTAAAAAAATATCTATTGTTGATATTTTAGTAACAACGCAAAATTGGTCTCAATTTACCGAAACATGGAATTTTCAAAACATAGACAAAAATGCCGAACCCCCATTTGTTACAGTAGTAAGACAACCTGAAGTAAAATTTGGTGACCCACAAATTAAATATAATATACCAAATAGAAAATTATACCATTACGCACAAGTTCCAACATGGGATGGTCAAAGACACGGTATGGATATATATAAAATCCCTCAACCAATTCCTGTACAAATAAACTATACGGTAATAATAATTTGTAACAGAATGAGAGAAATTAATGAATTTAATAAAGTAATAATGGAGACTTTTGCTTCAAGACAAGCATATCAAAAAATTAAAGGACATTATATTCCAATAATAATGGGAGACGTTGCCGATGAATCTGTTTTGGATTTAGAAAAAAGAAAATACTATATACAAAAATATCCGATGACATTACAGGGATTTTTATTAGATGAGGATGATTTTGTTGTACAACCAGCTATAGTAAGAACTATGCAAGTTTATGAAACAGATAGTCAAATTAAAAAGAAAAAACCTAAAAAAAATAATGAATTACCGTTAGATTTAACCTTTAACTATAAAATAGGTAATAATAGTTTTACCGATAAAATATTTTTTACTTCAGATATGAAAATAAGTACCGTTGAAAATATTGATTCTTATAGTATTTATATAAATGATGATTTTTATGGTAATGACATTATAGATATACAAATAAACACTGGTGACATAATCAAAATTGAAATTGTTAAAGATGATTTTAATAAAGAATCTAAGATAGTTTTACAACAAAAATTAATTTAAATTTCTCCGTATAAATCCTTTTTTTCTTTACATCTCTCAATTATTAGATTCTCTAAAAATTTATACATTTTGATACCTCTTTTATCGCAATATTTTTTTAATATCTCATGAACTTCAGTATCAATCTTTAAGTTTTTTATTTTTTTTGGTTCTTTATTCATAGGTAGAAAAAAGGCAGAATAAAATCATACCAAGATATAAATACTTTTATATAAGTAAAGTTTTTGCTTAAAACACCAGTATTTATATAAAAAATAAATTATAATAAACTAACATTAAAAAAATATGGCAACTAACAGTAAAATTTTTGTTTCACCTGGTGTCTATACTTCAGAAGTAGATTTAAGTTTTGTAGCACAAAGTGTTGGTGTTACAACTTTAGGTATTGCTGGAGAAACTTTAAAGGGACCGGCTTTTGAACCTATATTCATAAAGAATTATGATGAGTTCCAATCTTACTTTGGAGGTACTTCACCTGAAAAATTTGTTAATACACAAATACCAAAATATGAAGCAGCATATATTGCTAAATCTTATTTACAACAATCAAATCAACTTTTTGTAACAAGAGTTTTAGGTTTATCAGGTTATGATGCGGGACCTTCTTGGTCTATAGTAACAAGTGCAAATTTAGACCCATCAACATTAGAACCTTATTGTTTAAGTGAGGTTACTCCTTCAGGATCTTGTGAACCTATATGTGTATCAGCAAAAACATTACCATTTGTAATAAATTTCACGGGATGTACTAATAGTTCATCTAGTGTTGAGTTTGGGTTTGACGGTAGTTCATTTCCTGAAGAAATTGCTAATATAATAAATAATGAATATGAACAATTTAATGGTAATACATCAACGTTGTTAAATGATTTACAAGTATTTGCATATGAGAGAATTTTAAATCCATTATCACAAAGTACTTCTATTGCTTATTTTGGTACAATAGATGGTGAAGATTATGATATTTTATCATCGGGTTATACCGCATCAACTAATGTTTTTGATGTACCATCACCATCAAGTACTTTAACTAATTACTTATCACCATTTAATGATACATGGTATTATGCGTTATTTGAAAATATTGGTAATGGTAATTATTCTGGTTATTCTTTTTGGTCTGTAGTTTCAGGACTTACATTAATAAACCCTATTACAACAACAACTTCAGCACCTACAACAACAAGTACAACAACAAATCCTTGTGTTACACCAACACCTGTTGTACCTACAACAACTACAACAACAACTATTCTTGATTGTTATTCAGGGACAATGATAGGTATGATTTATTATTATACCGGTAACTCTTACACACAATATGATGATATGGTTGTCGCAACATTAAGATCAAGAGGTGTTGCCGATTATAGTGATGATGTTAACCCAAGATATGAAATAACAGGATTAACAGATGTAAATATTGATTGTTCAGGTCAGTATGTTGATGTACTTAAAAATCCTTTTGCAAAATTTGCAATTAACGCCACTAATTATTTGGGTAATAATTTTACGTTTGTTACTTCATTTGCTAATTCAGATTCAGAATATCTAACAAAAGTTTTTGGTACAAGTAACTTTGGTAAACCTAGAAATGTAGTTCCTTTATTTGTTGAAGAAAGATTCCAATCCTTATTAAGATGGTCTTATAATAAAGGTTATATTAGAGGTTTAAAATGTCAATTAATATCATTACCTGAAGCTCAAAGTGAAGACCCTACATCAATAGCGTGGTATTTAGAAAAATACCAATCTCCAGAGAGTCCGTGGGTGGTTTCAGAAGTAAGAGGTTCTAAAGTTTTTAACTTATTTAAGTTTTATACAATAGCAGATGGTAATAGTGCAAACACTGAAATTAAAATATCAATTTCAGATATATCATTTGCTAATGAAACATTTACAGTATTAATTAGAGATTATTTTGATACAGACTCAAATCCAGTAGTTCTTGAGAAATTTACAAACTGTACAATGAATCCAAACGAAAATAGTTTTATTGCTAAAAAAATAGGAACATTAGATGGTGAATACGAATTAAGGTCAAGATATGTTATGGTTGAGATGAATGAAGATGCCCCTATCGATTCGTTACCTTGTGGTTTTGAGGGTTATAACTTTAGAGAATATTCAGGAGCTAAATCACCATTCCCAATTCTTAAAACAAAATATGATTATCCGGGAGAACTAGTTTTCAATCCTCCATTTGGTACCCCTTCAGGCACTGATGATGCTGGATTATCTTCAGGTGATAATATTAGAAAAACATTCTTAGGATTTTCTACAAGCGGTGATTATGGATATGACCCAAGTTTCTTCGAATATAAAGGTAAGAGAAATCCTTCTAATATATGTTTTGCGACAGATTCATCTCCTTGGTTATATAGAACAAGAGGTTTCCATATGGATAAAAACGCAAGTGGAATTACAATCGCAAACGCATTCGCAACAAGCGGTACTCCAAGATTTTATGTTGGCAATGCGGATTTTAGTAGTGAACCAACAGTTGAGACTAATTCTTACTATAGATTATTTTCACGTAAATTTACTTTATTAGTACAAGGAGGTTTTGATGGATGGGATATATACAGAGAAAGAAGAACAAACGCAGATAGATACCAATTAGGTAGAACAGGATATCTTAACGGAGCTTGTGCAACCACAAGATACCCATCGGCAATTGGATGGGGGGCGTTTAAACAAATAACAGTTGGTGATGGTACAATAGATTACGCAAACACTGACTATTATGCTTACTTATTAGGTATAAGAACATTCGCTAATCCTGAGGCGGTTAACATTAATGTATTTACAACACCAGGTATTGATTATGTAAATAATAGTGATTTAGTTGAGGCAACTATAGATATGATAGAAAATGAAAGAGCCGATTCATTGTATATTACAACAACACCTGATTATAACCTATTATTACCTACAACAACAGGAGTTGATGGATTAATTTATCCACAAGAAGCGGTTGATAATCTTGATGAAACAGGTATAGACTCAAACTACACCGCAACTTATTATCCTTGGGTTTTAACTCGTGATAGTGTAAATAATACTCAAATTTATTTACCACCGACAGCTGAAGTTACAAGAAACTTAGCACTTACAGATAATATTGCTTTCCCTTGGTTTGCGGCGGCAGGTTACACTCGTGGTATTGTAAACTCAATTAAAGCACGTAAGAAGTTAACTCAAGAAGATAGAGACGTTCTTTACCTTGGAAGAATTAACCCAATTGCCACTTTCTCTGATGTTGGTACTGTAATATGGGGTAATAAAACTTTACAAGTTAGACAATCGGCTCTTGATAGAATCAACGTAAGAAGATTATTATTACAAGCAAGAAAACTAATTTCAGCGGTTTCAGTAAGATTGTTGTTTGATCAAAATGATGAGAAAGTAAGACAAGATTTCTTAAATGCAGTCAATCCAATTTTAGATGGAATTAGAAGAGATAGAGGTTTATATGACTTTAGAGTAACGGTATCAAGTGATCCTGAAGATTTAGATAGAAACCAATTAACAGGTAAAATCTATATAAAACCAACAAGGTCTTTAGAATTTATTGATATTACTTTCTACATCACACCAACAGGAGCTTCTTTTGAAGATGTGTGATAAAATCTAAATTAAAAGTTAAAGAGGGATTTATTCCCTCTTTTTTTTTATAACATTAATATATTTATATGATATGAATTATTATAAATTTTTAGTTAAAAAAATAATTAAAGAGGTAGTTGATGAGAAAAATACACAATACGCTTCTAAATATTACGCATTTGACTGGGATGATAATTTAATGCAAATGCCAACTTTAATATACCTTAAGGACGAAGATGGTGATGTTATTGGTATGAATACTGAAGATTTTGCCGAATATAGAACATATATAGGTTCCGAACCTTTTGATTATGAAGGACATACCATAGTAAGTTTTGATAAGGATCCTTTTAGAGATTTTAATGTTACAGGAGATAGAAAATTTTTAGAAGATATAAAATACGCCCCTATCGCATCTGAAGAAGTATGGAATGATTTTAAAGAAGCAATTAATAATGGTTCCGTTTTTGCCATCATAACAGCAAGAGGTCATTCCCCAGCGGCTCTTAAAAAGGCGGTAAGACATATTATAGAAAATAATATGCATGGTATTGAAAAAAGTGAGTTGGTTAGAAATTTAAAAGAATACAGAAGATTGGCAGGATTAAAACAAGTGGAAAATGAAAATTGGTTAATAAACGATTACTTGGACAGATGTCAGTTTTCTCCCGTATCTTATGGAAAAGGATCTGCTGCTAACCCTGAAGAAGAAAAATATAATGAGTTATTAAGATTTTACAACAGAATGAGTAGGTCATCTAAAAAATTCCAAAAAGCTCAATTTGTAAATCACGTAGACACTGGAAAAAATTCAATAGGTAGTGGATTATTTAAATTCAAAGAACCTTCATTTGGTTTTTCAGATGATGATGAAAGAAATGTTAGATCAATTAAAAATAGATTTTCAGATATAGGTAAAAAATTAAATGTTTATTATACTAAAGGAGGAGAAAAAAGATTATATGAAAACCGGTCTAGTATAAGAATATTTTAAAAAAAGATGGAAGTAAATAGAAAAATTTTTTCTATCGTATATTTATAATAAAATAAAAATAAACTAAAACTAAAAAATAGAAAACATGGCAGATCTTTTAATGAAAATGCCCATACCGTATGAACCAAAAAAACAGAACCGATTTATCTTGAGGTTTCCTACAGATTTGGGTATCAATGAATGGTTCGTTCAAACAGCGTCAAGACCTAAAATTACAATAACATCTAATAACATTAAATTTCTTAACACAGAAACTTATGTTGCAGGTTCATTTACATGGGGGGATATTACAGTTAAAATGTTAGACCCTATCGGTCCTTCTACAACTCAAGCGGTTATGGAATGGGTTAGATTGGTTGCTGAATCAGTAACAGGTCGTATGGGTTATGCCGCAGGGTACAAAAGAAACGTTGATTTAGAAATGTTAGATCCAACAGGAGTTGTTATCGAAAGATGGATTTTGGTAAATGCATTTCCGACAAGTGCTGACTTTGGTTCTGTAGGGTATGGAACTGACGGTCCTGCTGAGGTTTCCATTACACTTAAAATGGATAGAGCGATTCTAGTTTACTAATTAAACTTTATTAATATAATAATTTTAATCCATATTGTCATGTACAATATGGATTTTTATTTACAAAAAACTTTTTAAAAGTATTTTTATAATAAAACAAATTATGGAAAATGAAATTTTGTATGGACAAATGAATTTTAATTTACCACACGATGTGGTTGAATTACCCTCTAAAGGTTTATATTATAAAAATAAAAAATCTAGTGTAAAGGTTGGTTATTTAACTGCAGCCGATGAAGACATATTAAGCTCAGGAATTAAAAATAATAACTTATTAACCACTCTATTAAGAAATAAATTATATGAACCTGAATTAAAACCTGAAGAGTTATTGGATGGAGACATTGAAGCAATATTAATTTTTCTTAGAAATACTTCCTTTGGTCCTGAATACACATTAAGTTTAATGGACCCCGCAACAGGAAGAATGTTCCAACATTCATTTGTTATTGATGAAATAAATTTTAAAACACCTAAGATAACACCTAATGAAGATGGTACGTTTAATACAGAATTACCAAGAAGTGGAGCTAAAGTTAAACTTAAACTTTTAAATTTGGGTGAAAAAACAAAAATAACAAATATGGAATCAAGTTACCCTAAAGGTAGGGTGGCGCCAACAACAATATGGACATTACAAGAACAAATTGTTGAATTAAATGGTGAGACAGATAAAGGTAAAATTATTGAATTTGTACAAAATATGCCAATAATGGATTCTAAACATATTAAAAAATTTATATCAGAAAATGAACCAGGGTTGGACTTAACATTAAATGCAATAGCCCCGTCAGGAGAAAACGTGTCGACCTCGATAACGTTTGGGGTTGACTTTTTTCGGCCTTTCTTCAACGTATAAGCAATATCTTTTAGATCAGTACATTTTTCTTGCAAAATTTCTTAGGACATCATATTCTGATTTTCTAAAAATACCTACATATCAAAGAAATTATATGATAGATAAAGTTATTGAAATGAATCAACCAAAACAATAAAATAGGTATTTATATAAAAATAATATTACTATGATGTTTTTTACCACAGGAGGAACTAGTTTTTTAACAAATGCTGCGGCAATATCTGATGCTGTAAAAAAGAATGTTACAGGTATTAGAGAAATGGTCGAGAGTATCGACAAAGAATTCTCAAAATTAGCAGTTACAATAGGTGCGGGTAGAGAACAGGCATTTCTTTTAAAACAAACACTTACAGAAGGTCTTACAGAAATCACAAGATTAGGTGGTAGTGTTGCTAATATTATTGAACAACAAACAGCTTTAAATAATACTTTTGGAACACAACTAGTTTTAAATAAAAACGCAACTACAGATTTATTTGCAACAACAACTGCAACGGGAATTAAAGTACAGGAACTGTCAGATAATTATGCTAATTTAGGTAAATCAATACATGAGTCAAATTCTGAGATGGCTTCCATTATGGAAAGTGCAAATTTAATTGGTGTAAATGCACAAAAAGTTGCTCAGTCAGTGAGTACTAATATGAAGGAACTTCAAAGGTTTAATTTTAAAGACGGAGTTATGGGTCTTTCCGATATGGCGGCAAAATCCGCAGTTTTAAGAGTTGATATGGCAACATCACTTAAGGCTGCTAAAGATCTATATAGTCCTGAAAAGGCTCAATCATTTGTTAATACATTGTCAAGATTAGGGGCCACAGGTTCTCAAGAATTAATGAATGTTGAAAGAGTAAGATTTTTAGCGAGAAATGAACCCGCAAAACTCCAAGAAGAAATTGCAAAAATGGCATCTAAATTTGTTGATGAAACAGGAAAAATGTCTGCGGTTGGTATGGATTTCTTAGATGAAATATCAAAAGAGGCGGGAATTGGCGCTGAGGATTTATCAAAAATGGGTATTTCTTTTTCTCAAATAGCCGAAAAGAAAGAATTAATTGGTAAGTCAGGATTTAATCTTGCACCAGACTCAAAAGAACTAGAGAAACTTAATAATTTACTTACAAAAGGTAAAGATGGTAAGTTTGAGGTTACATATGAACAAGACGGTCAACAAGTAACTAAGGCACTTGAAGACATGAATTCTTATGAAAGAACAGAATTACAAAAATTTTTAGAAAAACAAAATCAAGAAATAACAAATACATTTGCCGCCAAACCTGGTGAGGATAAAAATTTAACAAAATTAGTTGAACAACAAATGGACATTAGTACCAAAATGTCTAAGGCGGTTGAAGCTATTGGAACTATTGCGACAAGTCAAATTGCTGGATCAAACAGAGGTGAAGAATTTGTTAAAACTACAAGTGAAAATATTGATAAATTATCATCAAAAACATTTGAAAAATTAGATTCGGCCACAGATAGAATAGGAGAGGCATTTGATAAAACAATTGAATTACAGACAGAATATGCAAAAAAAACTATAGATACTGCAGCCACAGGGATCCAAAAAATAGCGACATCAAATTTTGATTCGGTAACAACTATTTTAAGTGACGCATTTACAAGCACATCAAGTCCTTTTAAAATAGCGATGGATGGATTGATAGATATTTTTAAAATTAAAAAAGCGGATGACTTTGTAAGTTTTCCTGGAAATAATAGAATGTTAACAGGACCTGAAGGGACTTTTGAGGTAAATGAAAATGATACTATTATTGCTGGAACAGATTTTCCAAAAACAGAAGAAGAGGTTAATAAAATGATGGAAATTTTAAAATCGCCACAAAACTCTTTTATTTCATCTCCTATTGAAACAAAACCATTGTTAATTCCGGAAAATATGGGAATTAAATCTGCAATGGATTCACAAAGAGAAAAGGCCTTGACTGAGATTATGATGACACAGATGTCAGGTAAAGAAAACAGTACAACACCAAAAGAAATAAAAACAACAAATGATATAAATCATAAATTAGATTTGGTTGTTGATTTAAAAAATGTACCAACAAATATGAATCAAAATGATTTAAAAAATACATTAGAAACCGCGATTAAACAACCTGAGTTTTTAAACAAACTAAGAGATGGTATGAAATCAATCGAAGGATTTAATTTTTACTAAAAAAACAAATCTATATTCTATTTATAAAATAAAATTTATATAATGCCACAGAGTAGTTTAAGTTTTCAAAATAGTGCTAGCTTTAGAAATTCATTAATAGCGAGGACTTTACCACCATATAGTGTGTCTGGAGCATTTAGCTCACCTTTAGGTCCTCAAAATTATGAAATTAATTTATCTGAATATTCAAATTTAAATTTACCAAACATTGGATCAACAAACGAAGCCGATACTTTTTATCCATTAAATAAATACGGACCTAATGGTGGTTTTGTAAATGCCATAGGGTTACAACAAGACCCTATTATAAATTCTTCAAATGAGGGTGAATATGATCCTTCAGAAACAAATTTAGATATTGTAAATGAATTTTTTATAGATTCTGCATACAGTAAAAATAAGTACGGACCTATTGGTGGATATAATGAAATGTTTGATGTGACTGAATATCAAATAGCCAATCAAGTACACCAACCATATTTTGACCCAATATTTTTTACACCATCTAAGTATGATCCTTATAATTTATACACTCAAGATAATCCTATAGGTAGTGATGGTTCATTATCCAGCGACTCATACTTAATGAGGTTATCTGCAACAAAATTAGAGACTAATTTTAATGCTTCTATTGCGGCAGAAGAACAAAGACAATTATTTAGACAAACAACCCCAAACCTAACATCAACATCCGCATTGGCTGGAAGTGGTGTTGGTACAAGTAGAGATTATAGAATAACAGTACCATTAAATAATGTCACATTTTTAGATAGATTAAAAGGAGACTTTAGTCCTGGATCGCCTTTAACTGGACCATTATTTATTGATGAAGACTCAAATAGAAATCCATCAACAGGTAATCAAATTGCTAATGTACTACAAAACACCGCAGCAGGATCTTTTAATCTTTTAGCAGATGGGTCAAGTAGACTTTTACAACCATCTAAAGGTTTGTTAGAACAAACAGGAGCAGGTCAAATATCGACATTATATACATTATTAAATAAAAATATTTATAGACCTTCATATGAGATAGGAGGTTTGGGTAACGCCGTTTTAACTGGAGTTAACTCTATATTAAAATCTGTTGGTGCTTCTTTAAGTGGAGGTTATTATGTTGGTTCTGATGTAAATAGACCTGAATTTATAACTTCACCAGTAAACGCGGTGCCTATTAATTCTTATGGTAAGCTAACAAACGCAATTGTTTTTGGTCCCGATGAGGTTGGAAATCAATATGAAGGACCTGGAATGGAACAGGCATTTTTTGGATTAAACGGAATCTCAACGGAGAACGGAGGAAAACCTGACGGAGGATTTGTTTGGACATCACCAAGATTTAAAGAAGCAGCCGGTTATAAAGTTAAAAAAGGTGGAGATCTCGCAACTATAGATGAAGAGTTTAACCAAATAAGTTCATCATATCTTTTTAATGAATCAACAAATTTTGGTTTAAAACAAGGGTCAATACTCGATAATACACAAAGACTAATAAATTCTGCAGATAATCTATTCGGTAAGAGAAGATTAAAACATGCAGGTAATGCTATTAATCAAGTAAGTAAAGTTTTTCATGATGGTTATAGAGAAATAACAAAAGGTTCTAAAATAATGTCTTATGTTGATAATGCAACAGGAGAGGAGGCAGGTATAGAATATTGTAGGTTGTTTACTAAAGATACGCCATATTATACATTTAACGATTTACAAAAGTCAGAAGGTATGACAACAGAAAATAGAAGGTTTTCTTATTCTGTGCTTGATAAAACATATAATTTAAATATTGCACCAATAAAGGGGATTGGTTCTACTAATGTAACTTCAAAAGGGGCAAAAAAATATATGATATCAATTGAAAATTTAGCTTGGAGAACTTCTGATAGACCTGGTTTTACGGTTGATGAATTACCGCTATGTGAAAGAGGACCAAATGGAGGTAGAATTATGTGGTTTCCTCCATATGATGTCACATTCAATGACGGTAGTTCTGCTTCTTTTGATGAAGTATCATTTTTAGGAAGACCTGAACCTGTATACACATATAAAAACACTAGTAGATCGGGTAAGTTAGGTTTTAAAATTGTTGTTGACCACCCATCAATAATGAATCTATTAGCGAACAAACAATTAGAAAAGTTAGGTAAAGAAAAGTTTGATCAGGTTGTTAAATCATTTATTGCTGGATGTACAAAATATGACCTTTATGAATTAGCAGCAAAGTTTAATACGTTACCATTAAGAGAACTTGAAATGTATCAAAACTTACTTAATGACCCAAGGTTAACTCCCGAAGAATTAGAACAAATACAAAATGAAATCCCTTCTGAAAACACATCACCAGAAAATGCTAGTACTATAGGTAATACGCCTGAAGCGGAAAAAAACTTTAGTTTGAATTATGAAGGAATAGGATTTTATTTTTCTCCTGAATCAACAACTAATATAAATTTTGAACAACAAATAAATAAATATATATCGGATGTTAACACAATTACACAACTTTCTCCGGACGAATGTAGTGTTGTAGGGGGATCAGCAACAGATTATAAAAAGACTAATACAACTGTTTTTATAAATAATATAGTAAAAAGTAATTATAGTGCAATAAACAATGAGTTTATAGGAGGATTAAAAGACATAATATCAAACAAAAATATAATAGATTTAAAAATTGAAGGAAGAAATCAACAGTTTTCAGAATCAGTAAAAACATTTTTAACTGAAAAATTAAAAACAGAAATAGATAATAAAAAATTAACAATAACAATAGGAGGAACACTAACTAAAAATACGGTTAAAAATTATGTTAATCCGACACAACCACAACCAGGGGCTTCTTTTAATACTAATCAAACTATAGTATCACCACAAACATCAGTTACAACTTTAACACAACAACAAAAAAACAATAGTTATCCTAATTTGGCGGTAAATTGTGCTATTATAAGTAAGATAACTATAGTTGACGATTTATCAAATAAAGACCCTGAAGAAGAAAATAATAAAAACCAAAGTTCTCCTGATCAACAAAACCCACAAGCAGTTAAACCACAACCAAATACAGATATACAAGATAAATTAAAACAAGCTATAGGTAAAAAAATAATAAGAAGACTATTAACCGAATGTGATTATTTTGAACTATTAAAAGACAACGACCCAATGGTTTTTGAAACATTAAAAGATAAATTAAAATTCTTTAATCCGGCATTTCACTCAATGACACCTGAAGGTCTAAATGCTAGGTTAACATTTTTAAATCAATGTGTTAGACCTGGACAAACAATACCTGTTATTGGTAGTGACGGTAGACCAAAATATGATGATGCGTTAAACACAACATTTGGCGCACCACCTGTATTGGTTATAAGAGTGGGTGACTTTTATCATACTAAAGCAATACCAGGAGCACTATCAATAACTTATGAGGCACCGTTTTTTGATATAAATCCCGAAGGAATTGGAGTTCAACCCATGATTGTAAGTGTTAGTTTAGATTTAAAATTTATTGGAGGACACGGATTAGCAAGACCTGTTGAAACTTTACAAAACGCATTATCATTTAACTTCTATGCTAATACAGAAATGTACGATGAAAGGGCTGAGGAAACTGAGTTAAACTTGGCACTTTTAGAATTAGTTGATAAAGCAATTGCTAATCAAACAGTTAATAATGAACAATCAAATGATGGTGGAGAAACAATAGGAACTGTTTTAACTACTATAAAAAGTGGTGAAACTGAGAGTGGTGATATTGATTATACAAAAATATATACTCAATTATCAGATCAAACAAGAGACTTTATTAATATAACCAATAATCAATATAATACCATAGTTGATCAGTTTAATTATAGCATGTTCCAATTAGTAAATTATGAAAGAAATTATAAATCAGGTAATACAATAACAAATACCGCTAGTTTAGTTGATACTAAATTATATGGTAAACCAAATGATTTTGAAAAAAGAATAAATAAATTAAGTAGTAAAATAAAAGAAGACATTAATAATGATACAAATCCTATAATAACTATATTTTTAGATATACCATCTTTAGCGGATAAAGATAACATAATTAGGGATACAAAATCAAAATTAAAAAAATATGTTGAGAGCGTTGAAAAAGAAATAATAAGAGATATTGCCCAACCAATAAATACAATTGTGGATACCGAACAAAATTTAATAAAAACTTTTAATAAACTTAATGTAGTTACGACTAAAAAATTAGGTAACGTACAAACATTAACAGGACTTGATGGTAAAATATTACCTGATGGTAATGTTAAAATCTATAATTTAACAGGAGACGCTACGGTATTTGATAAATTAATCACAGAATATTTAACAGTCGCAAAAACTTTAAATGATTATGCCAACTTAGAAAACGCAACTAAAATAGTACCCTCACCAACCTCACAATTTTATGATAACGAAAAATGTTTTGAAACTACAGAATACTCATTATCTAATATATTTACAGATGAAGGTAAAAGATTTTATACTTTACTATCACAAACATTTACAAATAAAGATAAATATGAATTATTATTTGTTGAGTTTGTCTCTACACCAGAAGTAGAGGCAATACCCGGAGCTAGAGAAGATTTAACATCTAGATTAGATTCATTAAAAGTTTTATATGAAGAAGCGTATTCTAAAGATAAATTAAGAATGAAAGAAGGATCTAATAATACTGAATTTTTAAAACTAAAAACCTTTAAATTAGAAGATAGTACTAATAGAAGGCTATTATATAATACCCAACCCTTAAACAGTAATGATGGGTTAACTAATGATAAGAAAAAAGAAATAACTCAGATATACGGACAAACAAATTGGGATAACGATAAAAAAACCTTTAATGGTAAAGTTAAGTTAAATTAAAATGGGACTACAGTATTATAATAGATATAATCAATTTTTAATAAATGGAGAACAAAATATTGTTCCTTTTGTAAAATTAGATACAAAACCGTCAGATAAGAACTATATTTATAAAGTCGGACAATCCAGACTTGATAAAATTTCACAACAATATTATGGAACACCATTTTTTGGTTGGTTAATATTGTTGGCAAATCCACAATTTGGTGGTGAAGAATGGAATATACCCGACGGATCAATTTTACGTGTTCCATTTCCATTAGTTGGATCACTACAAGATTATAAAAATGCAATAGAAAATTATTATTTTTATTATGGCGATTGAAAATGAAAATATTTTAGTAGATTTTGATTACCAAAATATAATAATTATAGATCCAAATAAAATTATAGACAATGATGGTAATGTTAAAGAACGAGCAGTAAGACATGAAAATTTAGTAATGTATGCTAATTTAGAATGTAAGGTTTTACCTAGAACTAAATTAATTATTGGAGCAACACCTAATAATACTGATTTACAAAATTTATCAATAGCAACTATTAATTTTTTAAATCCTGGAAATAAAAAATTTTTAGATAACTCTTATACCGATCAAATAACAGGTAAAGGAACTTTACAAGGACAAGGGGTAAATCAACCAAGTCAGACTGCGGTGAATAACCCAAAAAATTCAAATGAATTTTATTTAAATCAAACTTTTTTAAGTGAAGGTAAAAATCAAACAACAGATACTGGATTATTAGGAATAAGAAGCATAAGAGTTAACACACAGTTAAGTCTTAAGACAGAAGTTTCCGTATCTTTAGTTGACATTAGAGGTAGAGCTTTATTTGAATTGGCAGATAACTCACCATATGCGGTTTTTTTTCAATTTCCATATCCACCATTTACCTTAACCATTAAGGGTTGGTATGGTAAGGCAATACAATATAAATTACAACTTTTAGATTTTAAAAGTAGGTTTGATGCGGAATCAGGAAGTTTTAATATAGACCTAAAATTCCAACCTTACCAATTTACAATACTACAAGATATTAGTCTTTCAGACACATTAGCATTACCACATATGTATCAGGCTAATGCAACTATTACATCAACACCAAACGTTGTAACACAAAACAATGTTTCAACAACATCAAAACTAACAAGAGGTTATCAAAAAATAAGAGAAGTTTATAAAGAATATAAGAAAAAAAAATTAATAGACGAAAATTTACCTGAATTTACTGTTTATGAATTTAAAGAAAAATTAAAAACATTTATAACTGATATACTAAATAATTATCAAAATCAAGAATCTTTAAGTGCTTTAACAAATTGTGAATTATATTTAAATCAACTTACAGAATTTAAAAATAAAATTTATTATGATAAAGATTCTTGGTACAACAAGAATCTATACATACAGGGACCGTTAATTATTAGTTCAGTTAATAATACCAATTCTGTGAGTTTTATAAGTAATTTTAGACTTAAAGAAGAAATACAAAAAGATGTCGGAAAAAGGGCTAACGCAATAACTGAATTAGAAAATTTAATAAATAGTAATTTAAAAGATTTAGAATTAAACGCAACCTTTGGTAATGGTGGAAAGTATATTATTGCCGGAAAAGAAACAAATTCAGAAATACCCGTAGATATATCTTTAAATGATTTTTATTTTGATAGAAATGATAGTCAGATTATACCTACAGACCCTATAGACTATAAACAATCATATCAGTTTGTTTATAACTCATCACCAACAGGAGATACAGACCCTAATTTTGTTAAATATAAAACCGATATTAATAATGAATTAACAAATACTAAACCTGATTATTTTGTTTTTGATGGTTTTTATCAAGGAAGTAAAAAGTTTATAGAAAAAATAAATGATTTAGAAAAAGAATTAAAAACTAAAAAAACTGAAATTGAAAATGAATTAACTAATGCATTAAAAGATACGTTAGAGTTAAATTTAGGTTTTAAACCAACAATAAAAAATATGGTTGGTGTTATTATGGCAAACGCTGAGGCATTTTTAAGAATATTAGATGAGGTTCATAAAAATGCGTGGAACAAAAGAGACGACCCAACAAGAAGAAAAGCCATATTAGATTCTATATCAAATAGTGCTTCTGTAGATAGACCAAAAATATCAAGAGCCAATTCCCCTGTTTTTCCTTGGCCTCAATTTATTGTTGAAGATAATTCAAACCCTAATAAAACAACATATCAGATTAAATACCCTGGAGATTATCCGTCTGAAACAGGATCAAATGATTATAATATTTGGCCTGAAGTTGAATTTATAGAAGAATATTTGTATGGGTTTACACAAAGAAACGTAAATGCAAATTTTATTGTAACTCAAAATCAACAATTAAATTTACCATATACTTCTTTAAATACAATTGAATACCCACTAACATATGAATTATTTTCAAGTACAGAAGACGTTAAATTTATATATGAAATTTATGAAAGAATACTAACATATGCGTTTTATTCTAAGTTAAATAGGCAAGGAAGTAATGATAATAGTGTTTTTAGTTCTATTATGGAAATGGAAGTACAAAACATTAAGAATGGTTTAGGAACAGATAACCCATTTTTAATACAACTATTAAAAAATTATAACTTTAATGCTCTTAATTTTGAGTTAATATTAAAACACATATCAAACGAAGGTAATGGAGAAAGTTGGCAAAATTTTAGAAGAGGAATTTATAATACTGGATACCTTAAAAGTATTACTGAAAATCCCTTTTATTTATCAACATATGAACCACCAACACAACCTTTAGTTGGAGGATCAACTAATGTTAGTAATTTTCTTTTATCTACAAAAAACAATGAATTTGATGTGACAGATACTTATCCGTATGTTAATGTTAATTGGGTTAATAATAATTTGGCCAATTCATTAACAGTGAGCGGAGACATAAAAAAAGCGTTTAACACAAACAAAACAATTTTTTATAATACTACAATAGTCCAAACCGCTAACTTTTTAGATGGTAGTAATCAAAATTTTGTTAGACCCTTTACATATTTTTATACAAGTGCAATACCGGATCCTACTGTAAACATATTATCAAAACAAAATCTATTTGACTTTTATAAAGAAAGAAGTGAAAATTATGATAAACAGTTTATAACCGAAGGAACTATAAATTATGTGGAATATGAGAATGAATTGATAGATACCCAAACAACTTCAATATTAAATACACCTTATTTTGTTAATGCAATATCAAAAGGGGTTGATAATTTTAGAAATAACAATCAATATCCTTATAAAGAAGCCGCTTATCTTTTTTTAAATTCATTACCTTTAACAACATTAAAGGAAAAATATAAATCACTTATTACAGGTAATGTTAGTGATTTAGATTATATGTTTGCAACATTTAAAAAATTTGGTTCAGTACACAGACTTCCATATGCTTGGGTTTTAAAATATGGATCAATATGGCACAGATATAAAAATTGGATAGAAACTGGATTTGATTTTATGACCGTTCCTTGGGATAACTTTGATTATACCAATAATTATGACCCAATAACACAGAACATATCTAAAATATATAATATTTCAGGATACTCAACCCTAACAAATGCACCAACTGAAATATCATTACAAAGAGACGTTGTTTCAGGATTTTTAAGTGCCACTCAAATGAATTTAGGGTTTTACCCAAAATTAATAAATGACATGAATGTCTTTTATAATGGATTAAATATGTTTGATAATTATACGGATTTAGAAATACAAGAAAATATAGATAATAAAAATTTATATTTAAACTTTTCTAATAATTCTTTATTAAACTATGACTTTGGTTTTGATAACTCAGACCCAAATAGGGCACTTAAAATTTCTACATTTTTTACTTTACTTAAAGATGACAATGGATCTAATTATTTTATAACACCTTCATTTGGGTCAAGTTTTAATCAAACTAAATATGAGTGTTTTACAGGGCCTGATGGTCAACAAAAATTAAAAACAGAAGTAAAAAATAATCCGGCGGTATTTAATGGATCAGTAAGAATGTTTTGGGCTTTACCTAATTATGGTTATTTTGATAATAATAGATTGGCTATAAATTCACCCGACGAGTATTTAAAAACAATATTATTAGATAAAGAAAAACAACAGAATTTTTCAATTAATGGAGATACCACAAAATATAGTAAAATAGATGAGATTTTTTCTGTTTTTGAAAGAGGTATATTAGATTTGTTTGAAGAACATTTTTTAAATTTTTCTAAATCTAAATATGATTATATTAACATAATTAAAACACCACAAGGAAGTCCATCTGCCGAAGACTCAATATTGATAAAATATAGAAATTTCCAATTACTTGCAACGGAAATGTTTAAAATACCTGAATCAATATTTATTGGAGAAACAAACAGTGATATTGTTATAAGTAAAATTAGAGGACAACAGATTGTTTCTATTTACGATATAGTTAATAAATTTATAAACTATGACATGTTATTTAATAATGGTAATCCATCATGTTATAATAAAAGAGTTTTTTATAGTTTTACGGACTTACCTTTAGTGGATAAAATTAGACCAAAATCATATAATTTAGACACACCTTATGCTTTACCATCAATAAACGGCACAACAACATTAGCTCAATCTCAAAATGCTTACCCGGACGAATGGAGAGCGTTAGAAACATATGTAGGATTCTCAACAATACCTCAACTTATATATAGTAATACGGGTTCTTTTATTACCGATTTTTTTATTGATTTAGATATTTCTTTTTCTGTTGAAAATATAAAAGATTTTGCGCCTATAATTAAAATTTACGCAACACAAAAATTAAACGATAATACATTTAATGAATTTAAATTAAGAGAATCTCTAAAGAATTATTTTGAAAGTTGTAATTTATTTAAAAATAATATTATTAACACATTAATGCCTGAAGTACTTAAAAACTTACCAACACAAACTATAACTCCAGTACCCAATAAGGCAAACTATACAGGAAATATAGGAAGAATAGAGACTTGGGAAAAAATAAAAAGTGTTAATGATAAGTGGATTGCTGGAAACGACTACAAAGAAAATTCTTTATTTGAAGATTTTTTATTTTTAGATAGAGCATCAAGAAACATAGGAGGTGAAGTATATTGTGATGTTGTCTTATGGAAAGATAAACTTGAAGGATTAATTTTAAAAAATCCTGATATGCAACTTTTAATGATGCTTAAAGACTTAATAGTGGCATCAGGTTTTAATGTACAGGATTACGCTGGTTATGTGAACTATTATGATGTTAATGATGTTACCGTTAGACCAAACCCATCAAATCAAGGATCTACTTCTATTGCTAATGATATTTTTGGTACATTTTTAAATGTTGATTACAGAAATTCTAAAACTAAAATGGTATGTACATTTGCAAATGAGGCAAGTAAAAATTTAGATATACCAAATAGTGATTTTAGAAACGACGTATTCCAATTAAATAGACAATCTGAAAATCCTTTGATAGAAAATCAAAGTAAAAAACAAGATTGGGGTCAATCTAATAAGTTAGTTGCATTTAATATGGATATTGGTAGACAAAACCAAGGTATTTTTAATAGTTTTGATGTTAATATGAATTCAGGACAAAAAACCGCAGAAGAAATAAAAATGTTAGAATATACCGCTAATCAGGCTGGAGGTATAAATGTTACACCACAAAGTCAGTCTATGTATAATTTATATAAATATAGAGTTTATACTTGTGACGTGTCTATGATGGGAAATGCTTTAATACAACCTAAAATGTATTTTAATTTAAGAAATGTACCTATGTTTTCTGGACCATATCAAATACAAAATGTATCTCATACAATATCTCCAGGAATATTTTCCACAACATTTTCAGGAACAAGACAACCTGTTTATGAAATATCAACTCAAGATTCATATTTACAAACAATATATAAAAATTTTGTAACACCCCTTTTAACAAAAGTTAAGACTGAAGTATCAGCCAACATATCAACAAATATAATAGCACAACAAACAAGTAAAGTTGAAACTATAGGCGGACCACAAAATACAGTAAACACACAAAGTAATTGTGGTCAATTATTAAAATCACCATTTGATGTATTTACATATACTGCATCTACCGCAACATCGGTTAGTCCTTCAGGTATTGCAACAACAATTAAAAGTGTTGTTGATGTTTTATTTAACAATAATGTTAGTAACAATAACATTGCACTAAGGTATTTTACATTTATTATAGGTTACATTTCTAATGGTGACAAAGCAAATAATAAATTTTTAATTAATTCATATAATTTTGGTAACATACCTTTAGATCAAAAATATGATATAACAAATAGTGATTATATTAATAAAGTTACTAAAAATTATTTTTGTCAAACCAGTGGAAATGGAAGCCCAAAACCTATTGCAGCATTTAATTCAATCAAAGATTCAATACAAGTTTTAAGTAATAGATTTTATACTTTTGCAAATGGAGGAGACCCTTTCTTAAGTAATTTAACACAAGCAATACTAACTTCGTCAACTCCACCACAATCCGTTATAGAAGGTTTTGCTAAACTTTATATTAAATATTGGCCAAATGAAGTAAAAGACGATGTATATAATTTATTACAAAAAACCGACAAAGATTTATTATCTAAAGAAATTACAGAAGCAATAAATTTTGCAAATCAATTAAACTTAGGAAGTTAAAAAAACATTTACACCAATTGATATATTTATAAATAAAATAATATAACTATGAATACAAAATTAATATTGGATAATTACTTAGGTAAAAATACAAGAATATCAGAAAAAGATACTGGTAATGGATTTAAAGAAGTATGTGATTTAGATACTGGCGACTGTTATACAGTTAGAATAAAAGATGGACTAATTGAAAGAGTTGATAACACAATGAAACAATTTAAAAAAATTCAGGTTGAAACAAAATCTGGAATAAAAACTTTATTAAACGGATAAAATGAATATAGATAAAAAAATTTTAGAAGAAATTAAAAGAGTTAAATTTATTAGTAAATATATTATAGAACAGGGAGCCCCAGGTGAGGACCCTTTAGCTGATTTAGGAGCACCACCAGCGGGAGGAGAAGACCCAATGGCAGGAGGAGCACCACCAGCAGGAGGAGAAGACCCAATGGCAGGAGGAGCACCACCAGCAGGAGGAGCACCTGAAGGAGGAGCGCCACCAGCAGGAGGAGCACCTGAAGGAGGAGCACCACAACCTATAGACACAAAAACAGATCCTGATGTCGAAGAAGTTGGTGATGAAGGAGAAGGTGAAGAAGAAGAATTAGATATTACAGATCTAGTGACCGCACAAAAAAACATTGAAGATAAACAAGAAGAGTACTTCCAAAATCTATTTAAACAATTAGAGGCAATGGATAGTAAATTAAAAGAAATGGATGGACTTACAAATAGACTTTCGTCTATTGAAGATAAAATAGAAAGATATAAACCTAAAACTCCACAAGAAAAATTAGAACTTAGAAGTTTAGATTCAGGACCATTTAAACAAAAATTATCTGATTTTTTTGTTGATAAACAAGAAGAAATGGAAAGATCAGGAAAAAATGAATATGTTTTAACCTCTGATGAAGTAAAACAATTTTCCCCCGATCAAATTGAAGATACCTTTAATGAGTACGGACAAGATGAAGAAGATATGATGTGATAAACAAAAAAGGGATTTAAATAATCTCTTTTTTGTTTTTTAATTTTTATTTATTGACTGCGACAATTTTATAACTTATATTTCTATAGTAAACTTTTAAATAATATAATAATATGGCGACAAACAATGTTTTAGATGCAGTTTTGGCACAGTATGAAAGCTCAAAACAAAGTGGCACTTCTTCCACTTCAAAAATGTCACAAGAAGAAAGATTGAAAAAGTATTTTGCCGCAATACTTAAAGACAACGAAAAACAGGCACAAAAAAGAATCCGTATATTACCTACATCAGACGGATCCTCACCATTTAAAGAAGTTTGGTTTCATGAAATCTTGGTTGATGGTAAATGGCAGAAATTTTACGATCCAGGAAAAAATGATAATGAAAGATCACCATTAAGTGAGGTTTATGATGAGTTAATGTCAACGGGTAAAGAATCTGATAAAGAACTTGCCAAACAATATAAACCTCGTAAGTTTTATATTGTTAAAGTTATTGACCGTGATAACGAACAAGATGGACCTAAATTTTGGCGATTCAAACACAACTACAAACAAGAAGGAATTTTTGATAAAATTATTCCTATATACAAAGCTAAAGGTGATGTTGCTGACGCCGAAAAAGGAAGAGACCTTATTCTTGAATTAACAAAAGCAAAAACACCAAAAGGGGCTTTCTATACTGTTATTCAGACTGTTATGTATGACGACCCATCACCTGTTCATACAGACGAAGAAAAAATGTCTGAATGGATTACAGATGAATTAGGTTGGGAAGATGTATACTCTAAAAAACCAACAGAATATTTAGAATCAATAGCAAGAGGAGAAACCCCAAGATGGGATTCAGACGCTGGAAAGTACATTTATTCTAACGATGAAGAATCATCAGTTTCTATTGGTGGAGGAAAAAAAACAATCAATCAAGTTGAAGATCCACAAGTTAATGATGATGTGGATGAGGAATTACCATTCTAATATTAGATAACTTGGGTGTTTATTAAAATTTACACCCAAGTTATATTTCTTAAAATTAAAAAATATGAATAAAATAAGCGAAAAAATGTACGAGTCTCTATGCTTAAAGTATAGATCTGAAATGGCAGAGGCCGAAGCCACCCTTTTAATTTATTTTAATAATCCTGTTGGTATTGGTGAGCACCCACAACATTTAGAAGAAATGGATAAGTTTGTTGAAAAAATGACAAACGCTAAAGATAAATTAGAAATGTTGGAAGTTGTTTATAAGTACAATATTAAAAAAGAGGAAAAATTTGAAATAACCGAAGAAATGTTAGAAGTTTTAAACAAACAAAAAGGAGAATAAAATGGCAATTAAAAAGAATGATTTTAGTTCACTAAAGAAAAAATTTTCAACATCAGCAAAATATAAACCACAAAGATTTTTTGATCTTGGACCTGAGTTTTTAGATGCGGTTGGGCTACCTGGGCCCGCAATTGGGCATCTAAATATGTTATTAGGTCATTCAGATACCGGTAAAACAACAGCACTTATTAAAACCGCGGTTGACTCTCAAAAAAAAGGAATACTACCTGTTTTTATAATAACAGAACAAAAGTGGTCTTTTGAGCACTCAAGATTAATGGGGTTAGAATGTGAAGAAGTTGTTGATGAGGAAACAGGAGAAATTGGATGGGATGGATTTTTCTTATTTAATAATAACTTTGATTATATTGAACAAATTACCGATTATATTAATGATTTATTAGATGCACAAGATAAAGGAGAATTGGATTATTCATTATGTATTATGTGGGATTCAGTCGGATCAGTACCTTGTAAAATGACATATGACGGTAAAGGTGGTAAACAACATAATGCAAGTGTTTTAGCTGATAAAATTGGTATGGGAATCAATCAAAGAATTTCAGGTTCAAGAAAGGCGGACTCAAAGTATGAAAATACTTTAATAATTGTTAACCAACCTTGGGTTGAATTACCTGATAATCCATTTGGTCAACCAAAAATAAAAGCAAAAGGTGGAGAAGCAATTTGGTTAAACTCATCTTTAGTTTTTTTATTTGGAAATCAAAAAGGTGCCGGCACAACTAAAATAACCGCAACTAAAGACAAACGTACCGTTAAATTTGCATCAAGAACAAAAGTATCTGTATTAAAAAACCATATTAATGGTCTTGGATTTGAGGATGGTAAAATAATAGTAACTCCTCATGGGTTTTTACCTGGAAAAGATACAACAGAAGAAAAGGCATCTATTGAGCAATATAAAAAAGAATATGCCGATTATTGGAAAGAGATAATTGGAGTGGATGGTGACTTTGAATTAAAGTCAGAAAAAGAAGAAGTAGAATAGTAACAACCCTGTAATAATACAGAAAATGACTAAAACCCTATTAGTAGACGGGAATAATTTATTAAAAATTGGTTTTCATGGTGTTAAAGATTTTTTTAACGGAACAGAACACGTTGGGGGAACATGGCATTTTCTTAACACTTTAAGAAAATTTTTAGAAGAAAGTAATTATAATAAGGTAGTGGTATTTTGGGATAGCGATACATCATCAAGCGAAAGAAGATTGATCTATCCCAAATACAAACTTAATAGAAAACAAAAAAATGAAGAGGACTTTAAAGAACAGTCCTTCTCAAATCAAAAAAATAGAGTAAAAGAATATCTTGAGGAAATGTTTGTAAGACAACTTGAGATTGATAAATCTGAAGCCGATGATTTGATTGCATACTATTGTCAAATTTCGGAAGATGAAGATAAAACAATATTTTCTTCAGATAGAGATTTAACTCAATTAATTTCAGATAAAGTTACAATATATTCCCCACAACAGAAGAGGTACTATCGTAATGGGGATAAAATTAAAATTTATGAATCTGAAATACCACATTATAATATTAAAACTTACAAGATATTAACAGGAGATAATTCAGATAATATTGATGGTATTTTTTATTTAGGTGAAAAAACTTTTTTAAAATTATTTCCCGAAATACTTGAAACTGAGATCAATTATACCGATATTTTAAAAAAGGCAGAAAAGTTACTTTTAGAACAAAAAGGGAATGTTGCCATACAAAATCTTTTAACGGGAAAAACTAAAGAAGGTATATTTGGTGATGAGTTTTTTACTATTAATGATAAATTAGTAGATTTATCAAAACCATTAATAAGTGAAGAAGGAAAAGAATTAGTTAGGTTATATTATTCTGAGTCATTGGATCCTGACGGTAGAGGGTATAGAAACTTAATTAGAATGATGATGAATGATGGATTCTTTAAATTTTTACCAAAAGGGGATGATGCTTGGGTTAATTTCTTAAAGCCATTTTTAAAATTATCAAGAAAAGAAAAAACAAATTTTAGAAACAGAACAAAAAAATGAAAATGAAAGAACAAGAAGTAACTAAATTAGAATTTTTGTTGATGTGTAATGATAACATCGTAGTACAAAGATTTTTTAATGTTAAAGGGTTTAATAAAAATGCCCACAAATCAGAAGAGTTTTACGATTTTATTAAAACATTTTGTAATGAACTTAAGTATGATTTAAAAATGAGATCAGTAGTTTATATGTTGGAAAACAGATATGAAATTACTGAGAACCCTGAAGTATTGAACACATCAATAACTGAAGGTCAAGAAAATTTTAACCTTTATATTAAGGTAGAAAACATGACAATTTGTCAGAGGTCGTTTGATGCAAAAGTATACCCACCAAAGGTAAGATATACTGTGGATCTACGCCCAAAACTAAAACAAGTATTAACAGACTTAACTGACATTTTTTCAGGTAAAAAATTTAATTATTTTTATCCTCAATTTATTCAAAATTAGTAGTATTTATCATTACTAACATAAAGAAAAAATATGGCGACTAATAAAAATTTTGAATATCTCGGTAATAATTTTCAGATTCAATTACTAAATCAAATCATTTTAGATAAAGACTTTTCTCATTCAATTATTGATGTAATTGAGAACAATTATTTTGAGAATAAGTACTTTAAGATAATAATTCAAATGATAAAGGAGTATTATAAAAAATATGATCACACCCCATCATTTGATACATTAGAACAAGTCGCAAAATCCGAATTACAACAAGAAACTGCGGTTAAAGTAGTTCTTGATACGGTCAAGAAAATCAAGGATGCCCCTGTTGATGGGGTATCTTTTGTACAAGAAAAGGCTCTAAAATTCTGTAAACAACAAGAGTTAACTAAAGTCATGAAAAAGGCCCAAAAAATTATTGATGGGGGTGAATTTGAAAACTACGATACTTTAGAAGAAATGGTTAGAGAAGCGTTACTTGTAGGTTCTAAAGATACATCAATGTTAGATGTATTCTCAAACTTAGACCAAGTCTTGGATGATGACTATAGACACCCAATCCCAATGGGAATACCAGGTATTGATAGGTTGTTAAAAGGAGGATTAGCAAAAGGGGAAATTGGTGTAATATTAGCACCTACTGGTGTAGGAAAGTCTACTATTCTAACAAAGATCTCAAACCACGCATTTAACCTAGGATTTAACGTACTTCAAGTATTCTTTGAAGACAACCCAAAAGTGATACAGAGAAAACATTTTACACTCTGGACAAAGATTCACCCTGACGAATTGTCAGAAAAAAAGGATGAGGTGATGACTAAGGTAAAAGAAATTAAGGAAACAATGCCAAATGAGTTAATCTTAAAAAAACTACCATCGGACACTAAGACTATGTTGCAAATTAAGAATGAAATAAGAAAGATGATTGCAGATGGAACTAAGATTGATATGGTGGTTTTAGATTATATTGATTGTATAGTTCCGGATAAGAACTTAGGTGATGAATGGAAGAGTGAGGGATCGGTAATGAGAGGGTTTGAGGCTATGTGTCACGAATTAAACATTGTTGGTTGGACCGCAACACAAGGTAATAGACAATCAATATCATCAGAAGTTGTTACAACAGATCAAATGGGTGGATCTATTAAAAAGGCTCAAGTGGGTCACGTAATTATTTCAGTAGCAAAAACATTACAACAAAAAGAAATGAAATTGGCCACAATTGCAATTACCAAATCTCGTATCGGAGATGATGGTGTGGTTTTTGAAAATTGTAAATTTGATAACGCAATGATAGACATTGATACTGAATCAACAACAACATTCTTAGGTCTTGAGGAACAGAAAGAAGAAAGACAAAGACAAAGAGTGAAAGAATTGTTAGAAAAAAGGAAAGAACGAGAACAACAAAAAAAATCAGAATAAATAAAAATAATTAAAATTACATAAAATGGATATTTCACAAAAAATATTAAGTGATATTACAGTGTATATGAAATACGCTAAATTTGTCCCTGAATTAAATAGAAGGGAAACGTGGGAAGAATTGGTTACAAGAAACAAAGAAATGCACCAAAAAAAATACCCACATATTAAAGATGAGATTGAAGAAGTATATAAAATGGTATACGATAAAAAAATTCTCCCATCTATGAGATCGTTACAGTTTGGTGGTAAACCAATTGAAATCTCGCCAAACAGAGTTTACAACTGTGCTTATTTACCTGTAGATCATACTGACGCATTTTCAGAAACTATGTTCCTACTTTTAGGTGGTACAGGTGTTGGATTTTCGGTACAAAAACATCACGTAGATAAACTACCAGAAATTAAAAAACCAAACCCAACAAGAACAAGAAGATACCTTATTGGTGATTCCATTGAAGGATGGGCAGATGCAATTAAAGTATTGGTTGAATCTTATATGGGATCAAAGTCATCAACTCCTGTTTTTGATTATTCTGATGTACGTCAGAAAGGAGCATTATTAGTAACTTCAGGGGGCAAAGCGCCAGGACCTCAACCATTAAAAGATTGTATTCATAACATTACAAAAGTATTTGAAAATAAAAATGATGGGGAGAAACTAACTCCAATCGAAACCCATGATATTGTTTGTCATATTGCGGATGCGGTATTAGCGGGAGGCATCAGAAGAGCGGCTCTTATATCATTATTTTCTGCGGATGATGAAGAAATGATTTCTTGTAAATCAGGCAATTGGTGGGAACAAAACGCACAAAGAGGTAGAGCGAATAATTCAGCGGTACTTCTTCGTCACAAAATTACTAAAGAGTTTTTTATGGATCTTTGGAAACGTATTGAATTATCAGGAGCAGGAGAACCAGGAATTTATCTTTCTAACGATAAAGATTGGGGAACTAATCCATGTTGTGAGATTGCACTTAGACCATACCAATTCTGTAATCTATGTGAAGTAAATGCTTCAGATATTGAATCACAAGAGGATTTTGAACAAAGAGTAAAAGGGGCGGCGTTTATTGGAACTTTACAAGCGGGATATACAGATTTTCATTATTTAAGAGACGTATGGAAACGTACAACAGAAAAGGACGCACTTATTGGTGTTGGTATGACAGGTATTGGTTCTGGTGTTGTTTTGGGGTATGATATGAAAGCGGCCGCTGAAGCCGTTAAACAAGAAAATGAAAGAGTTGCTGAACTTATTGGAATAAATAAGTCCGCACGTACAACAACAGTAAAACCATCAGGAACTTCGTCATTAGTTTTGGGAACCTCATCAGGAATTCATGCTTGGCATAATGACTATTATTTAAGAAGAATCCGTGTTGGAAAAAATGAGGCAATTTACACATACCTTGCAATTAATCACCCAGAATTAGTTGAAGATGAGTATTTCCGCCCACATGACACTGCAGTGATTACTATCCCACAACACGCTCCTGAAGGATCAATTTTAAGGTATGAATCAGTATTTCAAATGTTAGAGAGAGTTAAAAAAGTTGCACAAGAATGGATTAAAAACGGACATAGAACAGGACAAAATACGCATAACGTATCCGCAACAGTTTCAATTAAAGAAGACGAATGGGAATTGGTAGGCGAATGGATGTGGAACAATCGTAAATTCTATAACGGATTATCTGTATTACCATATAACGGTGGAACATACACACAAGCACCATTTGAAGATTGTACGAAAGAAGATTTTGATAGATTATTGGGAACATTGAAAGATGTTGATTTAACAAAAGTAGTTGAGTTACAAGATAATACAGACCTTAGAGGTGAAGCCGCATGTGCTGGTGGAGCTTGTGAAATTGTATAACAATGAAAGTAACTTGGGGTAATAATATAACGCTAACATATCAAGTATTGTTAGCGTTATATAATCTTAGAAAAATAAATTAAAATGAACGTAGGAGCTTCAAAAGATTGGGTACAACAATTATATGTTAGAGAATTTGGTCCGAAATTACAACCAAAAGATTTTTATTATAATTCTGATGGCAAGATTGTTATGACA